TGAAACAAACGTCCCGCTAACGCCGATAATTGCTGGCCAGTTACCGATCATCGATGTAACTGTACCAGAAACTGCTTGTGGTCCTGAAGTGTATGCATTAACAGAACCCGTCACATTCTGAGGCCCAGAAGTATATGAAGATCCCGGTGTTGATGTTAAAGAACCACTGACACCGATGATTGCCGGCCAATTTGTGATAGCAATTGAACCGCTAACAAGTTGAGCGCCTGAAGTGTAAACATTCTGACCACCTGTCGCAGGCGAAAGAGTTCCGCTAACGCCGATAATTGCAGGCCAGTTGCCGATCATCGATGTCACGGTGCCAGAAACTGCTTGAACGCCGCTGGTGTATACGTTCAGTCCCGGTTGACCTGAAATAGCAACAGTTCCAGAAACATTCTGAGGACCAGACGTAAAAACAGACGTGCCACCAACTGGCATTGAATTTATTGTTCCACTAACGCCTAACGTCACCGGCCAATTGGTAAGAGCGACTGACCCAGAAATGCCTTGTAATCCAGACGTATAAACATTGGTACCACCAACTGAAAGCGTCGAGACGGTACCTGAAACACCTTGAAGACCACTAGTAAAGACATTCGTTCCTGGAACACTGACAACCGCAATAGATCCACTTATTCCCTGTGGACCTGAAGTGTAAACATTCACGGTTCCTGACACGCCTTGTAAACCAGACGTAAAAACGTTCAGACCAGGTTGACCAATCACAGACACAGAACCTGAAACACCAATCAATGAAGGCCAATTGGTTATAGTTGCACCAACGGTTCCCGATACGTTCTGTGTTGTTGGAAATGCAACTTGGCTAGTAACTGATCCAGTGATGACCAAGCTACCAGAAGAAATTTGAAGGAATCGAACGTAACCGATTGAATCAACGCCAGCAGTCACCAATCCTATGTTACCAGCGGGCAGCAACACGCTGCTCGAGACACCCATTGGATTGCCGTTAACATCAAAAAGTATCGCTGCTGGTGATCCGCTCATGGTTGTGACCGAGTACGCGACGTTTCGAATACGCCACTATATGTAACGGTGTCTGTGTACGACTCGACCACAGACACACCATCTGATGCATATGCCCGCCATTTTATCACAGTTGGAAGTTTATTAGAATTTCTAGTCACGATTGAATCAACTATCCTCTTTGTCCTCGTTGAATCAGTCCACCATACGGTTCCCGATGGAAATGGCGATGAACTATCGGTATCCTTCACGAGGTTGTTCGGCCATTGAATACCACGAGGACCATCGTCATCAGATAGATGAATGACCTGTTGAAGCAATTCATGTAACTGAGAGTTCGGTAACCCTGACGATGCAGTTGCAACGATATATGACGCCGTTGTGTTCGATAAAGCGCTACTAGAAATTGCAAGAATGCTGCCGGCACCATAATCATTGATCGTTACACCTGGACCCGCAGCTAATTGCCTCGCATTGCCCAAGCTACCTGTGTTGGCAACAAGAACGAATTCTGCATTCGGATCAGCACCTTGAATGATTGTGTTTATGTTAATTGAAGAAGGTGGATATGTTACTGGCATTTAGTTATTGCTCCGTGACCATTAAATTGCCGGGAATTGCATCAAACACGTAACTAATTTCTTCAGTCGACAACGTATCCATCGAATAATAAGTACCAGGAAGCATCTGTATGATGAATGATCCTGTCGAAGCAATTGGGCCCAATGAAATATACGCATTTCCCTTGCTTGTGAACGTGTTAAAAACGCTGACACCAAACCTATTTGCATTCGAAGCAAGGGCAACCTGACTAACGAGGCTGGCAGTCAAATTTTGCGTTGTGTGAGACGTTGAACGTGGTGATGTAAAATTAGTCACCTGAACAGAACCGGTAACCTGTTGAACTCCAACGTTCGTCGCAAACGAACCTGTCACCCATATTGGCGCTGATTGAGGTGCTGTAACAATGATCGAACCAGAAATACCGACCGTACCAGATATGAACTGAGCACCGCTTGTATAGATGTTCTGACCGCCTGAAGCAGTCGACAACGTTCCACTAACGCCAATCGTAGCCGGCCAATTCGTTATCGTCGTAGGTTGATTTGCGGGAAAATTGTTTACATTGATCGATCCACTTACGCCAACAAACGCTGGCCAGTTACCGATCATCGATGTAACTGTACCAGAAACGTTTTGAGGACCTGTGGTAAACACCGATGTTCCACCGACTGGCGTTGAACTTACAGATCCACTAACGCCGACAATCGATGGCCAATTCGTCACAACGATAGAACCAGAAATTCCTTGAAGCACAGGAAAGTTGGCAACCGTGACCGGCAATGAACTGCTAACAGATACATTGACCTGATTCAGAACGGTGACATCCGCGCTTCCACTCGTCGTCGTGCTACCGCCGATTGAACCTGTGATCCACAACGGATTTGTTATCGAAGTTCCAACTATGCTAACGCTACCCGTCACAACGACAGGTGCCGACGTCGATAAATCCGCTTTGTCGTTAAAGAGAGGCATTTATTTGTGAAATTCAGTGATGAATAACGTACCTACGTTTGTGTCCCACGTGCCGTCAATCTCACCTGGATAAGTAAAAGGCATCTCGTAGTAGCCACCAGGTCGAAGCTTAACGCTGTAGCTATTCGTTGCTGCACCAGCGCCAAACTTCACGTATACACTACCGGATGAAAAATCATCACATGTGAATATTATACCCAAACGCGCGGTATTCGATTGAAGCAAAACAACGTTTGCAAAGCTTGCAGTAACGACAGTCAACGTTGTTCCTGATGCTGAAACAGGTGAAGACGTCACAGGAATCGAACCAGTCGTTGAAATGAACCATGGCGCGCTGGGATTACCAGGACCCTGACCCATTGACGTCCCAACGTTGACGTTGAAGCTCGCAGAGAGCTGAACGTTATCAATGGCGACGCTTCCGGTAACCTGAACGACGTTACCGACTGAAACGATGTCTGTTAAAGCATATGCTGTCACGCAGGATCCCTAACAAATATACCCCACGCAACGTACATATGACCGCAACTCACTCGTTACCGTTGATGCACTCACCTATAAGAAGACGTAAAGAACCGATGGAAATCCTCAACGATCTCCCTTCAGGATAAACAGGACCCTTCATCGTGGTATCGATGTTTTCATCGCTGTTTGCTTCATCATCAGTTAGAAGCTCTTCACCCGGATCAAGCTCATCCTCTGCTCCAGCCACACACATCATCCCACCGCGTGCCTGTGGAGGAGTTCCAAACGCATCCTCATGGATACACAAGTCAGATCCAACGAACGATCTCAAACGATTCAATCGCCTCTGTGCCACAACGATACGTATACTGAACGTTACTTATTGATGATCTTTAGCTCGTCAATCTCATCGATGTGTTCAATAATGATATTATATGCTGAACTTGGGATAATTGTGTGACAACGCGTTGTCACACGACCGAACAAACGTCGCTAACGCCGGACGACACCCAAATGTCCGCGCCCTTCGCGCCGAACGAGATCGAATTGAACGGGCTTCGCCTCGTTTGCGATGCGTTCGATTTCATTCGCGGCGTCCCGAAGCACTTGCGACTGGCTGTCCGTCCGTACTTCACCGACGCGCGCAGTTTTGTTCGTAGCCATATCAATAAGACTCTTTTTCACAAGAACACCATCAATATCAACATAATTTGTGTCAGCGTTAACATCAATAACGCTGATCCATTTTACAAATGCTTCTTTTGTTCTTTTACAAACTTCTTCTTCAAGATTAGGTGCAGTTTCAGAAAAATTTTCATAAACATATTGTTGAACTTGATCAATTATTTGATCAAGAACTAGATCAATTTTACGTTGTTTGAGTATATTACAAACAAGATCTTTTGATGATTTAACATCATGTTCAACGTCAGTCGTTACAACGATTGAACTTTCTTTTCTTTCTTCTAACGCCTTAAATCGTTCATCAAGCTTTGAAAACGTTTCTTCAATCACATCAATATTGTCCATGTTAACACCTTCAATCATTTAACGCTTGCCATGCACGACCTAACACGATCTCAGCACCGTGTGTTGTCGGATGCACGCCGTCTGCTAACTGCACGCTAGCATCATCTATACTAACATACACACATGCTGGCATCACAATATCATGTAACATTGAATTGATGGGCCACGTGCGACCATGAACTGATGTGTTTCCAACCCAAACGCATCCAATGTGATAACTACGAACAACGTCAAGAATTTGATCAACATTGGGCGCTTGAACGGCATAATAATCGTTCGTTCCCAAGAACACAATGACATCATCAACGTTAGAGTGAGAACGTAGCGATGTTGCAAATCGATCGTTCAACGTCCAATATTCAATCGTCGTTCCTGGCCTACAATCAACATCGAACGTATCGATCAATCTATTGTTTGCACGATCAACGCCTTCAACGACGCGTTGCATGATTGCACCAACTGCGCATGCCTGTGAATCGCCTACAACGAGAACGTGTCGAGACGGTTTACGATCGAACACGGTTCGATCAACGCACATCGTTGGTTCAACTGACTGTGCTGTACACTGATCGATTCCATCGCTGCTCGTTGCAATAGCGTGATCGAACGTGCCAGCGAACGCACCGTAGCAACAACACGTAATCGCAACGAACGACGACCATGAACGCAATGATCACCTGCCCGCGATGAGCACCTGTGCAGCTAGCTCAACACGTTTGCGAAGTTCATCAGGTAATGCCGAAAGAAGAATATACGTCTCAGCCTTAACGATACCATGTGGCACGCCTTCGCTGATCGAATCACCGTTTATCACGCCCACTCGCAGAGCCAACGGTGGCAATCCTGCCCTGTTCGCAATCATCGGTTGGTACAGATCGACCCTTTGAGGGGTCACTTGAGTTCCCATTGTTTTTCCTTCCATTCGTTTCAAGTGCTAGCTTTTTATCAGCAGGTGCATCACGCATGATTCGAACAAGTTCATCCTGTAACGGTTTAGGATCGCCACCCGTGAGCGCAGTCGCCATCACACGTTCAAGAAAACACGCAAATTTTGCATCCCAACCATGCAAACGTCGAGAGGACATTTCTACATCACCCCTTCAACAACGCATTCTTGCACTCATTGAGCGCTTCTGTGGCACTAGCGAGTTGCTTCTGCAACTCAACAAGTAGTTCCTTCATCGTAATGATGTTACGTGAACCAACGTGCTCGTTCTTTATTTGTTCTTCTAATGTGGAAATCTGTTCCACTAATAGCTCAGTCCTTGCCGACATACTATGATCCTACTCCATTCTCGGGTCACTGTGAACCCAAAGAATATGTAGGCGTACGCAGCGACGTGTTACAGTACCCACGACCTACGAACGAATCCTTCAACAACATCAACGTTCACACACTTTGTGAACTCAGATACACACTGTTGTTGCTTGACAACGCCATCCAACCTGCCTACGTTGAGCTTAAATCCAGCAGACCTAACGGTAACGAACGCTTGAGCTAGCATCATTCCGTTTATGCTCTGTGCAACCTTCATTGCCAATTCATAACCCTCTAAACGTTTACCGTTGCTCTTACGATACGTGTTCTTTCTGTCACTCATTTGTTGATGATAATGACATCGCTCATTCAGTTGTAACCCAACATTGGATAATCACAAAATAAACGATTCATTTCCTTTTCATTGTTGATGTAAAAACATTGGTGGAGATGTCGGCATCCGAGAGCCGAGTCTACGACCTTTCCTCGAAAAAATTCTACAAGCTTAATCCTTCTGTTTGATCGTCCTAGGATGGGACTATGTGACCTGTTTTTCGTCGGATTCACAACACGACGTTTCGTTTTTACACCCGACGGTGTTTTTAGTGAATCGCTCCACCAGCGCTCGACTTGCTGTTCCTAGGTTGTCGAGTACCCGTTCCGTCAGGCCGCGTTAGCGAGCGAGACAGAGACGACGCCGTTATCGTTGGCAGTCAAACGTGGTCACGTTTTTGTCGAGGTTCATAACCATCCTCGGCTTGCATTTCTTCAATTCTTCGCCGTATCGAATCCTTTCATCCCCATATGGTGATCAGGAACGTTCCCTGACCAACAATAGTAACTATACCACCCACGAGCATCGCTTTGCACCGCAAGACGTTAACGTCGTTCAACGATCGAATCAAGGTGTTCTATCTTCTTCTTCTCACGCTTCATGAAGGCATCAAATTTATCACGAAACTCGCTGTCGTATGTTTTAACAGACTCAAGTGAGTCAACGATGCATGCTCGAACCTTTGCTAGCACTGTTTCAGCTTCATCGGTCATTTCATCGTGCATCACCAACGTATCGTACAGAAACATCAATTCACCAGCGTTTAGATTGAGCTTCATTTGTTCATCCTTTTAACGATCAATGGCAGGATATCCTGCCACCAACCTTACAACTCACGGTGTCAAAAGTATATCAGCAAGCAAAATCCGCTTAGTATCGAAGGTCAGGCTCCGACAATCCAACAGCATCAAAGTGCTTGCGTAGAGCAAGAAACAACGTTCGAGCCTCGCGACCGTTGAATTCAAGCGTCGGATACCCAAACTCACGTCCCTCACAATCAATGAACAAACGAGTGCTGTTCATTCGTGGATTGGTTGAAATCGCAAGTTCAAGCGATCCGGGATCACGACGGGACGTCTCTGTTCGAACATTACCGTTCTTATCTGACCGAACGATGACACGGGAATTGCTGTTCGTTGATCGTACCACTTTGCTACCTGTTTTCGTTCCCATTTTCTCTCCTGGTTTGATCGTTGATCGATCATGTAAAGAGATAGTACATTCGCACGCGCCTGTGTACAAACCGCCCCCGTTAAAAGACTTTGGCGTAACCTTGAGATATTAGATCACGCCAAATGAACGATTCCGTGGGCGGCCCGTGGGCAGCAAAATCACGGCTTGAGCGTTACGCTACCGGAAACTGCACAGAGCAACCAACCCTTGCTATCAGACCAAAACCCAACGGTTCCGCCCGCTGGAACCTGCAACTTGGTGCCGAGCGAAGAAGAAACCGTCTGAATTCCACCAGTACCAGGTACGTTCACGGCCATAGAACCGGAGATGAGGTACGGGTATTGACCAAGCGAATCAGTGATGAGAATGTCACCGCCCGGCCATGCCGAAGCCGCAGGAAGCGAACCGGTGAACAAACCAGCACCGGCCGAACCGGTGACAGAAACGATGTAGAAACCAGGAGCGGGAATTTGAACAGCGCCGCTTCCAGCAGCGCCGAGAGGCAACATCACCTCAGCGGCCATCGCCGTCACACCGTTGATGGTTATGTTGTTGCTTCCATCATCTACAAAACCACGTTGATCGAGTGTAGCCATGTTATGTCTCCCGCTTGAGACTTAAGTATGGACGATAACGAAGAAATCATTGAAGCATTAATTCACAACTTCAACAGGAATATCTTGTGACCCGCACCCCACACGGGCCTGACGCCTGCTTCATCAACGACCTGCTTCTCCGTCTTTCCAGGTTGAGCACGGTACTTGAAACGATCGAAACGCACTGCGCCGTCGGTGTACCAGTAGTTGACAGTTGTTTCACCAACGTTCGTAAACCCACACTGATCGTAGACTCTGCCCGTACCGAACCTCAATTCAGCATACGATAGAATCCCATCAAACGCACGTTGTTTAGCATAGTCCTTGACGAACGACACCATCTTGCTAGAACCACCACGAACGGAAAAACCTGGTTTGAACGCAACTCGAGCTAGCTCACACACGTGACCCCACTTTTTCTGAATTGGCGTCCTGATCGTGACTGCGCCGACAATTCCATGCAACGGATGAACGAGAAGCATGTGGCCTGATGAACGCGTGGCACCCTGAACGTGCGATGAATCAAGAAACGGTTTCGTCTCGAGCGCCGTGACCACATTCATCTCGCAGTCTCTGGCGTGGAGCTTCATCGGCGTTGAACCAAGCGCATTCGTGACAACTGACCTACATACCGCTTCCTTCGCTCGCCATTCATCGCTGAAGAACTGCACGTACCTGACGTTCGCCGCACGTGACCTGACGAGCTTGTTCCTCAGGAAACCTCGATCATAGATCCCAGGACGGCCACCCATCAGGTCGTGTAGGTCAAAACCAACGTTCTTTGACGGCACCCATGCGTCGAACGTGAGGTCATCTGATGGTCCTGCTGAACGTTCAGCAACCAATCCAAGCGATGAAACGATCGACAACGCGGTGTTTGTGAAAGCATCCTGAACGGCAACGTCATCAAGGAAACACGGATTCGCTTCTGCGGCATGTGACATGTGATGGTGAAAACTCCTGTATGAGATACCATTGTAACACGAAAGATGAGAAAGTTACACCATCACTCGCAATGTCGCTGATACGTTAGTGTTCAATCATCAATGGTAACAAATTCGGTATTTTTACTATGCTTACAAAGAACAACAAACCTCTCAACAACCTGTGCAGAATCGTTCTTTCTAGAAAAGTGATCACGACGAATGTTAACATCAATGTCAAGGTTTGAACAATGATCAAATCCAACGCTTTGCGCAGCATCAATGACAGTGTTAACAAGTTCGGCCGAAACATTGAATACGCACAGCTTGCCGCGCTTGAGACCCATCGACGCTGCCTCGAACGTCGGAACGAGGTAACCATTGATCCAATCATCGAACGTTGGATGATCTCGCCAACACTGTCCTGGTTCATCAAAGTACTTCTCAACGTCAAAGTATGGCGGCGACGTGAAAACAAAGTCCAATGAATCAGGTTCAATGGGATAGAACTCCGATCCAACGTTGTTCAATTCAAATTCAACGTTCGGCTTCAACTCACGTATCGCGTGTTTAACACGATCAGCGTCTGCATACATGCGTTTTGATGGATCGGTACCGATGTACATTCCACGATCGAACGTTGCAGCAAAACCCAACATTCTGGCAGAGAATCCAATGGATGGATCCCAGACGACAGGTTCACTAACGTCACCAATGAACTTTTTATAAATGAACGCTGCATACGATGGATTGAACCATGAAACTGCCTTGCGCTGCACGATGAACCCACGTCTGATATTATGAAAATTGACATCGAACGTTTCGTTGGAAGTTATTCTTGTTCCGTCGCTCAACCTGTACGTGTAAGGCTTGCTGTTGTTCAGACCTAACCTGTACGATAGAACCCTTGACAACGTCTTGTCGTTGAAGAACGTTTGCATTGGTCCATCATCAACGTCCCAGTACGATTTGATGAACGACTTCAACCACATTGAACTTGTAAGGTCAGATCCAAGCGTTCGAACGTCGCTGATAGACGATAGAGCGTCCTTCAGTATTCTTTCCGTAGGAGGATAGAACCAACCATGATATGCAACGTGTGCTCGTAGCAGCGACACGATCGCAGGTAGGTACAGCTTTCGAACGCGTTCCTTGTCGTTTATTCGCAGCAACGTCTCCCTCGAGACTATCGGAGCGTTCTCATCGAGACGCAACGTTGCTTCCTTCACAACGACACCATCGATCACAACGTGGTACGCCAACGTTACCAAATCATCGAATGATTCGATGCGTGATACATCTGTACCCTCTGCGATGCGAAGCAACGTCAGCTTGTGATCGATGGCAAGTTTGTTCTTCAAGATGTCGTTCGCGATGTTCGTGATCTGTATAAGCGAGAAGTCGCTGTGCTTACCTATGCCATGATAGAACATGCCGTCGAACTCAACGATCGCGCGCTGCGTTGGAAGCCACACATCTGCACACCACGTACGTTCGGTGAAGTTGAAGTACTTTGAACCAACGGCATCTGGAAAGACGCGAATGATAGAACCAAGAAACGCCGTCTCCTTCTTCGAAGAACGGTTGAGCTTGCGACGCATGTTTGCGAGCGAGATCTTCCTGCCGAATTCCTTTGTGAAGACGGTGCTACGACGAATTTTACCTGCTTCGCCTTGCCACGACACAAGCTGCGACATATGAAATTTAGCGATCCTTTCAGGGTTCTGCCAACCACGAACATGACCGTTGATGAGACATTGCTTCTTTTCTACGTCCATGAATGCATTCATCACTGATTCGCTGATCTTCACTGATATTTCTGCACCACGTTCAGCGTATGCTTTTCTGATCATATCGTTACGATGTGCAATTTGTTCAGGCGTTTGCTTATAACCATTTCTTGTAAATCCACCTGCATCATTGTGCCCATTCACATAATCGTTGAATTTATACCTTACGTTGTGCCATTCAACGTTCTCGCTACAACCACACTTGCACAATGGTGTATTTCCGTCTAGCAAGTGCTTGATTACGTAACCCTTGAGGTGACCTAGATCCTTATGCGATCGAGCAACGTGGTTTCCCAACGAACGCCTGTTGACACACTTCCTGCCACATTCAAAACATGTCTGTTCGACGTCGTCTATACCTGCACCCACATCAAGACTATACACCACGTTATTGTAGCGTTCACCCTTCTTTTGGTTCCCACTCGGCATACTTCCAACCATTCTCATCGCAATAACGTATCGCTGCCTCTCTTTTAGCAACATTCATCGGAATGTCACGCATCGAACGTGGCTTGATTTCAACGAGACATTGCGATCCATCAACGTACGTTACGTGTACGTCAGGTACATAGTGCCTTGATTTGCCGTCTAATTCATATGGTATAGAAGTGAATTCCGATTCATATGTTGCAACGTTTTGATCGTTGTCTAACAGCTTGAAGTATTTGAGTTCATACGACGACCTGTACACATATCGTTTACCCGTCTTTGTCGAATCATGAAATCCTTTCGTCCAATTGAATGAACAATCAACGTACATCGATGCGATCGTCTCTGATATCTTTTTTGAATTGATGGTAAGCTCGCCTGAAGCGATCATTTTGCTTCTAGTCACGCTGATTTTATCACGGGTCTCTTGACTCATGATCTTTGATGTCATGTGTTCAGAAACTAGCTTTGCAAGCTCTGGATGTGCTTTATGATATGCTTTAGTGGCAATCGATCGTTTTTCATTTGATTCAGCTGATTGTTTCTTGCCTTTAACGGCTTTTGAAATTCTAAAACGAGTAAGTTCAGATTTATTGTAAACAGATTTAGGAATATGCGTTTTTCTATACGTCATGAATTTGCCGCTGAAATAAGAAACTTCCTCGCCACAACCACATGCACACGTTGGCACAACGCCGTTAAATTCATACTTCACAACGTAATCTTTGAATAAAAGATTATGCATATGCGAAACGTGATATGATAATCCCTTACGATCATCGAATGAACGATTACACACCACGCAAGTTACGCGTTGTTTAACACCTGCTTCCATATCAAGACTATACACCACATTATGGTGGTATTCATAACGATAACAAATAAAATAAATTGTTAAACGACGAAAGGCCCCAAGAGGGACCTTTCGAGAATCATCCAACCATGTAAGTGGTTGAAATCATTGAACGAATAATTAAATCGTATTCATATCCAATATAGTAACAGTTCCGTAGAAGTCTGTGCGAACCATCTTTTTCCCGTACCTTGTCATTACGCCCTTCCTGGGTGTAAAATCTTCAGGAGCGAAGATCGTCGGAGTCACAATCAATGGAACGTACGGACTGTATACGTACCCAGTCTCGAGGTAGCTTCCGCCCTTGAATCCAACGAGGATTCTGTTCCGTGCAAAGTACGGATCCTTGTACACCGTGAAGCGGTTGCTTAGAGTACCAATGGCTTCCGCACCGATGGTGAACGGAGAACCGACCTGTCCTTCGCCGTCGAGCGAGAACTTCGGCTTGTAGAGCACCGAGGACTCGAGGATGGTTGCAACGTCCGGACCGGTGACCATGAAGTTCGCCGAACCACGTAGCGTCTTGCGGTGAATGGTGTTCGCAACGTCGATGATCGTCTCGATCAACGTTTCGTACCACTCGCGGACCGTACCGGTGAACTGCGGACCGATGCTCAACGAGGTGTTGAGGACGACCGGCACGCCGGTGAGCTTGTTGACGAACTTACCAGGAGCGCGGCTCCAGTACATGTTCGCACCGTTTGCCTGAGTGACCAGATCATTGAGAATCTCTCGATCGATCTCAAGGGCAATCTGTTCAGAGAGGATGCTCGTGAGCTCGACCTCTGCGTCCATCGAGTGGTACGCATTGAGGTCCTGTGCCAGCTCGGGGCTCCACCGTGCACGCAGCTTTCGCGTTGTTGCAACGATGGCAATCGACTCGATCTTGATGTCGATCTCTGGGATCGCCGGTGTCGGATTGACGCTGAAGTCAGACTCGAAGGACGGAATCGTCAGCGTTGCACCATCGTCAGCCTGAACGGTGATGCCGTCGGCCGTAGCCATGGAGATGAATGCCTTACCAGCATTAAAGGTCGGGGTCGTTGCTCCGGAGAGCTTGATGACAAGCTGAACCTGCGAACCGTTGAGCGGCGCCGCGGTGAAGTTGGAACTCGTCCAGTTACCGCGCTTGTTGAGGCGTCGGAGGTTAAGGAGACCCGTACCGGTTTGGTACGTTTGCGTCCATGCCTGCGAATTGTCTGTCGAGGAGAAGGTGAACAGTGCGACCTGCTCGATTGCCATCAGATCACCGGTCGGGATCGCTGCCTGAATGTCAGAGGTATTGAGGTAAACGAAGGTGACACCGTAAACGCTGTTCGACTGCAGATCAACGTCCAACTGCGGATCGAAGTTGCAAAGCTGACCGTTCACACCGGACATCGCCGTGACGATGCCGCCGGCAACGAACGTACCGTTAGTGTTGTTCCATGCACCGATCTGAGCGTTGCTACCGGTGACAGATCCGGAGACCTGAACCTTGGTGTAACCAACGTTGACGAGATCGTACATACCACCGGTTGCGAGAGACCCAGACTGAATTCCCTTGCCAGTCGGGTTATTGTAGATGGACTGCCCAGCGGTGTACGTCGACTGAGCGCTACCGTTCGGTCCGCTGAGCTGCAACCCGGACTGACCACCAACGTTGCTACCGTAGGTGTAATCGAGGTAGAAGATCAGTCCTGAAGGAAGGCTCATCGGCTGAATGCTTACGAGCTCGTTGGCAACGAGGCCACCGAACACTCGACGAACGATCGGGAACGCGATATTCGTGAAACCCTGAATCTGACCCGACGAAGCAACGTTTCCGCCACCGGTCGAGATGCTGTTGCCAGCCTCTTTGAGCACCTGAGCCGCCTGGTTCTCCAGGAGCTGAGCCATGGTCTCGCGCTTGACGCCATCGAGACCACGAAGCAGGCCGGTGCGGCTCCACTTCTCAACAAGCCGCGTGCGCTCTGCACCAACGTGCCTGTCTTTAATTCCAGCAGCGAGCTGGTCCATCGTAAAGTACTTCATCTGCGTTTTTCTCCGTTTTGTAAAAGTTGATTGATTCGTTACCTGTTCACACAGCACCATCACTTGACGATGCCAGCGAGCTGCGCCCATCGATCGGTCTCGACACCCTCGTTGAGGGTCTGCGTCGACGCCGGCTTATTGACCCTGCTCGAAGAACCGATGACCTGACGACGATCAACGCCTTCCTGCAGAGATTTCGAGGGACTCGCAATTGTCTTGACGAGGCTCTCGTAGACGAGCTTTGCTTCCCGCACCGTGTGGGCTTCGTCCAACTGCTTGATGACCTGCGATTTCTGCTTGGCCGTCAATTCAGATTGTAGAAGCTTGTTGGTGTAGAGCAGCTTCGCGTTGAACAGATTCGATTCTGCCAACTTGGTGCGGAGCGTTCCGATGGCCTTGTTCTCCGCGGGCCGTGATGCAGCGCTATTCGAGCGCGACTCCTGAAGCTTTTTCGAGGCCTTGGCCGCGATGAGCGACATTTTCTTTCCGCGAGCGAGCGATTCATTGTATCGCTTAGCTAACGTATTGAACTCTTTCTTCGCTTCCGTGAAGCGTTTGGTATTGCCAGACGCCTTAGCGCGCGATGCTTCACGTTTGATGGCGACAGCACGCACGGTGGCTCGCTCCTGAAGCTTCTTCTCGAAGTTCAACCTGCGAAGCGCCTCGTGACGTCGTTTATCCCACGTTGCGGTCTCGTGACCATCAGAAACGTCGGTACCATACTCATCCTGCTTGCGTCGATTCTGTAATTGATCGAGGTCTTCGCCACACGCTTCCTCGAGATCATCATCGTCGGACTCGTCAAGGTCCTGATCGTCCTGTTCCTCAAGGTCCTGATCATCAGATTCACCCAACGGACGAGATGCAATTCCAGGCGATAGATCAGTGATTTCCTGATCGCGTGGATCTCCCTCTTCCTTGCCATCACCAAAGTCAGCAAGAATCTCAGAATCACCTGGACCATTGCCCCAAGAATCAGGCTTCGTTTCCTCACGAAGCGAACGCAAACGAGCGATCTCTCGACGAAGCATTCCCTCATCAATTTCAACGATCGTATCGTCGCTCAATCTTCGTCCTTCCATCTGCTGATCCTCCTCATCGGCCATCTGATCATCTCCATCGACGGCATAATCATCGAGACCTTCAGGCGCCTCTTCATCACCGCCTCCCATGTCCTCGAAACCCTCAGCACCTTCCTCATCCTCTTCACCGGTGATGAGATCGACACCGACATTCTCGAGATCGTCCTCAACATCATCAGGAAGCCCAGTCAGCTTCAGCGTGAGATCTGCTTCGGTCATCTTTTTCTTGGACATTGTCGTTGACTCCTGGAGTTTGTTGAGAACTTTGAAACTAGCTTCAAGCGCGTTCTCGTATGAGCTCTTCTTAGCAGGATCAGTTATCGACTCCTGCACGTGGTCATACATATCTTCCACACGAGAAATCATTTGCGTAACATGCACACCGTACGCCGGTGTTTCCTTCACGATCTTGCTAGCCTTATTAAACAATGAAACGCTTTCGGTGATTTTTTCAATTGCACCACCAATATTGATAGGTTTATTGACCACTGATCTCAGCGCATCAACCGATTCAAGGCTTATCTCATACTCATCGTCTGATTTCGGCATAGGTTCGCCGAACATCGGCGGAGGTACTGCAGGACCAGGTACGTTTCTAGGCATTCCATCAGCGGACGAATTACCAGCACACATCGTATCGATGTCTAACGTTACCTTTCCTTCTGCGTCAGGTGAAGTCACGCATGCATCAGAACCATCCATTACAACCCCTGAGCCGTCATCAGTGAGCATTTCACCGCCCATTTCGGTGGCTACAGGTGCAACAGAAACTCGATCCATCTCGTCACCTTCAGCGTCCTCCTGAAGAATTGCACGATCAATGAACTCACGAATTCGCGGAGTGACAGCTTCAGTGAGAGCGCGCAGCGCATTTTCCTCAGCGACTTGCTTCACCCTCTTAACGTCAGCCAGCGCTTCCTCAAACAATTGCTTGGTCATGCTTTCTCCACGAACCTAAAAGTAAGTATTGATGATTTATGCACAACATCAGGAGTTTGCACCCGAATCACCGATTGATTGAGATTGACCCGCCTGATTGGCGTTGTAAATCTCCGGACCGGTGACGATTGGATTACGTAGGTTCTGATCACCGGCGTCCTCTGTCGTAGCGATCGAACGAGCCTGTTCAACGGTGATCTGAGGATCAACGTTCTTATCCGTACCATCGGTCAAACCAGGACCGGGAGAAGTAATGTCAGGAATGTACGGGTTGGCAGGATCACCGGGTTTCGTCCACTTGACTGTCGAAACATCAGGAGGAGTTGACACAGGCGACGACGGAGCTCGCATTGCGAACGAGAGATCAACGCCGTTCGGAAACATTCCAAGATCACCGGCTTGAATTCCATCGCTTGGTTGCAAACCGCTAACGCCGTTCGACAGTTTCATCGTTGATTCGGCCTCAATATACGCACGAGCCTTCACCTCATCAGCGTTAGCAACCATGGTAGCGAACGGGCCGGCAGGGAACAACTTGCTAAGCAACGTATGCGCGGCCGTCTGAGCTCCGCCAACGTATGTCGTGTACTTTCCTAACAGACCCATGTGTTCAACTTTCCTTATCGATTCGAGTTAGATCTTCGCGATCAGTTTGTTGGATGCTCGCTTGAGAGCCTCCTTTATCTGACCGATTCGACGAATCAATCGAGATTCCTCAATCTTCAGAGCACGCATATAATCAATGTGCTTATCAACGGATTTATCGGTGCCCAATTCATCGGCATCGATCTCTTCGGTGTCCTTGGCACGTTTCTCAACGTCTTCCTCGTCGCCGAATTTACCGACCTCTTCCTCGATGATGCTACGAAGCAACGATGGCGTCAACTTGACTGATCTCATTTCAACCTCTTGTGTCTTTCGATATGTATATGACACCGTGTGTTCGATATCGAACGCTTAACGTAATTCGCCGTGAATATGATAATCCACGGCGAAACTTCACAATTCAAAACGTATTATATCAATTACTTTTTATCATTCATAAACGCAAGCTCTGCCCAATGATTAGCTGCTTCCTCGCCAAAAACCTCTTCAGGATCACCGATGTGTTCCTGCTGCGTTAATCTACTAGAAGACTGACCACCGTCTCCACCGCCTGCAAATTGTCTATCGCTCTCCACCATCGTCTTATACGTTGTTTGTGCGGTATCTGCGAGAATGTTTGCCATGACAGAACTACCGCCTGCTTGACGTTGAATATTCTCACGCATAGCATCGTTGTGAACAGGTACGTCTAAAGAAGGATTAAACGTTGGTTTCCTACGTTGACCCTGTGAAAGCACCTGTTTTCCTGACACAAGCGTTTGAGCGTTACGCGTTGTTCGCAACGAACCGCTTAATCCCTCGTTCAGTATTTCAACCATTATTTCTCTAACGATCAACTTGAGATCTGATCTTGACAGTGACATTCAAACCACCTTACCCTTCAATGATCGCTTCTTTACGTCTCTTCTTATCAAAGTACCAACGTGATCAAAAAGCATGATGCCGTATAAATGATCGATCTCGTGCTGAACGATCCTCGCCATCAAACCATCGTACTTCACGATCGAAGCGTTTCCATAAACATCATTGAATTCAACGGTGATTTCACACGAACGAAGAACGTTTAGAAAAACGCCAGGCAACGATAAACAGCCCTCCTCACCCAACGTAGTGTCACCTGATAACCACATAACGTGTGGATTGATCATCGTAACCTGCTCTCCAGATTTATCACCAGCAGACGAATCAATGACAACGATCGTCTCCAACACACCAACCTGCGACGCTGCAAGTCCAATGCCGTTTAACGTATACATCGTTTCGTACATCTCATCAACGAGAACACGCAAACGATCGTCGAACTCCTTCACCGGTGAACAGTGTTTGATCAGCAATTCACTTGGATATTCAACTATCTGCAACAAGCATCGACCTTAGCCCACACCTGACCATGCAGTACCATCAGGAAAGCTGCCCGACAACATCGGCATGCTACCAGCAGGAACGGTTGTCAGTCCAACCGCCAGGCTGAACGACACTGAACCCACGGCACCCGCCAACCACAGGTTAGAACACCTCCATTCAAGCGTCAACGTTTGAGCTGGAGCGACTGTTGCGTAGTTTTGACCATTGATTCCATTCAATGTGAAACCAAGCTTCAGAGCTCCCGTGGTGTTAAGGTTCGTCAGCGAAATGAAACGCGTGACGTAGTTAAACGTCACCTGTGAAGGCACGGTGTTAACGTTCGACGATGACACCCAAGGCAACGCGGAGCTTTGAAACTCCGGAGCAAAGTTGAAACCACCAGCTGGATTACCTAAGGGCATTAAACACCACCTTCATTTAAGTAGGTCAACCCTATCGTTTGAACGACAGGATCTCGTTCAGAACGCGATCAATTCATCAGCTAACGTCTTTACTATATCGGGAAAGTCTTCTATCAAATCAGGATAATTTTGCAATTTATCCCATATTATTTTTTTAAAATAAATAGAAAAATCATATTGATCATATCGTGTCAATATCGTTTTAAATATTTCAACAGGAAGATTATCATTTAAAATAAGCGCACGATCAATTTCTTTATCATCACGTTCTAAAAGTTTAAACAAAACATCTTTTGGCGTGTTTGAATTACGTGCAAAATTGTTCAATGTTCTTTCTATTGCCGAAGATTTCTTCTTACTTTTATGAAGCGAATATTGTTCTTTCTCAAAAAATAAGAATTTATTATACATCTTTCTAAGATCAACGGAAGACTCAGTAAAACCAATTGTATCTTCATTTTTTTCAATTTCAGATTGAAGTTTATTTTTAAACGCATCAACGTGTTCAATCGCTGAACGTGAAAAAAACACCGCCTGAGTGGGTTCGTTGGGATGAATCGTGCCGCTACCTTCGTCATCAACGCCATCTATTCCTATATCCCGAAACAATTTATTCCAATTTGTTGGGTTTTTTGACTTTAAACGAACACCGTTCCAAAACACCCTTGTAGGAGTACCAAGATACTTTTTTAAACGAGCTAAATTTACTTTGTCATCTACATCTAGATAATCAGGCAAAGTACCATCTTCTATTTGACGTTTAACATTCATCATTTCTTTTTCAATTATTTCTCTTTTATGTTGTTCATAATCACATGGAGGCAAGTTTAACAGGTCATTTATTTTATTCAATAACTGCGTAGCATCAGTTTCTGTAACGTCATTTAATTTAAGAATTCGAGAAGGATTCCTCGGTTTTATGACTTGAACATAATCTCTTTCGGTTGCAAAAAATTTTGCACGAGAACGTTTGTTAATAAGTTTTTTCAATATTTCATCTGTGATGGGATATGTATAAATTCCTAAAGGTGTTTTGAAATTACTTTGAGGATTTATTCCAACCTTATCTTCAGTCGTGAACGTCATATATCCAATTCCAACGTATTTTTTTAATTCATCGATGAATTGCTGTTTCGTTCTAACAACAACGTCACCAACGCCTTCCTTATCTGAACGATTGCGTTCCTGTATCAATTGACGTAGTTCGCCCATCATTATAAACATGACTTTAACTATTCATTGTTCATAGCGTCAACCAACTATAATCGCTTATCTCTCGTTGAGTAGGTCAACCCTATCGTTTGAACGACAGGATCTCGTTCAGAACGCGATCAACGCGATCCGAGCGCTTTATTGATTTTCTAAGGTCATTTGAATTGATAACATAACCCTCAGGAATCATGAATGCCTGGCTCGTGGAGGGTTCGCTGACCATGTCCCAACAGATTATCTGAAAATCGTCCTGAACAACGTGGTACTCGCCTTGCTTCTTCGTTGAACCAACGCCTCGACTGCTAATGCCAAGCTTGACCTTCGACTCGACGAGCGACTGCAGAATCTGACCTGCAGGCGTGTTTAGCAACTCTATCGTACCCTTGACGTCGTTTCCTTCCATGTAAGCTTCACGAACGATGTGCGATACGTTCTTTAAATTGACGACGCTTGAATCTGGGTGATCACATTCGCCTAGCGCGCGGTTCTCAAGGATGAATTTTTGATAGTTTCGTATCTCCCTTTCGAGAACCGCGAGTGGGTAAATGCGACCGTTTTGGTTCAGAGCGTCTGCACGTTGAAGAATTCCCCTGAGCATCACCTTCTTGACGGCGGGCGCGATGATCGGTTTACCGTGCGTATCCTCACCAATGACCTTCGACGGCGTGACCTCCTCGGCCACAACATCACCCGTAAACACCTCGTACGAATTTAAAAGCCTCATTGAATCAACCGACATCTGAATCCTCCGTCACCAGCTCATCGTTGAGCTTGCTGTACAACATGAACCTCGTCACGGTGTCATCGTCAACGTCGACAAGCGTTTCGCTCTGAATCCTGTTCACCGCCTCATCGATCTTCGCTCGATCCAACGTCGAATCACCGGTACTGTCGTTGAGCCTCTTGAGAATGTTCGACTTGATCTCGTGAAGTTTGGTGCTAAGCGCATCTGGATCATCGTTCGCCGTAGAAAATGCATATGCACGAAGCAAGCACTTCTGCTCATCGGACAACGCATTTGCATATCGCTCGTTCAATCGCTTCATCATCAGCTTCATCAGCAACCGCGTCGAACCAGGTGCATCACCGGTGCCGACCTGCTCGTTGCCAGACTGCGTCCTCTCGGTGATCAGCCACTTGATCAACTGATCCTCATACGTTGCAATACGTCCCAGGTCTGATCCAGGAGTACGCCAATCATTTATCAACGTCTGAATCGTCGCCAACATCCTGTACTCGTTCACCTGCCTGTCATAAAAATCGGCATCATTAAGCGATTTATTTATCGCGCTGATCAACAAAGATTTCTCGCTATCGAGCTGCGCTGTGTCGTGCGATCTGACGACCTGTTTGGCTTCCTGTAGAATGGACGCGGCAACGTGTTCGCTCGATACGCTTGTCCTGAACAGCGCGTTGACCAACCTAAACTCCTTGTAGAGCTCTGTTCCAGGCTTGAAGTACCTCTTTATAATACGTAGAGCTGCGTTCGAACGCTTCGTATCACCACGAACGATGGCCTCAGACACGCTGAGAACGAGGAACTCGTGCAGCAAACCAACGGATCGCTTCTTGTTGTGCGACTTAGCCATCATTCATCCTCGCTATCATCATCAAAATCAGCATCGCCATCGATCGTAAGTACACTCTCATTAATCAAAGGTTCGTCGGGTGCAGCTCCATTCGACCTTAAATCTTCATTGATCACAGCGTTCGACTTCGAATCGATCTCATCCTGAACGTCGGTTCCCTCGGAAATTAGAATCGCTCGTTGCTCGTCGGCGTGTTCGCTGAACGCCTTAGATTCCGTCATCTTACGAAGCATGTACACCGTGTCGTTCGGTAACCGTCCACCCGCTATCTTCCTTGGCTTCTGAACGATGCGATCGACGCTCTCACCGAACGGGTTAGAAACCATCGAATTGATGAAGTTGTTGTCGTATGGATCACCCATCGCCTCATTGTCGTTGCTCGTCATCTTGTTGAGGTCTGGAGTCGCGGTCGAGTTCGATCCGTGGTGACGACGCCTTCCGCGATTGTAGAGAGAACGTTGCAGCTGCGACTGTGCCTTGATGGGCGGACCAACGTCGCCGTAGAGATGCGGAAGCTTGAGCGAGAACGATTCATCGTCGTCGAGGTCATCGCTGCCGGTCAACAACTGAACGCCGGCGTTCGTCTCTTCCTCGGGTTCATCGCCAGCGTTTTCAGGCGCTGGTGTCGCTTCTTCGCCTGCACCCGATTCCTCACCACCGCCACCCGATTCCTCGCCACCGCCGCCACCGAACAATCCCTCGGCGCCGCCTTCTGTCCCACCACCGCCGAAGCCACCGTCGCCGCCTTCGATGTCATCGTTGACCTGCTTCTCCTCGAGGCGTTCGGTGTCGAGAACCTTGATCTGCTCGTCGTTGAGCCCCCAGATCTCCTTGCGGATGAACTTCTTGCTGGCCATTCCCTCAGGAGCTGACCCGGCGATCTCGAACTTCGCTCGCCACAGCTCGAGCTTCTGTTGCTGAGCGACCGTTGACGGATTTGACAGGTGGAGCGTGAAGTTCTGAAGATCCTCGTTGTCGAAACCGTGAGCGTAGAGGTGAATGATCGCAAGTTTATTCAATTCGGCGGTGATTGTCTTTTGAATAACGTTTGTCGTACGAGAAAATCTTATGTCTTCCTGAGCTAATGTCGCTTTCGAATTATGAACGAAAACAAATCCATCAAGACTTAAGTCAGAAATTGCAAAATTGTGGTATTTTTCAACCTCAAGATCATAAACCGCAATTGGTTCATCAACGGTGATGATTTCAACAGATAGAACCTTATGATTATTTTTCAACGTTTTCTTAAAATCTATAAATGTTGCATATCCATTCTCTTTAATAATACGTTTAACAACCGATCCACAAAATGGAACATTTCCTAATCGTTTCCAATCTGTCATTGACGTAACGTTGTTTTTAACACAAAACTCAGTCAATTGTTCAATTGTATACGTTAACCTTGGTCTAGTTCCACGTGGATACCCACCAAAGTGTTGTACCAACCATTGTGATATATTAATACCGTTTCTCGTTAGATTATTTCTAAAACAACTCCAACTAACATTAATATCCAAAAGTTTACACATGAAATCGTTACGATCGCTGCATTTTTTTGCTATTTCATGTAATTCATTAACAGATACATTTTTTTGCTTATACTTTGAATTATTATTTGATATTGCCTCTCGTCTGCTTCCATCATCATTATCCCAAGCGTATTTAACACCATTAACATGTGCTGTTAAATATTTTTCAGTTTTCATAACTTCACGTAACTTATCGCGAGAAGACTCAGATAACAAATTTGACAATGCACCCTTCGAATGAAGTAATGCATGAGCCTTCCTACCCATCTTCAACAAATTAATTGGTGAATTATTTCGTTTGTTACAATCAACGTGGTGAACAACATAAGAACGTTCAAGCTTACGTGAAGGATCATCACTAACAAGACCTGCTTCACTCACCAAACGGTGTGTGTATTTCCATTCACAATTCTTATCAAGAACCATCTCGTAACCGTTAAGTTCATCATCTCCACCTTTCTTTTTCGTCGATGATGTTCTACGATAAAGTGGCATCAAGCTATCACAAATTTTAAGTTCATCAGCTCTCTTATATGAACCATCTCTCATCATGAATGGATGATTTTCTGTCACATCAAACGTAGTCCCATCATCTAACATGATCCTGTGAAATTGTGTTACATCCTTTGTTTTCCATACTCTGTTAACTTTACCTGGTACAACATTTCCAGTTTCATTATCAATTGAGTAAACCCAAACATCCTTACAATCAGATTTTGCTAATGTTTCAATCGTTTGCGTTGAACCATCCAATAAAGCAACGTTCGTATTGCCACGTAGACAACTCAACATTTCATCGTAACCGAGGTATGCTCTTGGAATCTTCAACGCTGCAAATAATTTTTTCTGAATATAAGCGACGTCCTCAACGGCGGCCGTGTTTTGTCCACCCGCGAGCGTGTCGATCTTCGTGCCCGTTTCGCCACCACGAATGGGAATGAAGAAATCTTCCTCGACGGAGTTGTGCAACATTACGTAACCAAGCGATTCATTGTTTGATTCATCAAACGATCCCGCGGCAAAGTTGTGCCAACGTTCAACGTTGATGCAACCGGTGTCCTCTCGAACGCGCAACCTCTCAACGCCATCGACCTTCGACGATTTCTTGGCACACGACGGCATCAGGGGCTGGTCATGTTGCAGTTCGTCGGCTCGTTGGTACATACCATCGAGCAGCATGAAGCGGTGATCGGGTGTAACGTCGAGCGAAGAACCATCGTCGAGCGTCACTCTAACGAGCTCCGCGTTCCTACGAGTGATTCCGGCCCAGGTGACCTTGCCAGGAACGTACTTCTTCGTCTCAGCGTCAAATGAATACACCCACTGATTGCGCTTACCCGCATTCCACTCGGAAATCAGATCACCGAGTCGCAGCGTCCCGGCGTCACGTATCTTGATTCCGGTGTCGAGCGAGAGGCACATCGGATTGTAACGTAAATCGACCCTTCCGGTCGTCCTGTCCACGACTGGCGTCGTTCGCATCTGCTGACGTTGCTGTTCGATGTACGTATTGACCTCGCCAGGCGGCAGGTTCGCAACGTCGATGTAGAACACGCGACGCTCAGGAGCTCGAACGACGCGGTACACGAGCATCGCGTCCTCGATGAGAATCAGCTGACGCCAAATCCGTCGAGCGGGTTCAATGATCGACGAACCATACGGCAAAAACATATCATTTCCTAGAAGCCTAAAGTGGGTGACCTCCCAGTTCTCAAGCGTTCTGTTGCCGAGCGTTACCCACCTGTAACGAACGGCGAAAGGATCGTCACGATCGTAGTTCTCCTCGCGTTCGATCTCATTGACTGGAATGGGAAACGCATTGATTACGCCGTATTCGGGAGACACGTCGTTGTAGAGGAAAAAATCGCCGTACTTACACAGGTTCCTAGCCCACGACCTGAGGTTAAACTCGACGTTGAGGACGTTGTAGAACAGATCCTCCAACAGTTCACGGACACGCTCGTTGTCGGAATAAACGTGAAGTATACGACCCTTCTCGTCCTGAGCACACGTTTCATCAGCGTAGATGTCCATCGCCGCGGCGATCTCTGGCGTGTTGTGAGAAACAACGCTGTCGGTCGCAAAGTTCTTGTACCCGTCGACTGTCAGATCGTAGAGGGGTTGAATGCCCGCGCTTTTGACGCCGACGACCTTGCAATCATGGTACGAATCGACCCACCGTGAGAACCCATCGAACCCTTGACCACGAAGACACTGCATCACAGCGTTGATCGACGTTCCAAGCTTCTTCGCTAGATCAACGCGACTCATTCCTTGTTCGTAAGCATCGCACACTCGCTTGTACGTTAGTTCAACGCCTAGCACACCGTCGTTCTTCAGGTTGTAATCGTACGTTTTTGCAAAAACTTCGAAGTTCGCAAATCCAAACTCTGCAAGCCTGGCACGAATCAAGCTAAGGTTTGCACACAGTGCCTCGCTAACGATCGACTGATTGAATCCCAATTCATCACATGTCTGAAGTATCTTTGCAAACGTAACATCGTTTCGCTTCGGTTGATCGTTGTCCCGTTTCTTACCAGACACAAGCTCAGAGAACAACACGTGTTCAGGAACCCATGGTCGTTCCTTCTGCATCGTGTAAACACGCCGGTGTTCTTCGTATCCGCACTCGCTCTCACGGCAGAACGGCATCATTGCATCACCAACGACGAGGTCCTTGACCTTGCGATACGATCCGTCTCTGAGCATCAAACGATGTTCGCCTGAGGCGGTTATTGACTTACCGCTGTCGAGTTTCACCTCGAACGTTTCGTCAACGCACGTTTGTCTAGCCTGCTTACCGATCGCAGGAACGATAGTTTGCGTAGCATGATCATATGAATAAACAATGAACGTATGATTTGGATCTTTGTCACATTCGCTTGATAACTCACCGATGGTTTTAAACCCACCAGGAACAGCAATTTGCGTCGACTCAATTAAACTGTACTCCATTTCCTGAAAATCTTGATATCTCATTAATCTCTCGGAGAGATTGTACGCATTACTCGTGATTGTCGCATACGTTGGCGATAATGATTTTTGAAACAGTAACGTTCCAGATGATTTCGTTTTATCTGCAACTGCGATCGTTGTATCGAGTGCTCTAATCTTCCTCTTAACGATCGGTCCTGACTTGAACAATCGTGATAATCGCCGAAATAGGCTCTTCGGTTCTTTTGCCATCAGTTGATCCCATTCCTCATTCGGTGTAGAATTCCAAGCGTACAACGCAGCAAAGGCGCAACGGTTCCTCGCCGTTGCACCGTTTCTTCGTTACCGATCGTTCTGTTTACCATCTGTGATCTGCCTTCCTATTCCAGGAACGGCTCCTCTCGCGCTTTAAACATACACCATCGGTGCAAGCGTTACGCTATAGCTGTTGACCTACTTGCCACCCTTCGTCGACTTCAACGATATCCTCTTCGGTTCAATCCTCTGTTTCGGTACGTACGATCCTGGACTCGACAACATGTTCTCAAGCACGTTCTCGAGTTCGCTGACGTGCGGAGTCACTGCGTTCAAAGCTGCATGAGGCGCCTTTTCCTTGAACGTTTCGATGGCCGCCAGAAGCTTGCTAGCCACGGTGACGATGCTGTTGATGCTCTTGTGATCGACCGATTCATCGATCTTTGCGAGCTCCTCCATCACGAGCTGACGCATTCTGAGGTTGCTGATCCTAACGTTCGAACGCTTCATTTCACGCGCCTCTTTCCATTTCACTTAAGTATCTAACCTGTTGTCATCATAGATCTTGAGTCACCGGCTTCGCAACACGATCATATTCATTGTTCATAGCGTCAACCAACTATAGTCGCTTATCTCTCGTTGGTACGGGTTCCTCGGTGAGACCTGCGATGCATCCTGTGGTCTATAAACGCTGTGTGCATTCATTCCCCTGATGTTCGGATTGACCAACGGTTGAGCATCGTTTATTCCGCCTGGAAGCTTGTTGATGTCTCGACGATCGACCTTCGTTGCATTCAACAACGCATACATCATCTCACGGTCCTGTTCAGAAACTCCTGAACTGCCATCGACTAACCAACAACCTATCGCGAGGCTCATGATAAGATCGTCGTAGCTATCCTTGCTCGCTTCTGGTTTGTTGCCGTTCCAGATGAACGCCTGGATCTGATCATAGAGTCGTCTCGAGTGTGAGTGCAGCTTCTTCGTGCGAATAAGGTCCTCGAACTTCGACAGAATCTGCGTCCTCGAACTCTTGTTCGTTGAGAATCCGGGTTGCTCGTCGGAGTTCAGTGGCATGTAGTTGAATGGATCACCCGCGTTGCTAGCGTAGTACAGGCACCTGTAGTTCAGGTCATCCCGCAATCGAACGTTCGTGAAGTAACCGAACGTGTTGTTCTCGGGTACGAGCAAAGCGTTGTTGTAGACCTTTCCCCAATCTGCCATCATGTCAGCGAGCTTCGACGGAGACACCTTTCCCATGTACTCCGCTGAAACGGAGCACTCATTCGCATCGATCACGTGGAATGCAGAGAAATCCCTTGCATCTCCGCGAGAGACGTCGGCGCTGATGACGTACCTGTGACCAGGCACAGATCGTTTCCAGATCCACACGTTTCGATCGTGACCCGTCTTCTCAATGGGTTCAAGTATTTGAGCGCGCAGCTCATCGATATCGTTTGGTTGAAGGAACGTATCACCCGATGATATGAAATCGCATAGGTACTCTTGCGCAATTTTGCGGCGCGTTAGGCTCCTCGTTTCTTTATCATACCATGCTTGATCGTGCTCAGGATGAACGTTCCACAACAACCTTGTCGTGTGAAAATCGTTCTGTCCAGAAATTGCCTCCATCCATAACCTATAGTATTGACCGCCCACGCCATTCGGCGTTGATAGGATTATTGCCGATCCACCGGTTGAAATCGTCGGTGCAAGGCCGGTCCATATATCCTCAAAATCACGTATAAAGGCACACTCATCAACGATTAATAAAGATAATCCTTCTGAACGACCTGCGTCGTCAGACGTTGGAATTGCAGTAACGCTGCTACCGTTTGTGAACGCTATCGATTGCTTCGTGGGCTCGAACTTCGTGAGCAGCAACCACGGTGGCAGGTTCTCAAGCATGACCTTGATCTTCTTGATGAAGTTTATCGCCGTCGGTAGCTTCGTCGCTATGACGAGAACGTTCTTGTCCTTATGAAAAATCGTGAACCACAACGAATATGCAGCGCTGATCGTCGATAGACCTAGCTGTCTAGATTTCAGAACGATGTTGAGCCTGTGCTCGACGAAATCATGAATGCACTGATCCTGAAAAGGATACGTTTCGAATGGAATCATCCCACGCTTAGGATGTTGTATTCTACAATAGTTCTTTATGAAGTAGATCGGATCCTTGCCACACTTTAGGATCTCATTGACCTGATAATTCTTGTTTTGAGACAGTACGTTTATTGCCATCAGCTGATCTCAAACACTGCCTTGTGCCTGTAATAGGCAGTCCTACGAGGATTGTGCACGTTGAAATTGATGATTTCAAGGTTATCAACGTTTGAGATCTCCTTAAACGTAACGTTCTCATCACACAAATCCTTGTACGCCTTCTTGACGTACTTTATCATGGCAGACGTAACGGCCTTCGCCTCTTCCTCGTAACGACGTTTGAGCTCGATCATGTTCCTCTCGGTCGCAAACGAAACGATCGCAACGTACGACGCAGCGACTCTATCCGTTCCAATCAACGTTAGCTTGATCGATTGCGATGCGGTCTTTGGCGTTGACGATCGACCGAACGTTGTGTCCATGGCCTGTCCAAGCGCATTGTAATCGATTTCTTTTGCCATGTTCCTAACGTATCTCCTCGTCTAAGTATTGCATACGTTGATGTTAATGACGACCGTGGTTGGCACGCGGTCGCGCTCAGCATCAACAACCTGTTCATTCGTTGGTCTCCAACCATCAATCCACGCACGCTGCCTGGGCCAGGCCCACAGCCTTGCACATCTATCGCAGCAAGTGAACCTATTGTAGGAAACCTCATCGTCACAGGAACGCATCAGGTGATCACACAGTGGGCACGAAATTGGAACGCTCGGCGTAGCATCGTTCGGTACGATGACAACGAATCCCTCAAGTTGTTCCTCGATCAAACGATCGTTCAGGTACGGTCTCCACGCCATGACTCATTATACGTCACGCGTGAATCCTTTTCGTCCCTCGTTATCTCGATCACGTGATCAGCTATGTCCTTTGCGCCATCGACGTGCGTTATCAGAATTATCGTCCTAAAGTAATGTTTCAACGAAACAAGCAAACGATTGCACGCTTCGACCTGCGCAGCATCCAGGTTTCCAATCTCATCAAGAACGAAGAAATCAGGTTTCGGCAACGATGAAACGTTGATCAACGCAACTCGAAGCGCTATCGAGGCAATCGTCTTCTCCATGCCGCTACCAAGTTCAATAGGACGACGCGAATCACCATAGTTGATGTAGATTTCAAGCGAATCACCTGTCTCATCGTCTAAAACCAACTCAACGTTGAAATCAACGATCCCTTGAAGTATCTTCGTTATCTCTGCATTGATGATAGGAAGCTGCGAAGCAACGATCATGCTAGGAATACCCTTCTTAGAAAACGCCTGCATGATCAGCTCGTGAGCACGCATCGTTTGTAGCAAATCAGAACGATTCTTAGCATCAATCATCAATTTATCGAGTTCAAGTTGGACGCGTCCCATCTCCGTTGCCAACGACATGCTCTCAGACTCAAGCTTCTTGAACGAACGTGATGCCTCGTCTATGCTATGTCGCAACGTGACAACCTCAAGGTTTTCCTCGTTCTTCAACGCCTCTGTGATTTCAACCAGCCTCTGCTTCGATGAAACAATGAACGTTTCAAGCTCCAACTTCTGCGTCTCCAACTTCACGAGTTCAGTGTTCTTCATCGACGTGTCAAGGCGTAGCCTGTTTCGAAGTTCAATCAGTTGCTCAAGCTTCTGTACCTTCCCAAGCAAATCCTCACGTTTCAATTCATCGAATGATTTGATCACAACGTTGAGCTTTTCTAAGGCATCGTTAACCCTCTCACGTTGCGGCCCGATACGTTCCTTATTCTTATGAGCATCCTTGATGAACCTACATGTTGGAAAAGAATCACCGCACGGTACATCATCAAGTATTTTAAGCGATCTCTCCTGCTGCGCAAGCAACGTTTCGTCCCTCTCGTGAACCAACTTCAACGATTCAACGGATGATTCAATCGCTCTATACGCATCCAACCTTCTCTTCAACTCAGCGGGGTCGTTATCATTAAGCAAACGTTCGATTGAAGAAACCTTTCCATCGTTCTTTTCTATGTCACTTTTCGTTTTACCAATGTTTTTGATCACAACGTTCAACTTGTTAGAAAGAGATACGATCCTATTTTCTTCGTGTTCTCGCTGTATTTCAGTGACTGGAACGATGTCGCTAAACGATAACAACTCGTGCTTCAATGAATCAAGCATCATGCTTATACCGTGACGCTCATAATCATTATCACGTATTGAATCTGCACACGTTATCAACCGTTGCCTAAACGTCGTTTCAAGCTTCGACCAATCGCGATCAGGAACGCTTCGAAGAGCCAATTTGCTGACGTTGACATCATCCTTTGCAAGTGAATGCATCTGATCAAATATGTCAAGGTCAAGAAACCTTGAAAGGTGTTGACGACGCTTCGTCGATCCTTGATTTATGTACTGTTTAACATCATCCTGCGTTGCTACGCTAGTCAATAAACAATCATCACCCGTTCCAATCAACCTACGTATCGTTCTTTCTGTGTCCTTCCTTTCTTCGCCTACAAGGTCAATCGCCTCACCATTCTCATTCATTCTGAAAACGTTCAATGATGTGTTTGCATTGACCTGACCCGTACGTTTCTCGTGTTTCGTCGTCTGACGTTCAATCACATAATCAACACCAGCAACGTTCACTATCGCTCGTGTATAACAGTATGGATGACGAGCGTTGACAACGTAAAGGTTCTTTATGTTTCCTCTGTCGGTCATGTTGAACAGTGAATACATGATCGTACCGATGATCGATGACTTACCTGCACGGTTCTGGCCAAAGATTCCAACTATTCCAGGAAGCTTATCAAAGCTTATCTCGTTGCCTTTACCGTAATTGAACGTGTTGTCGAACTGCACGTGCCGCAACGACCACTTCGTGTTACGAACGTCATCGTCCTTACCGACACAACCCGCAAGGTACGTTACAACCTGTTCACGAACAACGTTCCATTCGTTATCAGTGATGTTTTGTTGACCGTCGTAGTAATCCTTCAATAGACTAAGAAGAACATCGGGACTGCGTAGATCATCCTTGACCAACGTTGCTACGCCGGTCATTATCACATCGTTGTTCACCTGTTGATCGTTTTTGAACGTAACCTCAGTTGCCTTCAACGATTGTTGAAGCTCGCTTGTGATGTCAACAAGGTCCTTCTGCGTGAGCAGATTTGTGCTCCTGATCCTAAACCTGCTCCCCTCAGGATACGATCGAGCAACATCAATGATATCAGACGTGTTACCATTCCAATCAAGCGTAACGTAAGGATTGCTGTTTGGTAGTTCATGAAACGAAACATCGAACCTAGATCGTTCATCAATATCCCACAATAGGAAACCATGCGAAAGAGATTCAGCATAATTCTGTTGAATAACAGTTCCAGGATATGCAATGAATGGCTTTTTCGTTCTAATCTTCAGTTTATTACTCACCCAATCACCTCTGCTCCTGGGTACTTGCTAAGATCACATTCATCAATTTCTAACTCAACGTCCCTATGTGCAAGATACTGCAACTTGTGTATATCACCAAGCATCACGAAGTCCCAACCATCAAAAAAATCCGTTGTCACACCCTCATCTATCAACCATTCAGTTTCTGACAAAGCACCACGAACCGGACCATGATAACACGCAATGTTGATCTTACCTTCAACGGGTTTAACAATCGACCAATTGTTCGAATCAAACAAGCTAAACACACCAAACACGTAACCCGCAGCAAACTCATAAACTCCACTGTTCTTGTAAAGATGAACCTTTGGGTTGTTGAGTGCTGCAACGATTGGTGAAATTGCATCTTGCCTCGTGAGATTTGCAAGGTTCATATCGTGGTTTCCCAACGTAACATGAACATCAGCAACCAAAGACAACGTGTTAAACATCCAACACATGAACTCAATGCATTCAGGCGACATACCCGAACACTTCGTATGAAACACATCGCCACCAATGTAAATGTGATCAATGCAGTGCAGTTTACACTGCTTCACAAACTCAATAAAAACCGCCTTGTATTCCTGGTGTCGAGAGATGTTACGGACGTGCACATCAGCGATGTGCGCAATACGAATTGCCATGTTTAAACACAATAAAGCATTCTACGATGGTTTACACGTGAACTATCACAGCGCTTCCAATCGATCGTTAAACGTATCATCCCAACAATATTGCTTCGCTTCACGTAAGCGCTCTAAAAATTCGCTTTTTGTCATATCACCTGGATCAGTTGGCACGTGAACGATCCTCACGCTAACATCGTACTCCGCCAACTTCCTTGCGACTCTAGGCATCTTCTTCGTACGCATATCAGCGTCCATTGCAAGCGCGATCGGTGTGTTGTTGACAACGATGGCATTGAACAATGCCGAACGTTCATTCAAATCGCTACCCAACATCGACACTGCGTTATCTGGACACTTCATCAGGTCGAACGGTCCCTCGCATAGCACGAGCTCACGTGACCAATCAACGTTGAGCTCATTGAAGATGATTGGGTACTTGTCAACGTTTGGACTATCATACTTCGGTCGACGAAACTTATCAACCGCTCTACCGGTGAAGTAATTGAGCTCTCCATCAACATCAAACGACGGTACAATCACTCGACGTCTCCATCTAGGATCATCGCTATAACCTAGCTTGAAGTACCACATATCACGCTCGCTTACCTTCCTACGAGATAATTCACTACGAAGAGCCAATGCATCAGGATCGCGCATTGATGACGTAACGATCAACCTAAAATCATCTGGCAGAACTAACTTTGGTGCTAAATCAACGTCAATGTCGCGTTGTTTCTTCGCTCGCTCGGTTTCAGGCATGTACCTGTTACGATACTCGTTTAGTTTATCTGCAGAACCGTACTTTTTTATCAACGGTGCTAGAGTAAACGCCTTGTACCCGCAAGACCAACAATGCAAACGTCCATCAGCGATGTGAATTGATAACTTCTTCTTCGTTTTATCAGTTGAAGCGCAAATGGGACACCACACGTCGAAGTTCGCTGAGTCACGCGACAGCTTACCAGAACCAAATATCGATTCAACGAATCGAATGTGTTCGGTGATGCTGATGGGTGACACGACCACAAACTACCATAATTGAGGCATCTACTTCACTTTTTGTTTCTTTTGCTTCTTCACAACAACGATTGGACCACAAATTGATGCCGCTCTCGCAACTACGTATGCATCCGTGGTATCGTAACTACGATCAACGGGTTCACCATTTTTCTTTAGTTCCCAAGCAACGTGTTTCAGATCATGTTCGCGCATGTGCTTGAAAACCTGAGATTTCTGTGGTCCGCCAAGAGCGGTTTTTAGTAGTTTGATTCCACAAAGCTTTCTTGCGTGTCCAGAACCAATATATTCAGGTTCCTTCTGAAAAACGTTGCGAGCAACGTAGCTAACAATGCCATTGAACTTCATCAACGTTGAAATTGTCATAGCAGACGACATACCCGGTCTAAACGACATCAATGCTTCTTCAAGAACGATGCGATCCAGCATAATTTCTAACCCATTGGAACTGAGCATTTTTTGAAAAAAACGTACTACGCAATCAGCCTTTTCAAACAACGTCTTTTTGCCCTTGGTGAAATCAACAGAATCAAGCAACAATATGTGACTTCCCTTGTCATCAGGTACAACTTCAGAATCGACGATGGCCACGCCCATAACGCTCGTTGAAACGTCAAGTCCTAAGATAGTGCTCATGATCGACTATAACACACCTGCACCCACAGGTGGTCACGAGAACGCACTACTTCAAGAGACCAAGAACCTTCAACTCGTTCTCAGTGATCACGACCAGGGCGGTTTGGTGGGCACTACACCACTCCCGTGCAGCGTTTAGCTTCTTTACCACGTTCGCCTGCGTGACACGCTTCGAAGGTTTGATTTCAACAATGGCATGCGTATCATCAACGTACGTTAGTAAAAAATCAGGATAATACTTCCGAATTTTCCCAGTTCTAACGTTGCTCACATATGGTATGATGACGCTCTCATATGACCATGTCAAAATCGATGGTTCGCCATCAAGATATTGCATATACGATAATTCCCAGCCACTCCTATACTTGCACGTCAATCCGGTTTTTAACGATGTGTAAATTCCTGTGTGATAGTGACCACGACGCTTCTTTCGTCTACGTTTCTTCATGTTAAAAATCAAACTTGCACTTGAACATAATTGCATCGCCTTGTCTCTTTGCAATTGGCTGCGCCAGTGATGTTTTTAAAACAACGTTTAGATCCTTATCGTGAAAATTAATGTTTGACACATATACAAACTTATTTTCAGGATCGTTCGGATAACCAGTCGGAGGCAACGGTAAATAACACGGATTGCTTGATGAATTCAATTGATTGCTTGGCGCAAGCGCATCAAGCTTCATGACGTGAACGTGTTGCTCACCACGCATGTACATTGACCACTGGTTCTGACCGAAAAAGTACAAGTGCGGGCTCTTAATGATCGCCAATCCCTCATCGTAGTACAAATTTCCGACGGAATTCCACGTTGCCTGTGTCGTCAAACAATCTGCGCGGTAAACGTTTCCTCGTCCATCGTCGGCAAGTTTGATGCGAATGGGCCCCGATTTAGGCGTCATATTCGATCCGAGAAGGCTTGACTGCAACAAGTCTTGATCGCTGACCGTAAACGTCGTCGGACTGATCCTGAATCCGTAGAACATGTTGCTAGCGTCGAACACAACGACCTCGTTCGATGATGGATCCTGCGTACGTTGATACACCGTGAGAGGTGCACCTGCCTCCACATCGCTTCCTGACTGTACAGTGTTGATGTAGTTCGACATCGCCGGACCTGTATTCGCGAACGGCGTTTCGGGTGTCGCACCTATCTGAATGTTAGCGAACTCGTTCACGTCTGCATCAGGTTGCGAACCATCATCAAACGTACCTGCACCAAACATCAACGTTGTCGGTGAAACCATGTTATCGAGACCAATGAAGCTCAGTTCGTCTATTCCAAGATCGTCGATGGCACGAACGAGGCTCTCTGATTGCAGGTATTGAAAGCTAGGAACGAAGTTACCATCATCACATGGTAGGATCGTTAGGTTACGCTTAGCAACGAACGGTTGCGAATACAGAAACTCATTGCACGTCTCTGCTTCCGGAGTCGATGACTGCAACGCAACGCCGGTGAGATGGTGAAGCATTGGAAATTGCTTTGCCGCAAAATCCTTGACAAAGTTCTCTAGGTTGATGTAGTGACCTGCAACGCCAAACGATAACGCAACGCTGAACGGAGTGTACGTCGTACCATCAACCTCCTCAAACGGTGTGACCAACAACCCGCCGTGATCATCGACGAACTGTCTATACGGCGATTGTTCAACGAAGAACGGTGGCACAAAGAACGCAAACGTCTTATCAAGAAAAACTGGTCCAATCGACGATGACGTAGCGATATCGAGGTCGGAAAGGTAACACGTCCTGAACGAAACGTTGTGCAGCTCAGCGTTCAACGGATGATTGAATGCATACGATGGAGGCGTTTCTATCGTAGCGGTATCATCGGCAAGAAGAACGTTTAGACCATCACGTGTCGCTGGATCGGTCGCAAAGAACATTGCCTGAGCGTTCGCCGTATTATTCGAACCCTCGTAGAAGTTACCCAAGCATAGAACGTCAGGATCCTCTTGCACAACATCAACGGGTTTATCATCAGACCACCGCGATAGATCAAACGATGTCGGAGAGATAGAACTGCATGGAACAACGAACGAACCAACGTCTGTGCCATCAACGTTGAAGGTGCCTGAACCGTGATTTATGAGGTTGGTTCCCCATCTAACAACAACGTGGTGCCAGTGATTGTGTTGCAGAACGTTATCGTTAGAAATGAACACCATGCTGCTAGACGGGTACTGAATCACGCTATCAATGTTACGATACGTGCCAAACGGGGCATTCACGTGAATGCCCCCAGAACTATCCTGTAACACGTACGATGGAGGAATGTCAGCTGAACAACTCAACTGCAACTGCAACCTGAAACCAGACGTTCGACCGTTCACGTCCTTCGCTGAACCGCTGATCAACGATAACGCAAACGTCGATGAAAGGTGCATGATGCAACCAGGTTTGAACGAACCGTTTTGTTCATCTGGTTGATAGCGTGGGTTGATATAGAAATCAAAGCTCCAGCTTGTCAATGGCGTGTAAACACCAACATTGACATTTTTAGTTGGAATGTTTGGGTACAACAAAACAGATGATTCAGGAACGACTGACGCGGTGAAGAAATTCAATGCATTGTAGTTCGTGTACGCATAGTGTGCGGTCGGATACGAAACCCTGTAGTACGGATTTAGTTGGTCCTTGATCGTCAACTTCCTCAACGTATTGCTGTTGAACAACGGTGGAGGAGAAAAGATGTTGATATCCAACGTTTCAGCTAGACGAGCGGCTTGAGGCTGCGTAGCACAACCGATCATGTATTGATCAATGATTGATGTGAAATCTGGTTGCAAATCAGACGTTAGAAACGTAAAAGTGCTGGCCTCTGGAGTCAAGAACGTACCCACGCTTGACGGAGCAAATCCTGAAGGAAACGTGTAAAAAGCTGGTGTCAAAGGAGACGACAAACTCTCTGGATATGAAACGGATTCAAGATTGATGTACTTCGAAAACACAGGACCCGACGTCAGCGTCGTCGAACCCACTACGGTGGGTAACACCGCGTGAGATACAGTGTCAGTCAACAAACCCGTCAACGTTGTTGCCATAGACGAAAAGTAGTTGTTCGTCAATCCTGTAACGTTGATTCTAGACAAACTCTGCGCTTCCTGAGCGATCTGTGACGGCGTCAACGCCGTGTTTGCCCACAACGACACCTCGCAAACATCGACGTTGTAACCAGTTTCATCAAAATAATAATATGCACTAGAATTTGACGAAATTCCCGTTGCTAACGTAACGCTTGATGGAACATGACCAGCAAGTCCATAATACAATGTTAAATTTCCGCCGATCGTTCCAACGATTGCGATGTAGTTCCAAACACCAGGCACCGTGATTGGTGAACCATAAGTGTACTGCGTACCAGCGTAGTAGAAGTATAGGTTACCACCCCCCTGAGCAACGGCAAATTGTCCTGAAGCAGCACCCAAATACGATGCACTGCCAGCAATCGAGGTGGTATTGTAGAAGCACATATACGTAAATGCCGTGGTGAATGCGGGAATGCTACCGCCAACACCTTGCACATATGCCCCAGCGGGAATTGAAATTGCAGAAGCAGGAAATCCATTCACGAACTGTGCATAGTACGAACCAACAACGTCGGTGTACGTCGATGCATTTCTGATAGACTTACCAACGTTCTGTGCCGATTGTAACAACGTCGATAGATCGGAATCATCGTGCGCGCCATCGATGAACGATGAATCGGGTTGAATATCCTTCTGAATCAACGAGTGTCGTGGATATAGGTTGATCGATCCAACTGGACCACCCGTTGAGCTCGACGAGTACGAAACGATCGGATTCGTGACAACGCTGAACGTTTCAACGTCTGTTTGATCAAACGGGTAAATCGATGGCATAACGTTACGTGTATGTAACTATACCCCGTGATCAGGCCGCGAGCTGCTATCAACCACGGTGCTTGCCAAGAACGAGCGGAACGTAATCGTTTGGAACAGGTCTATACATACCAAGATCTTTATTGACGACAACGATCAATCCTATTCTATCGGCGTTCGTTGGCTTAGTCGACCAAACCTCGTGCGTCTCATCAGCGTCAGGTACAGAATCCTCAAGTGCCTTTGGAACCCCGTATTGACTGTTAGAATCAGGTTCAACGAACTGCTCAGGCACCTCATCGTTGTTCGTGGCCCACTTCTCCCACTTTGGAAGATCAAAGTTCATTCCGTACTTGTTGTCGTTCGACGTTGGAAAATTACCGCTCGTGAGCTCAACATCAATCTCACCCGGTAGATTGTTACATGCATACACGTGAATTATGTCGCCGTTAACAGCCGGCGACATGGCTTCGAATGCATCGTGAACAGATGGCGCCCATGAAATGCGACGCGTAAAATCATCCTCAATAACGTAGCCCCCATGACCGAACATGGGCATAGATGGTCGACGAGGAGTGAACGTGAACGAATCACCCAAATCTTGCCTGCTAAGGTGAAAGAAATTCCATTTAGATTCATCAAAAAACGTTTCTTCATCGGCATCATCATCGCCGGGATCAAGCGATTGTTCGATCAATAGACGAAGGTCACGTATGCTGATCCTCATGGAGTGTAAATATCAAATCAATCAACGTATGACCACAAAAACCCACCAGCGGTGCCACAACCGTTGTAACAAACGCGGCGGACGTTGTCCTCACCGATGCTCGTTGCTTCGCTAGCTATGCGTGCAGTTTCGAACGTTGCAACGAACTCACCCGTCAACGTTCGTTGCACGACGGATCGCTTGTACGCGCTTTCGTGCATGTTTGCTTTGCATGAATCCGATCTGATGACTGCACGATCGGGTTCGACGTACCTCCACATGAATCCCTTCGATTGCTTGAGGTGACCTTGACAACACCTCACAACGTTGGCACCCTGACACAGTAACATCGCTTCTTTTATGGAAGAATGAACGGCAATCAATTCGCCGTCGAGCGTTAATTGCTCGACGGGTTTGTTTGCTGCTTGACGAACGTCAAGTGGTCGAACCGATCCCATCGAACCTTCACCGCCTGACGAAAAGTTCGATCCCCAAAAACCGTCTCCACCGTGGTGATACGTTCTCAATTCACCTATCAAACGAACCTCTTCATCGAACGCAAGTCGTTCATTCAACGTTACAAACACAACGATTCGTTTCAATCCATGCATTGAAGCAATTGCGTCGTGCAGCTTGTTACGGACCTTAGAGTTGATGCGGCCACGGTTGCCTTTGCCAACGTACTGTGCTCTGGGAACTTCTTCAGTCGTCCAATCAACGTACGTAAAGAAATACTTTTCAACGTCGAGCTCTATCTTACGTAGCTCAACAAGCTGTGTGAGCGAATCATCAGAAAATGACACCCAATCACGTAATTTAACGAACTCAACGTTGCTCAACGTTTCACTTTTCTTAGCGAAATCAGAAATCAAGCCTGACGCGGAACGTTAGATCTCTGTCTGGCGACTTTTGAATCGGACGTGAGACCTTTGCGATCGCCAATAAATTGTCGTTCGCATCGTAAAGCCCTATCGAACTGATGTACGTAAACGATTGCTGCGTGTCCTCCTGACCAACGTCAATGACAACGATCCTGTTTGAAGAATCGGTGTACGTTGGATTGGAGGAGTAGTTAAATTCATCTGCTTCCGCTCGACAGAATATCAGCGTCGAATTAATATTCGTTACGTTCTGGAACGTGATCGCCGTCTGGCTACCGCTACCCATCCTGCACGATGCGACGTGATCTATGATGTTGTCTAACGATCCACTCACCACAAAATCAGGAATGAACTTCGATGCAAACTGCGTCTGCGTACCCTTGGATCCCAACACCTGGTTACCAAGCGGTGCCATGGCATCGATGGTACCAGAAACGAACTGGCTGCCACTCGTCACCTTGGCGAGGTCCAGGACAAGAACGCCACGGTCGTAGAACATCAGACCAACGTTTCTAGTCGTGTTCGCCGAATCGACAACGTTTCCGACCTGACCACCAAACGTCGACAGCTTGTTCGACGCAGCACCGATGTCGGTGTAGATCGCACTGCCACTACAAGACGTTGAGTACAGGTTTGGAGACGTCACTCCAAAAGTACCGTTAATCGTGTTGCCACCCGTGGATGGATTGTTCGCAGAACCTAGGTACGTCTCGACTAGACCTGAAACGTTTCCGGAGTATGGAACTGGAGCCGATGGACTGGGCGAATAAACGCTGGCTGTCTGAAAAAACCTCATCGCAAACGTCTCACGTTTGATGCTATCGCGAGCGAACAGTCGCTTGAAAGAGATGAACAGAGCAACGTCGATCTGATCTGAGGCGTTTGAGCTGTTTAGCGGAGACGAGAACACGTTCGACGCGTTGCCAAGCAATAACTGAGCGAACTGACGATAGACGTCCAACTTCTCGCGCATCATGAGGCTAGAACTTGGAAACAGTTCCTTGCCTGCAGAATCGACGCCGGTCTGAGCAGTCAGCTCCGTTGGACCTCCGGGTTGTAGACCCATCGTCATGTCAAAGATCGAATTGGCAGTCTGAAGCGTAAAATCCTGATCATAAATTGTTTGAAATATCGACGATGTTACGCCTGGGCCTATTCCCCCAGTCACAAAAAGTTGATATTTTCTGCGCGAAACTGACCCGCTAATGTCCTCTTGAAGAACGTCCACCAGTTGGTTCAAAAAACTTCGTGCAGTCTTTATGTCTGCAGGAAGTATCTCTTTAAATGTCGCCATATACTACATTCTCCGTTGTTTTGTTCTGTTCTTTCAATGGATACCCTGGTTCATGAACGAAGTACGACACAGCGTTGGACGCAGATCGCAATTGTTCAACCAACACGTCATATGTATGCTGTTTCACTACCTTACCCCACTGTAAATCTGTCAGCCTGAACAGCTTAAATCCTTCGTGTTGCTCAAACCACTTCATCGTTGCAACATCATTCTTCATAGTTACTCTGATTTTATCATTAATACGTTCTTCACCCATCAACCCGTGCCAATATACACCATCAACCTGAATGTAAAGATCGAGCGATTTGACGTAAAAGTCAATTGAATGACGTGCAATCCAGCTCTGCGTTTTTATGTCATCAACTCCAAACGTGCTACTCAAAAACTTACCAACATCACGTTCAGGTTTTGAAACGAACAATCGACCCTCAGCAATCAACGTCTCTCGACGTTTTCTATTCGATTCAACGTAATCGATCTTACTCTTGACATTTGCCGACTTAAAAGGATTATCAACGCCGTAATTTTTTAACCACGTTACAATTCTTTTGTTTAAAACACTTTTCAATCCTGACGGTGATGACACACCGTATTTTTTAAATGAATTACTTCTACGTTTTTCTAAAACAACGGAAGAACGCATTGGATGCTTTACACCATAACGTTCAAGCATCGTTTTTTCATATATTGGCCTAAGAACCGGCGATCCAAGAGAACCGGCGGATCTAAACCTTTCGATCGTCGTTGCTACGCACTTATCCCTAATGACCTTCAACTTCCATGGATGATCAACGCCGTACAACTCAAGGCACGTTTCCCTACACTTTTGTTGAACTTCGTTAGATATTGCTTTTTGTATATCAGATAATCTTTTCCGTCGCGTGGGACAGGCATACGTACACTTCTGAGAACAGTACAACGCTTTTGTCTTTTTATGCGCAATGAATTCATTACCACAAAAATCACACTTGGCGCATAGAACGGTCTTCGTACGTCGCCTTCCCAATGAATCATTCACCTGCAAACGCTCAACGTTGACTAGCATCAATCAGATTCTATACATTGTTCAACAATCTTACGCTAAATGCACGTTTCTATTTCGCTCGTACAACGTTTGGCCTCGTCGGCGCCTCCAACGCAGCAACGTACTCACTAATCAACTCGTGTAGTCTGATCGACTCCCTGGTCCTGTTGATCCTAACGCCGCAGAACACACACCTATCGTTGTCAACGGAATCCCTCCATTCCAGGAGAGCGTTGAGAAGTTCCTTGTCCATGTTCGAACGCCTTTCTCCCCGCAGTGCGAAGTGAAGCCAACGTTCTTAACTATCGTTGAATGTAATATAAATGAATGTTACAACTATGAAACAATTTGTGCTAGAGCTCAGAGGTTCTGCTGAATGACGATGCCGATATCCTGTACGGAGCCGCTCTGAACGCCTGTCACCTTCATGTATGCCTTGATCACCGTCTTATCCGCCGTCGTCCCATACACCTGGAACGTTGCATTTGACATGCTCTTGACAGAGAGCGTGAACTGCACTGACGAACCACCGAACGAGTTCTCAGTCGGAGATCGCGTCAGAACATACGTTGCTCGTTGGTTGCCATCAATGTTCTCTGGCGTCTGCTGCATGATCTGCACAAACAGGTTTGGCACGTCGATCACAAACGTCTGATCGCGAAGTTCAACGTCTATAGACGTTTCATTCTGTATCGTCTGCTGCACTGTGATAGTAGCTGTCTGTTGCGTTTGGATTCCAAGGGTCACTAGACCATTGAGACCATCGACGTTCGCATCACCCGAAAGCGCAAGGTTCGGCATATAAAGCAGGTTTGGATTAGAAACGGAGATTAGCTTGTACTTCTGAGCGATCGCTTGGTTTGTTAGGGCTTCAAAGATCGGTGTATTTTTCTCCAACTTTTCGGCGCCGACCGTACGACCATATTTGGTGATGACAGAATAATTGACTTCATCATCGCCTGCCGCCCATTTATGAACAGAAAAAGATCCATCGTTGCGTGCTAAAAACTGTCTGCCAACGTCCGTGAGGACTGCATCAAGAATAATGTTGTTGGTTGAATTATCGAGAAATCCTATTTTACACGTAATTTCTTTCTACGGTAGATTACCGCCTTCACGAGAATACCTCCATACGTATCCAGCGCTTGTCTTTGTTAGGCCTGATGCAGCGTGAGAAATAGCACAACCTGTAACACCAACGAAATGTGCTGCCTTATTGATTGAAGAGAACGTTCTCAACAAGTTTCCGTTCTTATCGAACATTTCAACCGGTTTAGATGAAATTTCAGACAAAACCTCCAATCTTTTTGCTAAAAGGTTTTCACGTCTGTTTGCTCGACCAAGAATTTCTTTCATTCCATTTTTCATCAAACCGTTTACAATTGCTCGCTTGTGTTCTTCCGTAAGTTTCCTTCCGGTGAGCTTCTTCCTTATCATTTCACGTTGTTCTTCAGGAATCACCTTGCCTTTCTGCGACGCAGATAACCTTTCAAGGTGTTGTTGAGAACGATTCTTCGAATACTCGCTTTTCTTTGCTCGCGTTTGGTCAGAATCCTTGACACCGGTGTGAACAACGCTTTGTTTAACACGTGTTTCTTCTGACGCTTGCAAACCTAAGTGAGACTCACGCATTGCCCTTCTAGTTTCATCGCTTGGTATCCAACCAATTCTTGCTTTGCTGGCCCGTTTTTTCGATTCATCGTTCCACTTCAATCCTAACGTTCCATCGCCGCCCTTCGTCATATTATAACCACTTTGAGGATGCTCAACAAAGTATGTCTTCAATTCAGCGATGAGCCTAACATCAGCGTCCTTCAATGATTTAGAGTCTACGTGAGTTTCTAGAACGCTTCGTTCAAATGCATCAATACCGTACTTCCTTATCGCACGGTGAATTAAACACATTGATCTCTTTTTAAACGCATCATTAATGTGACCGTTCCAACGCTCATCAATGGTCGTAGCAGTTATTCCCACATACCCCTTCCCATTCACACGGTTCCTGATGAGGTACACCTTTCCATCGATCGCTTTACCATCATCGATCATCGTTAAATTCTACACCGTTCACGCTGAACCGTTCTGAACGGCTTTGTTGTTCCTCTTTCTACCCAACTGCACCTGCGTCGTTGCCAATGGTTGTGTACCAGCAGGTAGCTGATCGTCGATAGTAATATTGATCGTTGCCGCCTTACCGTTATCAACGTTGATGAATTGTAGCTGGTAGCTCCCGCCCTTCTGCTTCGTCGCCACGACCTGATCAACCTTGTTCTGATCATCATAAACGTAATAATATTCGGGATTGAAGTAAAGCTTCACGTTCGTCGAGCTGGGACCGTTTGCCTTGATCGTGTTGACGAACAATTCACCGTCGAGGTACAGGTTCGGGTACTGTTTCGGGGCACCCAAGTGACTCACGTGCTTCTTGACGAGCACGTTCTTGAAAGCATCAAACCACACAACGTACTGCGCCGAGAGGCAACTGGAGAGCCCGTGTGCATCTACGCAAGACACGCTGTAAATAAAGCCACGTTCCTCCTTCGTCTGAGTAAGCCAATCAAAATCATCATCAACGTAGTATTGAGCAGGTGACGTAAGGTACTCAACCAGCGAAGGATCTGGTTGTTCGTTGTCAGGAAACTTAACGTCCGAATCATCGAAATTGTAGTTCTTCTGCAATGCAAACGGTTGTTTGACGCTTGAACGTCTGAACACCTGAAACTGCTTGATGTCCTGCTGCGACCACACCGGAAATGCCCACGTCACCGTAAGCTTGTTCGTCTCGTAGTTCCAAATAAAATCAACGTCGCCAGGAGGTGGAGGCGCATCGAGCTTCGTGGTGCTAACGTACACCTTGTTCGATGGTTTGCTGCTCACGAGGACCTTGATCGTTGCAACGTCACCGTTGCTATCATCGATCGCTGGCATCGTCAACAATCCTATTGATCTGATAGTGTAGCAGTAGTTTGCGTGGAACTTCACAGCAAAATCTGCGGTCGTGGCGACGTTCGGACTGTCGATGACAATCGGTGCCATCTTGATCGTGCTACCGTCCTGTAGAACCTCGTACTTATCAATAATGAACCCAACGATCTCTGTGCCATACTTCTCGTGGTGAAGCGCTGTTTTCTGTCTCTTCACGTCGATGTATGGTATGAACGTCTTATAATCGCTTTCGCACACCTGCGTTGAAAACTTGATCGACGATTGCTTCGCTGATTTTGCATACCCGTGAATGTTCGATATTTCGTTTGCCAACGTTGCCGTTGGATCGAACGCAAGGTTGTTGGCCATATCCTCAAGCAACTTTGAATTCACCTGCGTATTGACAGCAACGTTCTTCAATCCCTCGAAGTAACCATTGACGAACCTTTTCTTCTTCGATTTTGGGTGCGTTGTAGGCGCAGAAGTTCTTCCAGCCGACGTTGGACTGTAAAATTGCGCGTTACCTGATTTGTCTGGTTGCGTTAAAGCGCGATAGACGAAGTGAGGTTTGATGCTGTTTGGTAGAGACGAGTTCAATCGTTGAGCAGAATGGTACGAACTTGCGTTGTCGTTGTGTTCGTTCTCGAGCGTTTGCATTGCCAACGTTCCGGACACGATGTTGAATGCTTTTGTTCCTATGTCGCCATCGTGAAAGCTGATGGCGACGAAGTTGTTTCCAGAAAAGAAATCTTCATCAACAACCTTATCGATGTTATCAAGTATCAACGAACCATTTTGCATACCTGTTATTCGCGTTGAATTATTACGTTGAGCTAATGCACTAACGGTGTTGCCAACGTCTGCAATCTTGGGAGGCGAAAATTTGAAGTCTACCTCCCGAGGAACACGCGTCATTGACCATTGAATGAAGCTCGAATCTATCAATGCACCAGGTCTAGAAAGCGCGCGAGCAGGAACACCTCCAGTATCATTGATGCACTCATCAGGAGTAAAAAAATTGTACGCAAACGTTGCGGTAAAATTCCTCACCTGAGGAACGTCTACGGCATACACAAGTTTCGAAGGTTGAGAAATTGTCATGTGCCCTCATCAAACGTTTCAATTGTGATGAAGTATTTGTCGGCTGTTACATCGCCTTGATTCGTATCACGATCCCTATACTTCCACGAATTAACGTTCGGAGATGATCTATTTTGAATGAATGATCTGCCTCCAGGCGTAATTTGATTCGTGCCAATTTGCGTTGTGCTCGACAACGCAACATCGTTTTCAGTTGCAGGAACTACATCGCCATTTTTAATCATCAAGTTAAGTGCTTGTCGACCAAACGGTGTTGCTGTCGTACGTGCAACATCAATGTCGAATGCTGTTGGATCAACAACAACGTTGAAAATACGATCGAATTGCTTTGGATTGATGAGTTTTTGATTCACGGCTAAAGGACTGGATATCGTTGACATGGTGTTTGACAAGCTACTGATGGTGCGTAGTGTTTCTGCAACAACTGGAGCGTTTCTTGATGAGATTGTGCTAAGGTTGTTTCCAACATTTCCTGTGACGGTCACCTGTTGCAACGTTTTTATCGGAACGTTTGCAGATTGTATGTTCTTCAATCTTGATGACAAAGAAACGTTACCCGCTATACCAGAAGGATTAGACAATTGAGATTGCGTTATTGATAACGGTGAAACACTACCTTGTAATATTGATGTTGCAGTCGGTCGAACGTTCGTTGTTGAAAACATAACACCGCCAGTTACGTTCGACTGACTTTGCGTAGACGTTGATTTTTGCTTCACAACGTCTGAAACGTGTTGCATGGAATGTTCAAGCAACGTTTTTACGAGCGTTTGATCGACCGGTTGCATTGAATCTACCATGTCAAAATCAGATTCTGCAACGCTCAATCCTGTCATCAAATGAATGTACGCCTCAAGAAGTTGACTAACAATGTGATTATTTAAAATTGATGCCTTCTGATTCACAGTTAAAAATGAATATGAATCATCATCAAACGCAACTCTAGCATTTTTTATTCCATCAGCGCCAGCAACAACAGATGACGCATATTCTATTCCATTCGTTATTGCAGTTGACGTGCTTATGTCTACGTTTTGACTAAAATTCAACGTTGGAATCGAATTCACGATGTCTGACAACGATGGTTTTTGAGGAATCGGTAACCATTGTGACGTAGAAACCTTCACGGGGAACCTCGACAACTCAAACATAAACTTCAATGGTTTGTAAACGATGTCGCTATTGATCATATCAACCTTATAAACACAAACATTTACTATGTCATTTCGTCTATTTTCAAATGATGCACGTCCTTGTTTTTGAATGTTAACTTTTTGCTTGATACGTTGCGTAAATCCTAAAGGAATTCCAACAGAAAGTATTCTCTTGTTCGTTCCTCTGTTTGATGCAAACTCATCCTGTCCAAGGTAACCAAGCACTGCATCATGTGTCGCTTGAGATATTTGAGACTCATCAAGTATTGTAATTTCTTCAAAGTTGTTTGCATCACTTGGACTGCTAGGTTGCTTCGTTCCCGACGTCTCGCTGGTTGCAGCTAGCAAATTCTGAACAGACGCAGCCAAAAGCATGATTTGTTGCTCAGAAAACAGCATCTGCATCATTTGATTATCGTTATTAAGAATGCCATAAATTTCTAACATTTTAGAATTAACGTCGGAAGAATTCAAGTAATTGCTAACACCGGCTAGCGATGCTTTGAGCGTTGATAACGTATTTGTAACAGTTAATACCAATTGTTGAACTCTTGCATCTTCACCATTTACACGTTGCATAACTTCATTGATGGAATTTTTGTGATTTATTGAATTCGTTGAAATAATGTAATTCACGGTGCTAGACGTTATGTTTCCAACGCTTTTTGTAGTACCAACGATGCTTTGACTACCATATTTTGCAATCATTGAAATGATTAAATCAAACGCAACCATCATGATGCTAGTGTCAATGTAACCGTTAAACAACGTATATGAACCCGTGATTGCGCCGCTATCAACGCGTAATTGTGATAAAATTTTACCCATCATCTGCATGACCCACGTAACCAACTGCGATCTCTGTCTCAACGCAGTTTCAAATCCGTTAGCAGTCGTTGCAAACGTAATGCCCTGTCTCTCGTTCAACGTTAGCGATGATTTTGACGTTGGTATTGTTGCTAGCAATGAATTTAATATAACGTCAACCAACGTATCCATCAACGGCGTGTTTTCAAAAGCAATTTCGTTAGAAACCATGGATGAAACGCTGGTGGCGACTTTGGCGTTCGACAATGGCGTTGTGATATTAGAAACATTTGACATGTTGTTAACATACGTAATATTTTCACCGTAACTTCTTGATATCAATGTCATTATGTACACAAATAACGACGATTTAAGATCGGGATAATAAAATGCATGATGAAACACTGCAGCCAATTTATCAGTTTTTAACATCGCAGACGTTTCATTTGTTGAATCAAGAAGTTGATTACTCAACAACGTGATCAATTTGCCGGCTGTCATCAAATCCTGTTGAGAAACATTTGTTGACGTACTAACATAATCTAATGGATTTGCCAATAAATTTAATTTATCTGTTATGATATTAAATGAATTAATTGAATTTTGAAGTGTAGTGACAAATGTATCAATGTTTTTTGTGTCAAACGACGTTCCATTCACTTGTAAAACTTGATCAAAGAAATAATCTCCGCCAGGAGACAATGTACCCGTATCGCCTTCAACGTACTTTGATTCAAAAGTAAGAACGCCTGTGGCACCTGCAACCTGTTGACCAATCGATACTAGCGAATTTATTTGTTGCGTTGGAAAATCAGTAATATTGTTACCAAAATTGCCAATGATGCTATCGAATATAGTTGAATTAGCAAACGTTGGAACAACTGTAAAGTTATAATATTTGTTTAACGTCTGTTGAACAGTTTTTAATGCTAACCCATTTGAATACCTATATTCTGTAGATAAAAGGTGAGCTAGCGCAGCAATGCGCGCTTCTTGATCCTTAAATGGAACGTTTTGATACAACGAATTAAACGCAGACGTTATTGCTTTCGTTGTGACTAAAACGCCGTCATACGGCGTACTAATAACCTCTGATAAAGGTGGAAGTTCTGGCAAATTAGATGATAAACTGAATCTTGAAGCATTTGGATTCAATATCGTCGTTGGATTTGAATCATTACGTTGGTACGATGGATCTACGTCAATGAATTGTAACGTGTGGTATCGTAAAGCATACGATAACTCAACTAACGTCTGTATCCAAATCTTGCTAGACGCATACACGTTCTGAACGTTATCTTTTGTATATCCTAAACTCGTCAGTGTATCAACAAAATCATACGTTGGTGGATGATTTACAGCGATTGATGACGTGTTTCCAGATGAAGTTGGATTTACGTCTGATTGAATTTGTTGAGAATAATTTGCTGCACCTAACGTACCAACCTGAGTTACATCAACGGTGTAAATATCGTGTCGTAAATCAAGCTGACTTTTTTGTGATTCAAGTATTCTAACAAGATTTAATAAAAATGATGCATCATCCTGTAATGAAGAAAGAGCGATTGAAAAATTAGCTTGAGCCTTAGCAACATCGGCGCTAACGTTGGCATACGTAGCATTTAGCGTTTTCATCAAACTTTGAGAATTAAACGATCGCATATTTCGCATATAAAATTGAACGTCAAAAAACCTACCTGCGTCAGTCATATATGGATGAATGCCAGCGTTCTGTAACACATCAGTAAACTTTTGTCCGGAGTGTTGCTTATCATTGATGAACAATGGTTGAAAATTTGTGATCATAACAACTTCAGGACGTTCCTGAGAAATACCTGTCAATTGTTCATATGGTTGAAATTTCGTAGTTGTTGTAATAAATGAAGAATTCTGTCTTAAATCATAATCTTTTCCACGCCATAATGAAAGATTATATGTTGGTAAAATTTTTGCAATTGATACTATTGTAGCCGCTGTACGAGTGGGTGTAGTTGCTGCAGCCGCTGCCGCAGCAGCTTTTCCCGCAGCGGCACCAGCTGCAGCTCCAGCGGCTGCCTGAGATGCAGATGTTGAAACAATCTTTGCCGTAGTACTCAGCGCTTGAGCTACTTCTTCTAAAGAAGAAGATGATGAAGTTTGCGTTACACTACCAATGGCTGTTTTAACAAGTGATAACGTAGTAGAAGCAGCTTGACTGGGTGATGTCTTTCCTAAAATTGTTGAACTTTGTGATTGATTTGCAATTATTGCAAGAGGATTCGTTGTAGGTTGCAATGAAACGTTGCCGAGGTTCACAAACGAACCATTGTTTGCTAGCAACGAACTGATCATGATGCATCCACAATAATAGTATTTGATGTAACTGCAACACCAACGTTATAATCATTCATCACTGGCGTTACCACATAAGAAATACCACCATCATCGTGTTTTGTAACCTGATGAAAGTACTGACATGCCGTCGTTGGAAACTGTGAATGAGCTTTTCCTATCAGTGTCTTCACTCCATTCACCAACTTAAACACCAAAAAATGATCAACCTGTGTAATATCACCATTCGCCTGCCACGATATGATGTTAAGATCACGGTTGAAGTTTGTTGCAGTTAAATTCGACACCAATGACGTACTAATGTTAAATGACACATTGACAGTGACCAAAGATCCAACAATACCAAATGACATTGGATCCTTTGCATAACGTTGACTAGCACCCTGCGTCGAAACTAACACTCCTCGTGTCAACGCTAACGGATGTAAAAACTTTGCAGGCGAAAATGAGTACGGCTTCTTTGTTGTTGGATCAATAGACGTCTTTACAAACCCATCAAACATCGTTTCAGATGCTCGAAGTAACGGATAAATTTCATACCTGTACAAATGACTATATTGTAATGGATCTATCGCTCTGTTTTTTCTAAGCGCTGAATCATCAAAGTTATTTGTTGTAATCGTTCCAAAATCCTCACGTTTTCCCGTTGATAAATCGACGCGTTGAACGCTGTACGCAATAAGTTTTTGCAATTGATCACGTTGTGATTGAACATCACCTTGAAAATACTGTTGCAAATTCTGATTTGTTAACATCTGCGTAATTTGATCCATGTCAGTTGCAGCGGTTGTTGCAGCGATCGTAAACGTTACGTTAGGTGCAGTCATGGTATCGCTAACGGCCAAATTTGTAGTTGTTACAGAAACCTGACCCGGTGCTGGTTTGACAAATTCTAACGTAACATCACCAAAATCCTCTGTCACGCCGTTCGTGTAAATTAATCTTGCAACGTATCTATAAATGTTAGAATCAAACACGTTGTTATCAACGATCACGACCAAATCAGCAGCGCGTGTGGCATCATCAATGAAAGCAACGTCACCGTTCACTGTTGTGTATAGTTTATCAAACGTTGTCATGTTCCATCTAAGCAGTTGAATTGCAATGACTTTCGTTGGCAACTTACGCATCTCTATTTGAATACCTTCGTTCACCTGAACACCTGTCAACGCAATGCTACGCAATGGTGTATACCTCAACGGTTTAACGACGGCATTATTAAATTCAAATCCAAGCGTTGCTTGAACACCAACAGGTATTGCCCTATAAATCGTCGGACAAGATTGAGGAACATCAATCTGCACCTGCAACGCTTGATCACGTGACGTTAGTGAATACGTACCTATCAATGAATAAGAATCAAGATCAGATGATGCAACGAAGATTGATTTTTTATAAATACTAACAGATGTCGCTCCTGGATCGTTTTGTTTAACACGAAGCGTAGCATACGTTGACGCCGCCGAAACAGACGTTTTAAGCGTTGGCGGCAATTTCGGCGTATTATAAACCTGTATTTCTTTCGTAATATCAAGAGTTTTAATGACAGTGTCTATTGGTTCATTTGAATTTGAATTTAATAAATCAAATTGAACAAATACTTTTGTGAGATCAGCATTCTCAAGTTTTAATTTTGATTGCAATAACGTAACGTTGACAGGAACTTCAACTGTGCTACTCGTTATCGTTGATAACACCGTGACAAGATCGTTGTCGATGAGTTGATCAGTGTTTGTTGGCGGAACTGATAACGACGTTGGAAACACGTGATAGTTTAATAACTGTGAAGCTGGGTCGGTTGTTTTTTCAAGTGCAGTAGACGTGTTAGACAATCCACCACGCGTTGAAATTTCATCCTGTGATCGTGACGTCAATTGAGAAATGTACGTTGGATCGAGTCCCTGTCTAACGAGCATGTCATACATCAACGTACGTAAATCAATGATTGTATTGGAAGCTATCACATTCTGAAGATCAGGAACGGCGGCTGAATTAGCAATCCTTTGTAAGACTGGTTGCGAGTTGTTTGTGTTTTTGATGTCACCAGCTTTAACAACGTTCAATTGTGGCGTGTTCAGTTGTTGTATGTTTTCACTTGGTACCTGAGCTAACATCTGCTGAATGACTTCATTATTAACAAAACTCATGATGTTACTATTATTTGAAGCAATAACGTACTTGTCTCGTTGTTGAACGGCTGTTTTTGCATCAGGAAGCAAAGATCTAACGTTATTGATGATTGATTTATTATCGATAATTCCTCGTTGAGTTAACCCCAACAAATCTTTTGAGTGAACGTACCTGCTAAGCACCGTTACAGCAACAACGTTTGCATTGTAGTTTAGAACGGTGCTAGGATTGACTGAATACGTAAATTGAAATTGCAGATTGCCATCAGGAGAAATTGACACGAGTTCAGCATAATCATCATCAATTGTGATTAAATTCGCTATTTGCTGGTACCTGAAGTACATGTTTACTCGAATACCAAGGTGAATAGGTGAATGAACGTATCGGATCCCTTTTCATCGATCATAACCTTGCCAACAAAGTAAATGTGTGATGTTGGCGCTGATCTATCACCGGTTCGATGCATGCCAAAATCAACGACGTCAAGCTTTCGTAACGTATCATAATTCTTTTCAAAAAATTGACCAAACACGTTGTTCTTCAACGATGTTGGATCAAACGATATTTGTCGCATGTAACCTAATGACTCATAATATCCCAGTTCGTTTTTGATTTGAGCATACGTTAAAGACGCAACTGTTGAAGCACCAAGAGTTGGATACGTTGCAAGTTGACTTTTCGCCATTGCATCAAAATCATCCAAATTTCCAGTAGTTTTATTGACTGGAGGGAGATACGCAAAATTTGGCATGTGACTAAATCGTGGATCGCTAAAAATACTATCGAGCGAAGTGACATGCGTTGAGTACAAATCAGGATCAGATATTGGTCTATTGCTGTTTAACGTGAAAGTGATATCGCTAGGACCTGCTGCAAACCCATCATCTTCAAACGTCATGTCATGAGTTGCTACTACCATCAATTTATTGAAATTACCCAACGAATTTCCCAGCAACTGTCCAGTTAGATCAGAAAATGAATTACCTTGCGAAGCTGCAACATTCTGATCACCACCAATGATCGTACCAGAAACTCCTGAATACGTGTACGCAAGTATCTTTCCAGGCGATTGTGGAATGCCATCTGCGTTGCTAAACGGTAAAACGTTTCCTGCATCGTCGGCTCGAAACGTCACCTGATCCTGAGGCAATTGACACGCTTCAAAGTAGATCCTTTGCGTGGCATCTTGACTACCGCTTTGAATGTCAGCCTTGTAAAACGTCGTTGAATCGCTAAACGACACGTACGAAACATCAACACCACCCTGCGATAGTTGCCGACGGCCTTCTAACGTGAGGATGGTGTCTAAAACACGCGATTTATTATCAAGAATTCCACCCATGACGGTCTACTGTACGTATCCCGATGGCGAACCTTCAAGGCACATCACAGAATCTTAGAAGCAATGGTAGCTAACTCGCTTCGCTCACCCTTTATGAGCGTGATGTGACCCGCAATTTTTTGATCCTTAAACCTCTCAACTGCACACGTTAAACCATTGGTAAAAACATCAACATGTACGTTGTCGATCTGTTCAATGTCACCCGTCAATACGATCTTTGTTCCCTCACCAGCACGCGTGATGATTGTCTTTAGTTCATGCATTGAAAGGTTTTGAGCTTCATCAATCACTATGAATGCCTTCGGTATAGATCTTCCCCTGATGAACGTTATCGCTTCAATTTCAATGAGACCACGATCCTGCATCATCGCAAGATATGCATCATCATTTGAAATTGGTTTATCAGATTGACCCGTTGCACGTTTTCTCTTTGGCCTATCACGTTTATATTCCATCAAAAAGTTCAAATTATCACGTATTGGTGCGATCCACGGTTCCATTTTCTCCTCTAGAGAACCTGGTAGGAATCCTATGTCGTTGCCAACTGGGTGCACAGGTCTGGTGACTATCAATTTATCATACCTAGGTGTACCTCCCAACGTTTTAAGCTGTTCAAGGCCTGAAGCAAGAGCAAGCAACGTCTTACCACATCCACTTGGACCTGTCATCGTAAGTAATTTAATGCTTTCGTCCATCAACAAATCCAACGAAAACGACTGTTCTTTATTCCTTGGAGACAACCCATACGCACTCTCAACCTTTGAGATTGGTACGAGTGGTTTCGTTGAATCGATGAACTTCGTCAACGCTGATTTCGTTGTCTGACCATCACAAGTGTTTTTAATGACAACTATCTGATTAGGATAAAACGTGTGTTGCAACAATAAATCGCTAGATAATTGAAGTTGATTGTTTCTATAGAATGAATCAATGAGTTCCTCTTCAACCTCAACAACGCTAACACCATGATAGAATTTCTGAGGATCATCAGCAACACGCATCTTCAGGTAATCCTGACATGGAACGCCAATAGCATCGCACTTCACCCGAACGTTGATGTCCTTTGACACCAGAATGGGGTCACTGCCATATGACGCCGTCCCTAGAATGCTCAACATCAATGCAATGATGATGTTATCAGCCTTCGTTGAATCGAACTCGTGGGGCAACTCAGCGCCTTTTTGAAGTGCTAGCACTCGTAACGTTCCACCATTTGGCAGACGAACACCGTTCGTCAAGCTGTTTCCTGGCATTCGCATATCATCAAGAACGCGATTTACCTGTCTCGCATTCCTACCGACCTCGTCAGGCCTGCTCTTATGCCTATCGAGCTCCTCTAAAACGATCAGAGGAATCACAACATCATTGTCTTCGAATGCAAAGACAGAATTTGGATCGGAAAGCAATACGTTTGTGTCAACTACGTACGTTTTCTTCATGCGTTTTTCACTACTTTCATTTCTCTAATTCGTGATCGACTTGTACACAGATGGCGTCTTCCGTTAGATTATACCTTGTAAGCATGCAAGAATCAAACAAACGCTTAAATGTCATTGGTGCAGATCGTATCGTTGATGGAACAACGTGTTTTGATGTTCAATCCAAGGCAGGCGTCAGTTGTCAAAGACAACGTTGTCCTCATTGGATGGCGTTTGATGAAGGAGGAAATTGCGTACACATTGCATCAAAGATGGGTCCACATACGTTACAACGTATAGGTCAGATCTACAATCTGACAAGAATGCGAATCTGTCAGATCGAAAAAAGCATCTTTGATCGTATTCGAAACGATTCGTGATCGTTTCACGTTGCTTGCTTAACTTTCTTATTTTTCTTGCTGCTAGCAACAACATGAACTTCATCTAGTGCTGGTTGAACGTCGTGTTCAACGAGTTGTTCAGCAATCTGCTGTTCTTGTTTATCTTCAATGACGTCAATTGATGTCGATTGTGCGATTGGTTCTACGACATGAAGTTCTTCTTCAATTTGTGGCGGGTCAAGAAAAACCAATGCTGACTTCAATTCAGGTTGTTCAGGAACAACTGACGTAACGTTAGCAACCAATCGTCCATTATGGGTTCTGGTATGCTTCTCCTTTGGATTGAGGCCAAATTCATGAATGTCACGAAGTATTGCTTTAGGTGCAGGCATAATGATCTCCAGCTCTAAATATGGAGGCCAAGAAACAGCAAAACCCCAGCACATCGCCAGGGTTTTGAAGAAACGATCAATGAACAGTTACTTGGCTTTTGCAGCTAACTTATTCGCCTTGTCCTGTTCTAGGCTTGTCTTGACGAGCGAAGAAGCCTTTGCCTTGAGCTCACGAAGAACCTTTCGTGCTCGAAGACCTGCAGCCGCATTTCCCTTTGCGTTCTTCACAACATCAAGCTCAAGATCGTCAATGATTGCCTTGATTTCTCCCCACAACGCGATGATTTGATTTTCGTCCATTGAAACCTCTCTCCAACTAGATATACCACCTTGAGCAGGCCTGTAAAACATTAAGTGCTTTGAATTGCATATAATGTCAACATTATCATGTCAAGGCACTTGAAAACTCTTCTGGAAACATTGAAGCGTTCTCCCTATAAAACCTTGTCCAGTCGGCGTCGAGTATGTAAGAAACGGCGTGATCCTTGCTGTTACGAACCGATCTACCTAACGCTTGTATAACCGTTCTTGCAGTTTGACATGCGTACCATTGTTGGTTCTTTGCTTTACGTAACTGAATGACTTTATCACCCAAATACGGGTATGGAACCTTACACAAAATTTGAAACCTGCTTACATCATCAGCGAGATCGACGCCCTCCGTCATCGAAGGACTTACAAGCACGGTTGGTTCGACGCTATCCTTGTGAAATTGTATCGTTTCATCACGATTGTCGCTATTGTGAAGCAACAACCTCTTTGATCCAACGTTATCAATTATATATTGAGCTATCTTATACGATACACAGTGTATTATTCCCTTCTCTTTTACGTGCAATTCAAGCAAATCCTTGATCGTTGATACAATGTTTGGCAACGTTTGATCAATGCATCTCATTGACATGCTACCGACGCCGAGGTAATGAATTGGTCTGTTCTCCTTCGGAAACGGCGATGGAATGTCAAGAAATGAGACTTCATTCAAAGGAACGCCGACTGACTTACAAAATGTATCTTTGTCAACGATCGTTGCTGACATCATCAAAATGCGTGAACCCAATTCATAAAGGTGATCGTACCCAAATGATGATACGTCAACAGGTTTAAACTCGAACTTTCGATTGCTTTTTTTGTCTTTTTGCGTTGATTTGATGTAATTCATGATCCAGTTGTCTGGATTATACGATTCAATGAATCTATTCACCTTGCATATGTGCTTATCAAGCATCTCGTGACGTTTGCTGTGTTCAACAAGACCCGTCGAGTCGTCCGTGTTAAAACATGAATCTAACTTGGATTTAACATCACTTATGTGTTTAAGAAGATTTTTCCTGTATGCACCCTTGATCCAAGCAAACGTCGCAGCGTCAGAATCTAACTTCGGTACTCGACATCCCAACACGGTACGTGCAAACCTTTCAGAAAACGTTACCTCAATGAACCTTGATAGTTCGTTTTCTATGTTATGAGCTTCATCGATCACAAGTAATGCCCTAGGACCTAACTGACCTGCGTACATCGTCTCTGCAAGAAAGTACGAAAAGTTCGTTATTCCCAATGGGAACTCAATGAATTCTTGCTTATCAATGACGTATGGACAGTTACCCTTGCAACACTTGTGAAACTCTGTACCATTGACCTGATCGCCTAGTTGTTTGAGCAAACGCCTTGACTCTGCACACGATTGATCGGTGTAAAACCTACACTTATAATTGCTTGATGACTTGAGCGATCTCATCATATTTCGACCAGATGTCGGTCCAAAATCATCCATGTACTGTTGTTGCAACAGTTTTTGCGTCGTTAAAACATACGAGCCGGTTGTCTCTTCGCCCTTATCATCGTACGTTTTGCCACCGTTTGAGTTGAGGTACCTTGCTACAGTGACACCAATTATTGATTTTCCAACTCCTGTACCTGCTTGCAAAATTACATAACGTTTTCTTTCATTGATGAAAGAATTCAAAATGAAATTAATTGCCTTTTCCTGTTCAGACCTCACGCTTTTGAACGGAAAAAATTCCTGCCAATCACGAATCGTAATTTCTTTCACTGTGTTGAAAGATTACCACATAACACACGGTTTTACACAGCATTATCATCAACGAACTCAGCTTTTCCTATGAGAAATAAATCATCGCCACCAACATCACGAACAACGCTTGTCAACGTTTGCATCTGTTCAACGTTTTCAAGCTCCTGTGCCAACAGATAAATTACCATCAACACCTGACGTTGTGAGACGCCAAAATTGCTTATTTCTCGTGCAATCTGACGACAAACTTGATTTTCTTCTGCACGTTTTTCAGACTCTAGTTTGCTGTACAATTCACTCATTTGATAATCTCCTCTCGAACGAAAGGTTCAACCTTGAACATGTTCTCTCCCAAAATTCGTACGTACTTACCTTGCCTCGTACCTGATTCTTCATCCATCGTAAGCACCACAAAATTTCCCCATTGCTTGTTTTCATAAATGTATTGAACGTATTCCCACGTTGCAATGTCTGCATTGTTGGATTCAAGCAAATCAGATAATCTAGCGGGCAATGATAATTTAATATCATCAATCGTTACAATAGATTTCATCTCTTCACGACCCTGAACAATTTCTGACTTATTGATTTCAGTCACTCTGTGAACAATCCCACAATTATTACACGTAACGAACTTCTGTTCAACAACATCGTCATCAATTATTGAAAAAACAACGAATTGATGTGATGGTGGATTCTGTTGACGTTTGAATTGCTGCAAAATGCACCTACACGTGATGAGATGCTTTAATCCTGTTACCATGCATAGACTGTAACGTCCTACTTAGCAAAAGTAAACCACAGGAACAAAACAATGGCAAAAACGCTGAAAAAACTGTACGATGTCAAACGAATTGAACTCATCAAGGAACGAGCAAAATCAGCGAACGTTCAATTGTTGAACGAACAACGAACCGTAACGTTGCTTTTAGAAGTGATGGATCAAGATGATTTGAACAAAGTAACAGCAATCATCCAAAAACTGGATAGCATCAAAACTCCTGAGTTACCAAGACTAAGCGCTGCAATTGAACAAGCGATTTCAGAAATAAACAAGTACACCGGTGGTGGACCATTGACGAAGGCATGGAACAAACTAAAAACGATGGCAGGAATCGATAATCCCGTTGTCAAGGTCACCGTATTTGCAAACGCGCTTGAACGTGGCTTTGCTCAGGTACCAACGATCCTCAGAAACAACGGCATCAATCTAAAAAATGCCGACCTCACAAAAAGCCTGGCAACCATGCTCGCTGACCCGAAAAAAACCGGCGAAAAATCCGATAAAGACATCGGCATGCAACCTCCAGAACAACCTGAATCGTTCAACGTACCAGAAGGCGTGCAGAACGAAGCAAGGGTTGACGTTGCAGGAAAGCTCAAGATCGTTGTTGATCAGCTACAAAAGGCACTTGCACCCGGAGGAATATTCGGTGCGTTCAAGAAGGTTCCTTACATCAACGGTCAAGAATTAGCACAGGAACTCGTTCAGGCACCGATCAACGTATTTGCAAAGATCGCAAAGAAAATACAAACAGGTGCAAAGGCCGCAGACGTAGCTCCGGACCTCAAATCACAGATCACTGGACAGGGTGGCGAACAAACGAAACCCACAACTGACGATGATCCAACGAAGAAGACGCAACAAACACAACCAACGTCACCAAGCGGGCCAACCAACTCTCCGCAGCCCACCGTGCCCACAGGAGAACATCCAACAAACGGAGCGCCCGGTGAGAGAGGTGGAGGTGCACCGCCTGCACAAGATCACGAGAAGGTGATTCTGGGGCAATTGAAGGATAATGGTACACTTACACGATTGGGAATCAATATTCCAAACGCTAAAGCATTTATAAAAGCAATAAACGACCTAGGCGTTTTTAAGCAAAAATAATTCCATCAAGATCGTTCAACGTTCTCATACACTGCACAACGTATGTTTGTGCTGCAATCTCTTTCGCAACGAGCTCACCATCGATCGTTAACCCGTGTTCGATCATCGACTTGACAGAGCGCAATGATTGATCTATCGCTTGCGAATTCACAATGAAATTCCTGTTGTTGGGCAATCTAACGATGACGTGATTTGGCGTTAGAGACCTGATTCGTTTATCAAACAACATTCCCTTATCATCTATGCTTTCATCGTTTCTACGATTTCGCAACTCGTAAACGTGTTGAGACACGCGATTATGTGTTTTTGAATTCGTTACAACGACGCGACCATTTTGAACCGTAATTTGATCAATGATTGGAGCATCGCTAAATCTTATGCTGCTGATTAAATCACCCTTAAGGCTAGACACAAGATCACAACCACAAACAATTGATATATCAACCAACGTATTCATTCCCTCAAGATCAAAGTTCACGGCGATTGGAATGACACGTAGGCTACCTCTATCGTAGTTTGTTCGTAACGTATGAATAACATCATCTGAAGCTCCACGTAAAAAAACAACGCATGGTTCTTTAGCTTCACCCGCAGACTCCAACAAATGATGTATTTCTGACACGTTTTCAACGTAACCATCGATGCAAAAGATCCTTGAATGAGTAAATGTTACATTGAGTGGTATCAATTGTTTTAATAAAAACGTGTAACCTCTAACGAGTTCAACGGATGGCACGTTCGATTGCGTCTTTTCAACGATCACCTTTCCACAGAATCCAGCCGACAAAATTGCCTTATTTGTCAGGTTTTCAATGAAAGCATCAGCATCTTTTGTACACGTTGAAACAATTCGCTTAACATCGTTCATCGTTGGTGCGATTGCAGAGCGTGAAACAACGTTTGTGCTGGATGTTTGCTCATTGATGAGCAATTCGATGAACCTATCGAATCCACCAACGCAGAACTTTTCAGCCATCACCGCATTGCTCATTATCGTTTCATGAATCAATCGTTCGGCATCCGTTTTTAACTTCAGTCCAAACAACACCTGCATTTTAGTGTGTAACATTATTCCATTCTTTTCTCTAGTCAATGCAGATGATTTGATACAAGAATGTATTCTCTTGATAACATTCAAAACGTTTGAAATAATTGCTTGAGCGTTGCTTGTTGTTCCCATGCCAACAATGTAACACTGGACGACACGCGCGTTAAGAATATGTTTAACAGAAATTTCTAAATTTCTAGAAATTTCTAGAAATTTAATCTTTAAAGATTAAATTTTCATTTACAGTGGTCGCTGTACGCCGTTCGCTGTAAATGAAAATTTAAATTTTCATTTACAGCTGATAGCTGTTGCCGTTTAATCATTACTACTAAATTTAAGCTATCAGCTTAAAGCTTAAATTTAAGTTAAATTTAACAGTACAGCTTAACAGCGTAGCATTCGCTGTACGCCGTTCGCTGTAAATGAAAATTTAAATTTTCATTTACAGCTGTTAGCTGTCTCTGTTAATCATTACTACTAAATTTAAGCTTAAACTGATAGCTTAAATTTAGTAGTAATGATTAAGCGGTTGTTAACGTAACCTGTACAAGAAGCGTGAATAGATTATCTTGTCTAGATGGTACTAGACTTCAGCAGAAGTATCTTCGAAGAACAGATCAACATCCCTCCAGAAACTCAGATCATATTCATTTCAGATATGTTCGCTAGCGAATTTATCGGAGGAGCTGAGCTAACAACGCAAGCGTTGATTGATTCCAGTCCTTTCAACGTTGCAAAAATCAGAAGCAAGGATGTAACTGAGGAATTCATACGTAAGAATGCGAACAAATTTTGGATCATCGGGAATTTTTCTCAGCTGAATCCTGAGTGTATCCAGAAATTAATGCTCACTTCGTACTCGATTCTCGAATTCGATTACAAGTATTGTACGTACAGATCGCCTGAAAAACACGCCGCAATTGCAACGATGCCATGTGATTGTCACAACAAAAACAATGGAAAATTCGTTGAAAGTTTCTACAACGGATCAATGGGATTGTGGTGGATGTCAAAGAAACAGGAAGAACGTTACACAACAGCATTTCCAGTTCTTTGTAACGTGTCTCAACCAACGCTATCCAGCGTTTTTGATATACGAACGCTTGATCTTTTACGAACGTTACGTATGAAGTATGCGTCAGTTGAACGATTGAAATGGGTCGTTTTAGGAAGTGATTCTTGGATAAAGGGATCAAAAATAGCGATTCAGTGGTGTAAAGATTCAAATAAACAATATGAGGTTATTTCAAATTTACCGTATGAACAAATGCTTGAGAAATTGGCATCTGCGAAGGGACTCGTGTACCTTCCACGAGGTGGTGATACGTGTCCTAGGTTGGTGATTGAAGCAAAGTTGTTGGGTTGCGAATTACACCTCAATGATAACGTTCAACACAAGGATGAGGAATGGTTCGCAACAAACGATCTTGAAGCGATTGATTCATATCTCAGATCGTCTCCAGAACGTTTTTGGAATTCAATCAGACGAATGATTGATAATGAACCAACGATAAGTGGTTATACAACAACGTACAATTGCATTGATCAACAATACCCGTATAAGCAATGCATTTCATCGATGCTTGCGTTTTGTGATGAAGTCTGCATCGTTGATGGCGGATCAATTGATGGAACGTGGGATGAATTATTGCAATGGAATCTAACAGAACCAAAATTGATCATTAAACAAATCAAGCGTGATTGGTCGAGCAAGCGTCATCCGGTGTTTGATGGAATGCAAAAAGCTGAGGCAAGAAAACTTTGTACGTCAAAGTACTGTTGGCAACAGGATTCTGATGAAATTGTTCATGAAAATGATGCTAAATTGATTGCTGGTATGTGTAAATTCATGCCAAGCAATGTTGATATTATGGCGCTTCCCGTGATTGAATATTGGGGAAGCGCAGATAAAGTACGTTGTGATGTAACGCCGTGGAAATGGCGATTGAGTAGAAATAAATTGAACATCACGCATGGAATTCCAAAGCAACTACGTCGAACAGACGAAAATGATGAGATCTATGCAGCACAAGGTACAGATGGTTGCGATATGATCGATTCTGTCACTGGATTATCATTACCGCTTGTGAACTTTTACAATCAACAGGTAGAATCATGTAGGATGAATGCTTTACGCGGTGATGATCGCGCACGTGTTGAGTATGAACGTTGGTTCAATGATGTTGTGAATTGTTTGCCAAGCATTTTTCATTATTCGTGGTTTGATCTTTCACGAAAAATTCGATTGTATCGTGATTACTGGCAAAACCATTGGAGAGCGTTATACGATCAAGATACGTCAGACACTGCACAAAATAATATGTTCTTTGATTTACCATGGTCAGAAGTTACAGATGAAATGATTGATGCACGCGCCGAGGAGTTAACACAAATTGGCGGTCATATTTGGCACAGCAAGTACAACGGCGAACGTACACCATGGATAACGTGTGGTAGGATTCAACCCAAGGTGATGTTATGAAAAAACTACACATCAAAGACAAGCTTGAGGAGATCGGCGTTTCAGTTGATTCAATCGTTCTTGGAGATTTCGATCGTTTAGGTGAATTTTGTGCTAAACGTGAGAGATCATCGAATGATCCCAATTACAAAAAATATGGATTATATTATCGATCAAACTACGAACGCGGAATTCTCATTTATTACCTCATTCGACAATTTAACCTTTCATCCATGCTTGAAATAGGATTTGGACGTGGTTATGGTACGTTTTGTGCAGCGAAAGCATTCCATGATGCAGGAATCGTTGGAAAGGTGACGACCGTTGATCCTAACTTTGATGAACGATTCATGAGTGCGCTCAACCAAGTGTTGCCAAAGGAATGGTTCAATTACGTACAATTCGCTAAAGGTACGTCAAGTGATGTCATTCCTCAACTTAATCAAGAATATGATCTCGTGTACGTTGATGGCGATCATTCGTACCTAGGCACGAAGAGCGATTGGGAGAACGTAAGGAGCAGGTTCAACAGCTTTTGTTTATTCGATGATTATCATCTTCCATCGAAGGATGATCCAGGAATCAGGTGTCGTGATGCAATTGATGAAATTATTGAGGACGATATCAAATGCAATGAAAAAGAATTAATACTGATGGATCGTCTCATATTTAACGATGATAAACGAGACGTTGTACGTGACTACGGTCAGGTGTTACTAACGAAACAAGGAATCAAACGCGATGACTGGTAGGTGTCACGTTCCACCAAAGGGTTGGTATTGTTCACGTGAAGAGTATCATGATGGACCTTGTGCTGCACATCCTGTGAAAAATATCTGGAATAGATTGAACGATCTCTTCAAGAGAGATGATGTTAAACAAAGTTCTTTAAATTTACGTTTAACGTTTTCTCCCAATGAAATTGAATACACAAAAGCTTGTGAATGGATCAATATTCACTGTTGTAAAGGTTCAACCGGCGATTCATATACGTGGTGTTTCACACCGACAGGTTTAGGCGTTGCGTGTACAGTACGTTGTTCATGCGGTGCAGAGCTAAACGTTACAGACTATGAGTCTTGGTAACGTCATGAAAGCTCTTGGATTATGGCAACCATATGCTGGATTGATTCGTTGTGGTATAAAAACTATCGAAACGAGGTTCTGGCCAACATCGTACAGAGGACCGTTGTTGATCTGTTCAACCAACAGAAAGATGAACATCACTGATCATCAAGTGATAGCACACTACAATGATTCACGGTTGTCAACAGATGCATTTAGCTTCAATCTAGGCGTGATGCAGTGCGTTGTTGATGTGGTTGATTGCAGGTTGGGAACAAAGGATGATGAACGTGCCGCATGTTGTGAACTATATGCGCTGAATCCACGAACGGGTATTGAACAACAAAAGTATGCATTCATTCTTGAAAACGTTAGACTTGTGGATGAAAAACCCGTGAAGTGCGGTAGGAAGTGGTTTGACGTTCTAGATGAACTTGTCGTGGAGGTTTAACATGGTTGATAATAAATTTGTGTTCATTGCACCGATCTACAATGCTTCAAAAACGTTGAATCAGATGATTGTATCGATTGTCGGTCAATCGTATTGCAACTGGAAAATCATATTGATTGATGATGTGTCAGAAACTGTTCTAGAACGTGATAGTGAAAAATTCATAATCAATCAATGGAAAGACGTGTATGGATCAGATCGTATCGTAACGCTTTGGAACGATGAAAAGAAGTGGGAAATTGCGAATGTTTTACGTGGAATAAGATTATGTGATGATGATGACATCGTTTGTAGAATCGATGGTGATGATTATCTTTGTGATCTAGATGCATTGTGGATCTTGAATGAAACGTACAAAGAATGTAAGTGTGACGCAGTCTGGAGCAAACACAGGTGGGGTAAATCAGACAGAAATATCTCATCCCATATGACATATGGATCCGATGTGTACACACATCCATGGGTATCATCGCACCTTAAAACGTTTCGTAAACAATTGATTAACAATGTTCCATATGATAACTTTGTGAACATGAACGGTGAATTGGTACGACGTGCAGGTGATCAGGCACTGTACCTACCGATACTTCACAATGCGAAAAAATGGATGTATCTGCCACGCGTGTTATATTCATATACAATAGACGAGCAAGGAGGAGCCGTTTATCAAACCGATGACGCTAAGTTCCAGAAAGCTGAAGCTGACTTCATTCGTGCACGTGGTTATGTGTCTATAGGCGATACGTGGGAGCAGAAGTTGCTGTGTAAGTGATGCGTTTTCTGTTGTAGACTTCTACCATGAAGGTGTACCTGAACAGAACGCAACGATTTGGACCGTGGGGTGGCGGTGCAGCATTCACGAACGCTTTTATCAAGCGTGCTGGTCAACACTGTGAATTCATGAATGATCAATCATTGATGTTTGCACCGAGTGTAATACTCATTGCAGGTCTCGACAACGATGGAGGATCAGGAATTTCGTTTGACCAAGCGGTTCTTTACAAAATGATGAGCGATCCAAACGTTAAAATCGTTCTTCGTGTCAATGAAAACGACGCTCGTAAAGGAACCAACAACGTCGATAAGACGTTGGTTGAAGCTTCAAAGCACATTGATGGAACCGTGTTCGTGTCACGATGGTTACAGAGTTACTTTGCAAAAAAGAAGTGGAAGTGTAAGAATCAAACGGTGATCGTGAACGGCGTTGCTGCCGATGTATTCTCACCGCAACCGAAGCTAAACAACGGAAAGATCAACATCGTTACGCATCATTGGAGCGATAACGAGATGAAGGGTGCCGATTACTACGAACTCATTGATGATTTTGTTGGAAAGAACTCTGACAAGTTTTCATTCACATACATTGGTCGACATAAGTGTGATTTTAAAAACACGACAGTTATACGTCCTTTGCACGGAAAAGCTCTTGGCGATGAACTTGGTAAGTATGATGTGTATGTGTCGGCCTCACGTTTCGATCCAGGACCGAATCACATCACTGAAGCAATATCGTGTGGTCTACCAACGTATGTCCACAAAGATGGTGGAGGCGCAGTTGAATTTGCAGGAAACGATCACGTGTTTTCATCGTACGTTGAACTAGAAAAGCTTTTGTTGAACGGTGAATTCAAACCGAACCAAACAACGTTTGCTGGTTGGGGCAACTGTATTGAATCGTACGTTCGTTACCTCGAAACGGTGTGTATGAATAACATTGTGATCGTGTTGTAAGTTTCATACGTGAAGAAGTTAGCGAACGATCAACAAGGCATGACCATTAGGTTCAGCGAGCTGCTCGAAAAGCGACTCAACGATGTTATTTCACGGAAGTATTGCTATGAAGCGTTAACACCCGCAGCATTGAAAGGCATTCGTGATACGATTCGTGAAGTTGTGATCAGTATCTTCAACAAGAGTTCGTACAATCCATCGTATGAAATGATGGGATGGATCGCTAACCAATACTTCAGGCGCATTCAAATCAACGGCTCGCAGAGCATGGACGAACTTGTTATCATAAATGAGTTCAAGTTGTCAGAGATGTCAACGTTTGACATTTCACTACTTCGATCGTTGTTTTCTGGTACAACGATTGGATCTGATATCGAACTTGAAGTTGAAAGAAGGGGGATGTTATCATGAGCGAAAAGCAAACATTTCACGATATATTTTCAAAGTTATTGCTTGAAAAGCTCAAACCAATCACTCAAAAAAATGTATCGCTAGATCTTGCATCATGCGTTGAGATTTACACAATGGTGTTTAATACGCTCGTTGATGTGTTTCAGGCATCAAACGTAAAGCTCACCAACGAATCTGTCAACTACGTTGCGCAGTGTTACTACGATGGAATTGTGATCAATGACGGTCACTATCTCGATCCAAACATCTTCACTCAACGAGCGAAGCTTGAGAATATCTCGTCTGATGAATTGGCTCTTCTTGCAGTCATGTTAAAGGGCACGGGATTCATTGCTTCGATCGTTCTTGAACTCAAGAGAAGGTGACCTTGAAGGTTCACTTCGATAACGTTTGTTTCAACGCTCCAACGGGACCGAACGTGTTCGGAGTCAGGTTGGCTAAGCGATTGTTTGAGATGGGACACGAGGTGGTGTTGAGTGCTCATGGTGCTGATGTTTCGTTGGTATTCATAGAACCAACGGGTGCACCGTTAGCACCCATCGTTGTTCAGAGGTTGGATGGCATTTGGACGAAACCAAGCGATTTCAACACAAAGAACTTTATGATCAAATCGCTGTACGATGACGCTGACGCTGTTGTATGGCAATCAGAGTTCGATAAAACAACAATACAACGCTTATGGGGCACGAAGAACGGTGTTGTCATTCACAATGGCATCGAGATAGCTCTTGTTAAATCAATCACGATACCAGCGTTGGCTGAGATGCGTGCAACGTACAAACGAATCTACGTGTGTAGTGCGAGCTGGCACGGTCAGAAACGCCTTGAAGCAAACGTTGGGTTCTTTAGGCACCTGAAACAAAAGTGTCACTCGAGTTGTTTGATCGTCATCGGTGACCATCCTGATTATCGAGCAACAGGAACCGACGTGTTTTATGCTGGACACGTTACACCTGAAGTATACACACAAATATATTTTGCAGCCGATTGGATGCTACACCTTGCGTACATGGATCACTGTCCGAACGTTGTTGTGGAAGCTTTGGCACAGGGAACGCCGGTAGCATGCGTTGATTCAGGTGGCACAAAAGAATTGATTGGAGCGTATGGAATCGTTCTCAATGAAACAAAACATTCCGATGAATTTGAATTTATCGATTACGACAATCCGCCGGAACTTGACGTAACGCGATTCAATGAATTACCGGTTCGAAGTGAACTTGATTATTCAACGATTGCGGACATAGACATCAAGAATACGGCAAAAAAGTACGTAGAAATGTTCGAATCGTTGTGTACACCTAGTGCTGCTGGTGTATAGTACAAATCATGACAAGAACAATTCAACAGGTCGATCCAAACACTCAACAGGTCATCGCGGAGTTTGCTTCGCCTCAGGCAGCAGCTATTGCTGTGCAGAAGCCTGCTGGTCACGCAAACATCCTTCTCACGTGTGGCACAAACCTACTCTCTGGTAACAACACTCGGAAGTCGTACGGTTTCGTGTGGAAGTTCAACGATCAAGCGTAGAGAGCAGAACATGAACAAAGTCTGGGTCAACCGTCCTTATGAGGGTTGGATATGTGATGTGTTGGCCCAGCGTTTTATGCATGATAACGCTGACATTTGTGTTAATGATCCACATGAAGCAGATGTGATTTGGTTGTTGGCTGATTGGACATGGCGACAGGTGCCACGATCGGTTCTCACATCAAAAAAGGTGTTGACGACGATTCATCACATTGTGCCACAAAAGTTTGGTGATGTTGAACGTCGTGATTTTGATGATCGTGATGTTATCACTAATGCTTATCACGTATTTAATGATCATACGTATGAATTCATCAGACCATTGACTGACAAGCCAATTCACATCATCCAATATTGGGCCGATACAACTTTATGGAAACCAACTAATACGAAAGCTAAGCTTCGAGAGAAGCATGGGTTACCAATCGATGCGTACATCTGTGGAAGTTTTCAACGAGACACAGAGGGTGCAGGAATTCCGAATGGAATATTTCTACCCAAGCTTGAAAAGGGACCTGATATTTTTGCATCGTATGTGATGCAATTGCGTCAAAAATGTCCAAATTTATATGTGTTGTTGGCTGGTTGGCGGAGGCAATACCTCATTGAGAGGTTAGAAAATGCATCAGTGCCATTCTCATACATTGAGTTACCATCTCAAGTAACGCTCAACGAACTCTACCAAACGTTGGATTTGTATCCAATTGCTTCACGCTTTGAAGGTGGACCTCAAGCATTGATAGAGTGTGGTTTGTTGAACGTACCAGTCGTTTCGCATCACGTTGGAATCGCGGAGCAGGTGTTACCGCCATCAGCGATCAATGATGATTTGATCAAGGCCATTCCTACTTGCCCAGATGTTTCAAATATGTTGCTACCAAATGGATACGAAGATTACAGGAATGCATTCAAATGGATGTAAATAACGTTGCATTTTTGCTTGTTACGTGTTCAATGGAACCAATGAGAGCAAACGTTCTCAGGAACGTTGTTGAGAATATTATTACAGTTGCACCTGTATTATACAATGTGCTCACGGTGTTTGATAATGCATCGACGGAACCTGATACGCTTGAAGTTCTCAATGGATTGAATCGTAACTTTGCACCTGTGTTTCGAGCCTCAGAGAACGTTGGTTACTGGTCTGCAATAGATTGGTGGCTTGATAGCATGAATGAATCGCCACCAAAATATACGTACATCATTGAATCAGACGTAATTCATTATGATTTCAACAAATTAAGGAATTGTGTTGACTACCTTGACACACATAACGACGTTGGATCAGTGAGACTTCTGGAATTTTCTGTTAAGAATAAGCAATTTTATAACAAAGATGCACGCGTTGAAGGTAGCAGAGTTTCTGCGTGGCAATCATCAACAAATAAAGCAACTGGCGAACGAATCGTGATTAATCACGATGAAGGTGATCTGTATAAAACAACGTTTTTAACACAGTTATGTGCATTGAATCGGTATGAAACGATGCTTGAAACATTCAAACGTTTACGTGGCTTTCAGAAATTTTCTGAACTTGATTTTCAGAAGTTGTACTGGGAAAAGTACAAATCAACGGGTTTGCTTGATGGCGGAATATTTCACGCTGAACTTACGGCGGCAAAAAATAACTTACCTACTGGTTCGTGGACTCCGATCGATGAATTGAAGAGAATGGGTTACCTTCCATCGCGCTTTGCATCGATAACGCCACAAAACGAGTACACAGTACAGAGGATGATTTAGTGTTGTAACATGTCACGAATCATTGTCTTGGGTGGAACTGGTTCATTGGGTCGTAAGCTTATCGAACGTTTTTTGCCGAACAACGACGTTGCAGTGTATTCTCGTGATGAAGCAAAGCATTGGTCAATATCAAACGATATGAAGGTTGGAAACCTTGCACATCGAATGTCATCGTTACAATTCTACGTTGGTGATGTACGTGATAAACAAAGAATTCGAGACGTTATTCGACAATTCAAACCAGAGATTGTGATAATTGCCGCTGCGCTAAAGCAGGTAGACACATGTGAGTTGAGCCCATACGAAAGCGTTCAAACGAACCTTCTTGGTACACAAAACATCATTGACGTGGTTAACGAACACGTCGAAAACAACTATGATAGACGATCGTTGATAGAAAAAGTTCTATTCGTTAGCACGGATAAAGCGTGTCAACCTGTCAACGTATATGGCATGTGCAAGGCAATTTCCGAACGCCTGGTGACCAGCCAAGCGATGACAGGACACACGACCGTGAAGTACCTTGCCACTCGATACGGGAACGTTCTGGAGTCACGTGGGAGCATCATTCCATTGTTCAAGTACCAGTGTATGCACGGTACGCAGCTTACGGTTACAGATCTTGATATGACGCGATTCTTGATGACGCTTGACGACAGCGTTGATCTCATAGAGAGAACGTTACACGAGGGTAAATCAGGAGAAACTTGGATTCCTCGTTTACCTGCTATGCGCATTGGTTGTTTAGCGAATATTTTTTCAAAATTGTATAATATACCCATCAAAATCATCGGCGCGCGACCTGGCGAAAAACGTGATGAGGATCTAATTTCGTTGTCAGAATCAACGAGAACGCGTTTAACGGAAGATCAACACAATTACGTTATAGCACCTGCATTCATGATGGGAAAAAACGATTCATTTGTGTATTCTAGTAATCAAAGCGTTATGAATGAGGATGAACTATTCAAGCACCTGAACGAATTAGGAATCATAGAAGCGCCTCTTGAAACGTTCAAAGGAATTGTAATCGAAGAAATAGCAACCAATCGTAAAGAATAACATGAAAACATTTCCGCTGTTTAAGGTTCACGTTCCAATAAAAGAAGCGCTTTGTAACATTGAGAACGTTTTTGATTCAGGATATATCAATGAAGGTGTTGAAGTTTCGCGTTTAACCGTTGAATTGCAAAGACACCTTCTTGCTAAACAGTTGATTCTAACGAATAGTTGCACATCAGCGCTAACGTTGGCGATGAAACTCGTAGGAGTTGGACCAAACACAGACGTTGTCACAACGCCAATGACGTGCATTGCAACGAACGTTCCTATCGTGTCTAGCGGCGCAAGAATTGTGTGGGCAGACGTCGATCGTGAACACGGAATGATCGATCCCGATAGCGTACGTAGGTGTATCACAGATCGAACAAAGGCAATCATCGCCGTTGCTTGGGCAGGTACTGCCCCAGATCTCAACGCTTTACTAAACATTTGTTACGATCATAAAATCAAATTGATCCTTGATGCAGCTCATGCATTTGGTGCAGAATATGAAAACATGCCCATTCACATGTCAGCGCATTACACAACGTATTCTTTTCAGGCGATTAAACACTTCACAACCGGTGATGGTGGTGCATTGGTTTGCAACAATAAGGATGATTATGAACGATCAAAATCATTGAAGTGGTTTGGTCTTGACAGGGAACAAGCGAAGGATTCTCGTGGTGATTGGAAGGGTCAACAGTGGGACGTTGATATTGAAGAAGCTGGTTTCAAGTTCAACATGAACAACGTTTCCGCCGCGATTGGATTATCACAGTTACCATACATTGGTGAAATACTAAAGAAACACAGAGAGAACGCAACAATTTACAACGAAGAACTGCAACATTGTAAGAACGTTGTTCCAAACTGGATACAAACCTTGGGAGGATCAAGTCACTGGGTTTATGCAGTTCACGTTGAGAACGAATTGAACAGGAATGTACTGCTTAAAGCGCTCAATGATGAAGGAATCATGGCTGGGTTGGTTCACGTGCCCAACGATGAATACACTTGTTTCAAGAACTTTGCAAAGGATTTGCCTGGCGTCAGAGAGTTCAGCCAAAAGCAATTTGCGTTACCATGTGGTTGGTGGCTGAACAGTGATGATATTCGTTATATTGCGCACCGCGTAAGCGAATTAGCGAGGACGTTATGAAGATTTGGATCGGCACCATGGAAAGCGGCGAGAACGACTTTGTTGCTTGCTGTGCTGCAATCAGAAATTCTTGCCTTAAAGCGCTTAATAATTCTACGATCGAAGGATATGAACACAGCATCGTATCAGGGTTGCCTGAACACGAAGCACATGCAAAGTTGTATGAACTTTGGAACGAAGCAAAAACATCGTTTGATCTTTTCTTGAAGGTTGATGCAGACACCGTTCTAATGCATAACAACGTTGTTACAGACGTTGTTATGCTGTTTAAATCAAATGCGCGGCTGACTGGAATTCAGGCGTGGTTGTACGATCACATGACTGATGGAAACATCTACGGATTGAGCTGCATGCGTAACACGGTGTCGTTGTCACGGATCAATGATAAATTACATCCAGATCGTGTTGATTTGCCGTCAACGCATGACGTCGTGTTAAGAGGCGACGCGTTGCCACGATCGTTGATTCCAGCTGGCAAGCATTGTTGTGATGCTAACGCTGAACAAGCGTTTAGGTTTGGCATTCATCGTGCATTAAAGGGACAATTTCACATCATCGATCGTGTTCGAATTGCTTGGAAATCATCAAATGATGTACAACGTGGGTTTGCATTGTTGGGAGCTAAACAAGCTCGTGAATTGAGCAACGGTCTCAAGATCAATTACGGTGATGAGGAGTTCAAACAATTGTTCGAATCAACGAAATTGAAGTACGATGAATTGATTGGAACGTTGTGACATGACAATAATTCTTGGAAAGAATTCGACCATTCACTCAAACGTTAGCGTTGATTCAAACGTAAACGTTATCATGGGTGATTGTTCATCAATTGGACAAGATGTTGTCATTTCAGGTGAAGGAACGTTGAGAATTGGTGATTATGTTAAGGTTCATAGGTTATGTTGGTTGAATGTTTTTAGCGACATTGATGTTGGTCACAATTCTTGGATTGGTGAAAAATCCATCATTGATGGAACGGCACGTTTGAAAATTGAAAACAACGTTCTTATAGGTGCTGCAAGTCAGGTTTGGACACACGTTGCTGGTGGGGATGCATTTTCAGGGTGTCGCATACGTTGTAGCAAATCAATCACGATAGAAAACAACGCATGGCTCTGCGCCGGTGTGTTGCTACAAGCGAGCAACGTTTCATCTCGAGTCGTTGTGTTTGCAGGCTCGAACGTCACAAGTGACATCTGTGCTGCCAATACGATTTGGTCAGGTAATCCAGCAATCGACATTACGAACGTTTCTGGGGGGAAACCGTGGGTCGACGTTACGGTTGAACAGAAGTTACAAAAATTTGATCTTCTTTTGAAGATGTACGAGAGAGAAGTTTGTAAAAACTATCACCGTAAATTCGTTGCTGTTAGTGATTTATGTGACAAAATTGATCAACAGGATGATGTGACGTATTTTAGTATGCATGATTGCACGTATGTCAAAACGCAATCAGATGATGAACAATCGTTCATGAAGTGGTTGCTTAGACAAAATAAAGCAAAGTTCACACCGGTGATTCTATGATGAATGAACAAAAATTAGGTGCTGTGTTTGAACGCGTGTTCGTAAGTGATGGATTGTATAACGTGCGAGAATTTACATACGGTGACATGCCTGACGGAACAAAGGATTGGGATAGTTTGCAACACATGATTCTGTGTTCTCTGATAGAAGATGAATTTTATGTGATGTTCAGAATCGATCAAATCGCAAAGATTAGATCATACGATGATGCAAAAGCGGTGTTGTCTGGGTTGGGAGTTGATTTCAATGTTTGAAACTTATCGAATAAATCACGTTGGAATGGCGGTTCCAAACATTGAACGTTATCTAAAGACATGTGAGTCGTTGTATCGTGGATTCAATCGTTCTAAGTTGATCATCAATGATGCTCAAGGCGTTCTTGAATTGTTCATGAATGATGGCTACACGACGTTGGAACTATTGGAACCATTGAATGATTCATCGCCAATAAAACAATTCCTTCATCATCATATCATGGGTGGGTTAGTTCACGTTTGTTATGAATGTAACGATGTTTCAAAAGCGATAGAGCAACTCACTGTTTCAGGCGCTAAGTTGGTCAATGGACCGACACCTGATGTTGCATTCGATGGAAAACCAGTTGCGTTCATGTTCTTTGGGGGTCAATTGATAGAATTGGTGAATTGGTAATGAAGGAATTCCGTAAGCTCATTGTTCTCGACCTCGACAATACGTTGTGGAACGGTGTCGCCGGTGATGATGGATTAAACGTAAAACCGTTCATTGAATTTCAAACAGAATTGAAATTGCTCAAGGATCATGGTATATTGCTTGCTATTGCTAGTAAAAACGATGAAATCATTGCGTTAGACGTTATGAAGAATGCGAAAGGAATGGTTCTCAGCGAAAACGATTTCGTAGATTGGCGAATCAATTGGGATGATAAGGCAAAGAACGTTTATGACATCACGAATGCATTGAACATTGGTTTGCAATCCGTTGTGTTCATTGATGATAATGAATTTGAGCGTGCAAGGGTCAAAGATGCGTTGCCTGAAGTTTTAGTTCCAGATTGGCCAAGCGTTCATGAGTACTATGTTGCAGCGCTACATGAGTTAGATTGCTTTGATACATCACCCACGACAGAAGAAGATACGTTACGTACGCAGATGTATATAAAGGAACGCGAGCGTGCTAAACTTAGGTCAAACAGCGAATCGATTGATGATTGGTTGAACACGATCGGAACGAAGATAGAGTTTGAAACATTGAACGATGATAATTTACTCCGCGTCGTTCAATTGTTGAATAAATCGAATCAAATGAACTTGACAACGAGGCGAACGACAAGTGAAGAGTTCGTTTTATGGAACACAGCACCTGAAAACGTAACGCACGTCGTAAAGGTTTCAGACAGATTCGGTGATGCGGGATTGACGGGTATCATTGGAATGCACATTGAACTTGATTGCATTAAGATCGTTGATTTCGTTCTTAGCTGTCGTGTGATGTGCAGGTTGGTTGAGGAAGCAATGGTTTCTCACGTAATTGAGTTCGCAAGGAGCGTTGGTGGTATGACGAAAGTCGTTGCGGAGTACGTGCCGACCAACAGAAACAAGCCGTGTTTAGAATTCTGGCAACAACGTTCTAGATTTAAACAATTTGATAACGTTTTTGTGTATGATTTACATGAGGTTAAACGGTGATAATTGATCTAGTTGACAGCTTTTCTTATGCAACAACAAATTGTTTTGCTTATCAAATAACAACGTATATGAATGACGTTCCAAATTTGAAAACGATCGAATTATCGAACATTGAAAATGTTAAAAATGACAATATCGAAGGAATTGTTTGTAGATGTAAACAACGCTCAATAGTCAAATACATTGAAAAAATATCTGCGTTGGCTGATTCAACACCGGTCATAATTTACGATCAAGATCCGTGGGAAGCGTTCATAGATGAATCACCATACAATGGTGCATATAATGATATTTTTAATGCTTTGAACGTAAAAACGTTCGCCGTTCCATCAAAATGGTGGAGTGATTATATTTTGCAGCGTGGTTTACCATCAACGTTCGTCAGAATGTGGATATTACCGGCGAATTGCAGCGAACGTCCAAATTTCATCGATAGAAAAACTAACGTTGGATTTATTGGTTCGGTGCATAAGCATAGAGCAAAACTATTCGATCAATTGCTTAAACTAGGCATTGATGTTTACGTTGTTGGAACGAATTCGTACTCGTATCCAGAATATGTGAAATTATTATCAAACGTAAAGATTTACATAAGAACAGAAGATTCACAAAAAAATGTCAATGGTAACGTTGTGAACTTACAACATGGATTGTGGGGCAGGGACATTGAAGTCGCTTCACGAGGATGCTTTTCAATAAGGGATCGTGGATTGTACAGTGAAACGTACATCGATGGAATTGAAACGATTTTTCTCTACGATGATGTCAAAGACATACCCATGATGATCAAACAAATCAATGATATGGACGTCGTTGAACGACAAATGATGATCGATCGTTCTGTTGAACGTATTAGATCGCTAGATTACTGGCGTGAAACTGTAAAGATTCTCACTGATTTCACCTGATGGTTTCATTAGTTGTACATTGAAGCCATGAAAGTTGTTGTCTTAGGTAGCACGGGAATGCTTGGTCATGAGCTAGTTTCACATCTCATTGGCAACACGAAGTTTGAGGTGTGGCCATACACAAGATCGTGCTTGGACGCTCGAGACGGTGATATTCGAATGATCAAAGAAGACACAGATTTTGTGATAAATTGCGCCGGTATTATACGACAAATAGAAGACACTGACGTTCATAATCTATTGAGAGTAAACGGCGTGTTTCCATGGAGGTTGCAGGATCGTTGTGAACAGGTTGGTGCTAAGTTGATACACGCTAGCACTGATTGCGTGTTCTCAGGAAAACGAGGAAGTTATACTGAACTTGATAAACCTGATGCAATTGATTTTTATGGGTTATCAAAGTCGCTTGGCGAACCACGAGACGCGATGGTCATACGAACGAGCATCATTGGAAGGGAAATCAAGACATCTAGATCGCTCCTGGAGTGGGCAATATCACACACCAATGAAACCATTGACGGATACATTGATCACTTCTGGAACGGTATAACGTCACGAGCATACGCAAAAGCATGCGTAAAGATCATGATTGATGGATTATGGTCGCCGGGTATTCACCACGTGTTTTCAACTAGCGTGACCAAACACGATTTGCTTTGTAAGATAAGCAATGTGTATGGATTGAATCTCAAGGTGAAACCAGTTAAAAAGCACGATGTGCCCGTTGATATGACATTGGCGACGATGAAATCATTGTGCGCTTTTCTTGCGATTCCAGACATTGATACGATGCTACACGAACTGTCGAACGAAGAGGTGTAACTTGGAAAGACAAGAATTATATTCATTGTTTTCGCGGTGTCAAACACGAACTGATCTCATCAAGGCGTTGGTTGAGACGTTTGATTACAAAAGCTACCTTGAGATCGGGTGCAGAAAGAACGAAACGTTCGATGCAGTGAAGTGTAAAGCGAAGGTTGGCGTTGATCCTGTTGAGGGTGGAACACATAAAATGTTGTCTGATGAGTTCTTTAAACAGAACAAATCAACGTTTGATATCGTATTCATCGATGGAGATCACCATCACGATCAGGTGCTAAGGGATGCTTTGAATTCATTGATGTGTCTGAATTCGAATGGAACGATCGTGATGCATGATTGTTCACCTCCTGATGAAACGTACGAAGGAAAGAGAAACTGGAAATGCGGTACAGCTTGGCGTGCATTTGCTACGTTGCGTGAACAGGTTGACCTTGATGCGATCGTCGCTGATTGGGATTATGGATCTGGTCTCATACGTCGAAGCGACAACAATTCGATCGTTTATCTTCAAGGAAAGACGATGGAAGATCTAACGTTCGATGACTTCGAACGACACAGGTACGATTGGATGAAGCTGTCGAATCAGGAACAAGTTGCAGATTGGGTATGGGAACACAAAATGAGAAGTATCATCAAATGAGTGATATGAACGTTTTTTTGAAGATTGCTCCCACCCCATCATTTTGGAGCGCGCTCGCGGGAAATTTTGTTAATTTCAAGACAGGTGATAAAATCATTATTCGGGATCAGTTTAAAAGGCTACTGGCGTTCCCAGAAGATCAAGCTCAATGGAACGAAACGTTGGTTGAAACGATCATCACATGTGAAAAAGATCTATTGGCGAACGGATTTGAACATTCTATGATCTATGTGAACAATGACGTTAGCAGAATTTTAGAATCTAGCGTTTTATACGTTCGCGCTGGAAAATATGAATCGTATGATGGAACGTTGTGTAGACGAATGAACGTTTACCGCGATCGTTCAATCGGCGATGAAGTTCTATTGATCGCTGAAAACAACAAATGTAAAATTGCAACGAGAAGGATCATCGTTCTTGATATTGGTAAGAAAAACAAGGAGCACGTATGAAGCAATCGATCGCCGTAATAGGTCAGGGATTCGTGGGTGGATCGTTGACAACCGTGTTCGCTGAACGAGGATTCGACGTTCACGTGTTTGATAAAGCAGGAAAGGTTGCACCGAACGCGACGCCTTTTCGTTATTTTCCGGAGATCAATGAAGGATCGAACGGCAAGGTTCGTAACATCACGAACCTTGTGTATGCATGTGAATCCTTGGGTCGTGGGTTCAAGAACGTTTACTTCGTTTGTTTACCAACACCGATGTGTGAAGACGGTTCGTGTGATCTTACGATCGTTGAAGGTGCACTTCGTGAGCTCGCCTCGGCTCCAGGAATTAGCGGAAGAATCGCAGTTGTTAAGTCAACTGTCCCGCCTGGAAGCACTGAACGTTGGAATGAGGAATTCAAATCGCTCAATTTACGTGTCATCTTCAATCCTGAGTTCCTTCGCGAAGCCAGCGCGCTCGATGATATGCGGAACCAGAACCGCGTTGTTCTTGGCGGACCACGCCCGTACATCAATAGAGTGAAGCAGATTTTTGAATCGGCATTTCCGAACGTGCCGATCATCAAGACATCGTCGACAACCGCTGAAATGGTGAAGTACGTGTCCAACGTTCACCTCGCCGTCAAGGTTTCATTGGCAAATGAGTTTTACCAAATCTGTGAAGCCCTCGATTCACGAGGGGCGAATATTGATTATGATAAGGTGATCGAATATGCGACACTCGATGAACGACTTGGAAAATCGCACTGGAAGGTGCCAGGTCCTATGCCTTCTGATGACACTGGAGAACCAGCATATGGTTATGGCGGAAGTTGTTTTGTGAAGGACATTAATTCTTTGATTTTCTTGGCGAGGGAATTAGGAATTGATCCAAAGGTGATGCTTGGTTCGTGGAATAAGAATATTGAAGTTCGTCCACAAAAAGATTGGCTTAGGCTCGTGGGTAGGGCCGTTAGTAAGAAATGATAGAAAATGGTCGACCGACGGTGTACAAATCTAAGCAAGCGTAGTACTCTATAACGACGGTAATGCGCCGTCACCGGCGATGGGTGCAGAGAGCACTGGTCGGTCTCACATAACACGGAGAGTGTAAACATGCACATGCACAAGTACGGCGTACTGATCGGACGATTTCAGCCATTTCATAATGCTCACCTGGAGACGGTACGGTTTGCGTTAGAGCACGTTGAGCGGCTCATCATCGTTCTTGGATCTCATAATCGAGCTCGTGACATTCGTAACCCATGGTCTACTGATGAACGCGTAACGATGATTGATTCGTGTCTTTCTCACGATGATAACGAACGTATTGAATTCGTGAAAGCCAGTGACTATGACTATAATGATCTTTTGTGGGTAGCAACGGTCCAGGAAGCCATTCACGAGGTAACGAACGGGTCAACTGACGTCAAGTTGATCGGTCATCGTAAGGATGCAACCAGCTTCTACCTGAATTTGTTTCCACAATGGGGTGATCACATTGAAACTGGCATCAGCATGAACGTCGACGCGTCGAAGGTTCGAGAGATGATGTTCGGTCTCGATACAATAGGAATAAAAGACATGGTACCATCTAACGTGTATGGTATGCTCATCACGTACATGTCTACTCCGGAGTTCAAACGCCTTCACGATGAATATCACGACATTCTTGCTGATAAGGTTGCATGGTCAGGTGCACCGTACCAACCGACATTCGTGACAACCGACGCCATCGTCATCTGCTCCGGTCACGTGTTGGTAGTCAGACGACGAGGTCGCTACGGAAAAGGATTGATTGCATTGCCAGGTGGTTATATCAAGCCGTCAGAATCGATACAAAATGGTTGCATCCGCGAACTCAAGGAGGAGACGGGAATCAAGATCGATTCTCAAACGTTACGTACTCACTGCGTTGATTCGCACGTATTTGATAATCCAACACGTGACCTTCGTGGACGAGTGATTACACACGCCTTTTGTTTCAGGTTACTAGATGGTGAATTACCGCGTGTCAAAGGAATGGATGACGCTGATCGTGCGTGGTGGATGCCTCTTCGAACGGTGTGGGCAAGCGAGGAGAAATTCTTCTGTGATCACTTTCACATAATCAATTCTTTTTGTAACAGGATGTCTTAAACATGAAGTTCATAGCGAGCATCGCTAAACAACTCGAAGCGGCAGGTTTTGATTATGCAGTTGCAGTTGCAACACAGGCAGAGATCGATGCCGGTGCCGCATGTGGCCAACTTAGCCTAGTGATTGAGAATAACAAGAAGTAACGTAACACCACGAACGACCGGAGAGGTTCAATGTGGTTCAATAGAACACGGAGAGTGAACATGGAAAATGAAAAGAAGAGAACATACGCACCGATCGCTGATCTCATCTATAACCCAATATTGGACGTAGATTCGTATAAGCTTTCTCACTGGACGCAGTATCCACCAAACACCACGAGAATGATGAGTTACTTCGAGGCTCGAGGCGGTGAGTTAACGGAGTGCACGTTAGCAGGATTGCAATACGTAATGCATGCGTACCTATCGAGGCTAGTGACGCATGCTCACGTTGATGAAGCAATGGAATTCGCTCAATTGCACGGTGAACCGTTCAATGAAGCCGGCTGGCGTTACATCGTTGACAAATTCGATGGTCGTCTACCCGTTCGAATTAGAGCGATTCCTGAGGGACTCATCGTTCCCGTTGGCAACGTAATATTGACGATTGAATGTGATGTACCGGAGTGTTTTTGGTTGGTTTCGTGGCTCGAAACAATGCTTGTCAGACTGTGGTATCCATCCACGATTGCAATGACAAGCAGAGAATCGAAGAAGGTCATAAAGAAATACCTTGACCTAACTTCTGATTCTCCAGATCAGGAGCTACCATTCAAACTTCACGACTTCGGTGCGAGGGGCGTTGCAACGTTGGAACAGAGCCGCGTCGGTGGAATGGCTCACTTGTTCAACTTCATGGGAAGCGACACGATCGAGGGTGTTAGGTTAGCGAATCGTTATTACGATTGCAAGATGGCTGGGTTCAGCATTCCTGCATCTGAACACTCCACGATGACGATGTGGGGACGTGAGCACGAGATCGATGCTTATGAGAACTTCGTTCGACGTTACCTCGTTGATCGCATCGTTCCTGATGGAACGCCCAAGATAGCTGCATGTGTCAGCGATAGCTTCAACATCTACGATGCCGTGAAGGCATGGTGCTCGCCACGTTTACGTGACCTCGTCAAGAATAGCGGTGGGTGTTTGGTCATTCGACCAGATTCCGGTGATCCTCTTGAGGTTCTTCCTAGAATTTTTGATACGTTCAGCGATGAATTGCCAGCCGGCGAAATCACCTTCAATCACAAGGGTTACAAGGTGCTTCCGCCTTATTTACGCATCATTCAAGGCGATGGAATAAATCGAAAGTCTATGACGAAGATACTCGATCTAATCACTTTTGGTGGTTGGAGTGCATCGAACATAGCTTTTGGATCTGGCGGTGGTTTGCTTCAACAGGTCAACCGCGATACGCAGAAGTGGGCATTCAAGTGCTGTGCAGCGATGGTCGATGGAAAGTGGGTCGACGTTCGCAAGGATCCAGCGACAGATCCAGGAAAGCGCAGCAAACCTGGTCGACTTGATCTCATCAAGACAGAAAAGGGTTATGAGACTGTCGCTCTAGACAATGGCACCGCTGCCCACTCGTTGACCGTGATGAATACCGTGATGGAGAGTGGTAGGATTCTTCATCACACAACGTTGAGTGAGTGTCGAGCTCGTATGGGCATTTAGGAAGGTACGTATATGATCGAGTACATCAATGGCGACGCTACATTACCTCAAATCGATGGTAAAAAAATCATTGCTCACGTGTGTAATGACGTAGGTGGATGGGACCGTGGATTTGTTGTTTCATTGTCAAAACGTTGGTCACAACCCGAGAAAAATTACCGTGAATGGGCAGCAAAACGTGTCGGCGGCGTGAAGCTTGGACGCGTGCAATTTGTTGATGTTGGTGATGATGTGTTCGTTGCAAACATGGTTGCTCAACACGGTGTGAAAAACGAGAATGGAATTCCACCCATAAGGTACGATGCTCTTAAAACGTGTCTCATGGAAGTTAAGAATTTTACCGTGTTCAACCTAAACAATGAAGCGACTGTACATATGCCACGTATAGGTTGTGGATTAGCGGGAGGTAAGTGGAACGAGATCGAACCCATCATCAATGAAATGCTGTGGTGTACCAGCGTGTACGTGTACGATTACGTTTCTAGCGATAGTGTAGCATCAATACCCTGGAATCCATGAGGTCATAACAACACATGAATCGTTTCATCAAAGAGGCATATGAACACGTTGGTGAGGGAACGCATGCTGAACCTGTCATGGTTGCGGAAAACTTGGTGTATCCGCAGAAAAATGGTTGGGGTTGTGGCGTTTGGGCGATGAGACACTGTTTCATGAAGTGGGGGTACAACGTTGATCCGTACGAGCTAGCTAAGACGGCTCACGTTGGACAGTCAGGTACGACCGATCGTAAGTTTGAATTGGCGGCGATGATCATGGGAAGCAAGTACACGATGCACGATCAAGTGACTGCAAAGCGTGCTAAACAAACGATAGATTCGTTGTTGATGCGTGGTCAACCGTTGGTTTTATACGTTGCTAATCACAAGCACGTGATTGCGTGTTTGCATCACACGAGAAAAGGTTACCTAATCTTTGACTCTGGAGCTATGTTGAATCAACCCGTCATTCAGGTACACGGTTGGAAGTGGTTGATGAATGAAATGAAGTTCAAAGATCTCAACAACCAACGATTCTTTTGCATTGGTAGCGTGAGCAAGCCACGGTGAAAATTGTGCGTTTGGCCTGTACAAACATCAATGCCGTTACTATCTTAAAAAGCAGCAACATGAACGTATTCCTCTGAACGTAAAGCGTATGAAGCGCGTGGGCCGCCCGTACATAGATCGCTCAATCAACGATCTTGTAGTGTTACGGGCGAAGGTAATTGGATTCCAGAAGGCTGGCATTACAATATCACGTCAGATTACAAAATCACATGGTTCTCAAAAGAATGCATTGTGGAACGAAAAGAGACTGCTGGGATACGAATCACGGCATCATCTAATCGCGTACGGATTGCTTCGTGGTTTGAAGTATGAATCCATTGAAATTCCGCACAAGCACAATCCAGCAAATCCTTACATGATCACGCAAATTATGAACGATCATGCTAAAACGTATTCTGGTCACGTTGATCCCAGGCGTCGTGAATCGTTCACCCTTGACGATGTGAAGGGATTGGTCAACAGGTGCGTCACCAACGCGCCAGAATCAATCGATTCAACACAGGTGACACCGTGACAACGATCGTTGAAGGCGATAAACTTTACATCATAACTCGTCGTGACATGTCGCCGGGATACCAAGCAGTGCAATCATGCCATGCACTGCGTCAATTTGTTGCCGAGCACTCCGAAATCGACAAGGTATGGTACGAAGTTTCTAGCTACATTGCTCTTCTAGCGGCTCACGATGAGGACGAGTTGATGGATCTGGTCGCTCGTGCAAACGACATGGGTTTACAGGTGTCGACGTACCGCGAACCTGACGTGGGTGATCGTGTCACGGCGATTGCCATCGGACCACATTCAGAAGCATCGAAGCTTTGCAGAGGATTTCCGCTAGCATTGAAGGAGTGCAAGGTGTGATGATTGTGACATATACTGTCTTCGATGGAAAAGCTCTCCTCTAAGAAGATTCTTGCGATCATTCAGCCTTCGTTGACAACGAAAGAAGTTGTTGATGATATGGTCAATCAATACGATATAGAATGTGCATCGATTGAAGAAATTAACGTAATAAGACGTGATTGGTGTAATGTCACAAAATGGAAACGCATGAATAAATCACGTCTTAAAGAAGAGGCTGAATCGTACGTGAATTGTGACAAACGATTGGATGCCGCCACTAATACGTACATTATATCTGAAAAACCCGTGTGGAGATTCGATCAACACGGTGACCACGATCAAGTCGTGCTTGAACGCGTGTATAACAACGCTGAAGGTCCCAAATGCTGGCTTCGTGTGTTCGTACCTGATAACGATGACCTCGCCGATAATTGGCGACTTGAGGTCGTCACAACGCCTGATGACACAGAAATCGTTGGTTGGGAAACAATCGTTGATTGATGTAATGTACGAGCGAGTGAATGCAACAAGGAGCGAAATCGATGAAGGTGTTCAATAAATTTTTGTGTTATATAATTTCAGGATCGATTGTTTTTACGATCATAATGATGCTATCATCAATATTGATTTGTATGATATTGTCAATAATTGGCTATAATAAAATTAAAACCATAATTGATTCAACACTTTATGTCGCGTCTATAGCAATGTGTCAAGTATTAATTTCATTGTTGTTGTTGATTTTAGTCAATTCGAGTTATACAATTATCACTTATATAATAAAAGTTATTCACGGTGGTGACTCATCTTTCATAAATCACGCTGATTCAATGTTGAGTTGATCAAACAATGATTAGAAGGTTAAGATTGCTTTGCATTCACATCGCTGCGTATGCAATGTGTACGACTGTCGTAGCGTTTTTTTTGACCATTGGATCGGCGTTAGCGGTATTCATTAGCAATGCGTTTAACCTACACGTTGCACCGATTTGGTCATCGTTGGCATTGTCAACGGCAATGTGTCTTGTAGTTTCTGTCTTGTCTGCATTAGGATGGTTCATCTTGGAACTAGAGTTTTGGAAGGAATAAAACATGAATTTATTGAAATGGGAAACGGCTGCAATGATAGCAGCATACATTTCTTGTATTGTATGCACAATCGTTGTGCTATGCTGGAGCGTGTTACACTATGTTTTTCATGTTGACGTAAACCTTAATCTTCAATTCTTTTCAGTGCAATTTGGTGTTTCAATCATTGTTTGGATGGCATTTTTGATTATCAATCGTTTAAGATGGTCAAAATGAACTATTTTTGGTTCATGGTGATCGTGATGTGCATTCCTGCTTTGGTGGGTTCAGCTTTCATTACCATTGATTGGTATTTTGATCATCTCAAACGTAAAGAAAAACTTTATTATCAAAAACTTGATTATCTTGATCGCATTGACATTATTCTTTCGAAAAAGAAGGGTGTGTAACCTGAAGCAAACGTGTGGGTCATAGTCATGACGTTTCGTCTCACAGAACGTGAGTGTCAAGCACCGGCGAAGAAGTAACGAAGTAACGAAGTAACAAGAACTGATCGGTCACAACGATTCGATCAGTTCTTGTTTAAGACGTTTTGCCCCTGTAGCTCAGCGGTCGAGCGGCCGTATTTCAACCCGGCGTCGCACGTGGGTTCGAATCCCTCCGGGGGCGCTCTTTAATTCGTTTTGTTGCGAAGGTACATCTTGGCGATGTCTCTTGCCGTCAGCACGAGCACCTCAGTGGGTTCGATGGTTGAGATGAATCGTTTGACATCGCTGTGATCAACCTTGACGTTTGTACCGAACGTCCTGATCAGTTTAACGACCTGATCAGTTTTCGTGTCTGTGGGTGATCGAGATTTCAGCGCCTGATGATCTGCATGTTTGATGGCTCGGGAGCTAGCAGGAACGTGTTGCGTGTTGGCGAGTAGCGTATCATAGTAACCCTCTCTGATCAACGTTCGTAACGTTCCTAGCTTCATCCTCATCGTAACGTAAGTACCACGTTTCATTGAATTGAAACGATCGTGGTTGTACTGTTGAAGGATGCCACAGCACGATCTGACATTGGCCGAACAGGAAGAACTTCAATCGAAGTACGAAAAGCTTCCGACTGGAAAACCACACATTTCTTACAGCGAAGCGCGGTGTTGGGCCGAATGTAGTTACCGTCATAAGCTCGAACACGTGCTAAAGCTAGGTACGCAGCTACCAAGCGTTCACATGGACTTTGGAACAGCGTGTCACGCCGCGATTGAATGCTTTTTGAACGGCAAAATGATGAACGTGCGCATCTTCATGAACAAGCTCAAGGAGCTGTGGGAGGAGCATGAAAAGGTGTTACCAGATCAGTACACCGTAGAATCATTCAAGGAATTCGGTAAACAAGGTCTAGAGATTCTAAAGGAATTTCCCGCGTGGATCGATACCACGTTTCCAGGTTGGGAACTCATAGACGCTGAACATTACCTCTACGAACCCATAGAGGGTCACCCGCACGCGTTCAAGGGGTTCATAGACATCGTCATCCGTGTCCCTGGACAGAATGGAAAGAGCACGGTGTGGGTGCTCGACAGCAAGACGTGTGGATGGGGTTGGGACATCAAAAAGAAGTCTGATCCTCTCGTTCGAATGCAAACGATATTATACAGGAGCTTTTGGACGACGAAAACGAACACAAATCCAAAGGATGTGAAGTGCGGTTTCGTGCTGCTCAAACGAACGGCAAAGAAAGGTAGTCACATTGAATTGTTTCAAGCGTCAGTCGGCGACGTCACGACGAAGCGATCGTTGAAGGTCGTTGCCGACATGGTCACTAGCGTCAAGCGTGGAATTGCAATCAAGAACAAGGAATCGTGCAAGTTTTGTCAATTCAAGGAGACAGAGTGGTGCCCGTGATGTTAGAATGTAGGTGTGAAGACAAAGAACGGTGAATTGCATGGTTGATAAAATCAAGGTTTTGATGTTGAGCGATCACCCGCTCAGCACGTCAGGAGTTGGTATACAGGCCAGGTTATTGGTTATGGGATTGATCAACACCGGTCGTTATTCATTTAAGTGCTTTGGCGGTGCTCTTAAACACGATAGTATGTCGACCGTTAAGGTCAACGACGATTTCATCATCAAACCAACGAATGGGTTCGGCGATAAAAACCTCCTACGAATGACTTTGGCCGTCGAAAGACCCGACGTTTTGTTGTTTTTTACTGATCCGAGGTTTTTCATATTTGCATGGGAAATTGAGGAAGAAATACATCAAATCTGTCCTATTGCATATAACCATCTTTGGGACAACTTTCCGTTTCCTGAATTTAACCGCGTTTTGTACGAATCCACCGATTTAATAAACTGCATCAATTATCCCACGTATGAGATGGTTTACCAACGTTTTCCAGACCGCACGAACTACATTCCTCATGCTGTGCCTAACGATCTTTACTTTCCTTTGTCTGATGACGAGCGAATGCGTTTGAAAACCGAAATCATCGGTAAAGAACGAGCTGATCACTTCATCGCGCTCTACGTGGGTCGTAATGCTATTCGCAAGATGCCAAACGATATCATCATCTCGTTCAAGATGTTTCTAGATGAGCTTGAAAAGAATCACGGTCATCGCAAAGCAACGCTTGTGTTACACACAGATCCATTGGATCCTGAAGGACCGAACCTTCATCACATCATTGATATGTTACACGTGAAGAACAACATCGTGTTCTCAAAAGACAGGATCGAGTTTGGTCAGATGAACGCGCTTTACAATGTCAGCGATGTGTTGATAAACATGAGCAAAGCAGAGGGTTTCGGTCTTCCCGTTCTAGAGATGAAGATGACGGAACGTCTTGTCATTGCAATCAAGACCGGTGGATTGACGCGGCAGGTCGAGGATCACGAGACAGGAACGCAGTTTGGTGTCGCGATGGATCCTGATGTCAAGATGATGGTCGGAACTCAGATGGTTCCATACATCTATGAAGATGCAGTTGCACATGAAACAGTTCGAGATGCATTTACGAAGGTGTATGAGATGGGGTCTGAGGAACGGAAACGCTTAGGTAAGCTAGCAAGAGAACATGCGTTGAAGAACTACAACATCGATAAACTGATCGTCGATTGGGATACGTCGTTGACGAAGCTCGTCGCTGATTGGCGAGAAAAGAAGCTACCGTGCAACAAACGGTGGGAATGCAAGGAGATATGATGAAAACCGTTCTGTTACGATCCCCCGTTCTAACGCAATCAGGATATGGACAGCACGCTCGACAAATAGCACGTTACCTTTTATCAAAACAGAACATCAACGTTAAATTTAGCGTTCTTCCGTGGGGAGACACACCATGGTGCATTGATTCAACTTCACATGGTGGGTTGATCGATAAAATCATGCGTAATTCAGTTGGTCCTGATTTTAAGGCAGACGTTGCAATTCAATTACAGTTGCCAAATGAATTCAACGTATTTCTTGCTAACGTAAACGTTGGAGTCACCGCAAGCGTAGAAACTGATCGTTGCAATCCAGAATGGATACCTGCGTGTAATTTATTGACGCGTTTGATCATGCCATCAAACCATGCGAAGGCCAGCCTCACCAACTCCGGTGAGCTAACCGTTCCTACCGTAGTTATACCAGAAGCATACTCCGATGCGGTTGCGAAGGAAAATCTGTACCAACCGTTCGAGTTCTCCACACCGTTCAACTTTCTAGTGTTCGGTCAAATCACCGGTCAAGATGCTGATACAGATCGAAAGAACCTGTTCTACACGATCAAATGGTTGACAGAACTGTTTAAAGATGATCCAAACGTTGGTATTATCGTGAAAACGAACGTTGGTAGAAACAGCAGGATCGATCGATCGCTAACGACGAACCTATTGACATCAGTGATCAACGAGGTTCGTTCAGGAAATGGTCCGAAGGTTCACCTGTTACACGGCGATATGACGGATGATGAAGTCGCAGCATTGTACAGGCATCCCTCCGTTAGGGCTCTCGTCGCTTTGACTCGAGGCGAAGGTTTCGGTCTTCCCACGCTAGAAGCGGCCGCCAGCGGGCTTCCTGTCATCACGACTGGATGGTCTGGTCACCTTGACTTCCTCAAGGCAGGCAAGTTCGTGTCCGTTGCATACACGTTGAATGAGGTAAACAAAAAGAGAATCGACGGAAGCATCTTCGTTGCAGGCGCTCGATGGGCTGATGTTGTTGAGGAGGATGCAAAGCGAAGGATCATGAAGTTCAGAACATCACCGGATGTTCCGATGGAATGGGCAAGGGATCTTCAGAAGAAATTGCTCGTGAGTCACAGCCAAGAAGCGATCAATTCTATCTATGAAAAAGAGATAGGCGATCTGCTGTGATTATCATTACGTTGTTCATTTTGTCAATGTTGTTCTTATCGGGTTGGTTGAACGTTACAACGATCAAGAAGAACCTAGAACTCAACGATCAACGTGAAGCACTCGTCGATAAAATTGAGGAATCGCTTGATATGTTGGATACGTGCTACGGTCGAATGGCTCATCATTCCGAGCTTCCTCTGTTCAGCGACGAACCGATCGTTCAGGACGTTGTGCGAGACCTCAAAATGGTAAAGAACGCCATTTTATCGATCGCCAGCCTAATCGTCACGTATGGAACAAACAAGGATGACGTTAGCACTGATGAGTGATAAAACATTTCACACGTACGTTGATTGGACGATGGAGGAAACACCTCGTCCGTTTTACGTCGGTAAGGGAAATGAAAATCGAATCAATTGTTTAAAACGTAACATTCATCATACTCGTGTTTCTAATAAACATGGCATTGATCGACGAATCGTGTTAATTACGACTGATGAACAATTGGCATTCAACGAAGAGATTAAGTTGATTGCCGAACATCATACGTTCATTGATGATCATTTTTACAACGGCATTGGTTGCAATTACACGATTGGAGGCGAAGGTCACACGCCATCAAATGAAATGCGCAAAGCGTATTCCGACAGGATGATTGTATTCTGGAACAATCCAGAATTTAAAGCTCGCGCATGTGAAAAGATGAAGGGACACAATCGTCCGCATTCACAGGAATGGAAGTATCAACACAGCGAACGCATGAGTGGCACAGGCAATCCTAACTTTGGAAAGAAATTTTCAAAAGAAACGTGTGCAAAATTGAGTGCATGGCAAAAAGGCAAGCAAAAGGCATCACGTGGAAAGAAGATGAAACCTGATGCGATGGCTGCGAACTATAAACAGATCACGGTGATCGATTCTATTGAAGGCAGAAGAACGTTCGTATCTCGTAAAGAAGCTGCACAAGTTATTGCTAATGAGTTAGGATTGTCTAGCAATACGATCAAATGTTGGTTTGTTGCACGAAAAATTTCTTGTCACGGTTTAACTTTTGAATACACCGACGTAGAGAACAAATGAAACGTAAGAAAGACATCACGCCTGTTTCAGGATCTCCCAAGATGCCGCTCGAGAAAGCAAAGGAGCCGAAACCCGTTCTAACTCCTGAGGAGCGCGAGAAGGCGAAACAGGATAGGATGTATTTCAATGCGAACACGCAAGCGGCGATAGTAGCGTTCCAAATCGCTGATAAGGCAGGCGATAGGAAGGAAAGAGATAGATTGTACGTCACGGGCATCCTTCCAGCGTTCGAGAAACTCGTTGAGAATCTGATTAACATTCATAAGTTTTCCAGCATGTATGATAGTTACGATGATCTTAAAAATGATTGTGTTAATTTCTTATATGAAACATTACATAAATTTGATCCTACTCGAGGAACTAATGCGTTTTCATACTACAATGTGTGTTGTAAGAATTTCCTTATAATTCGCACGAAGCAAAAATCGCAGCGAATTAAAAGATCTGTGTCTCTTGATGATGTTGATTCTCTTTCACAGAACGAACTACACATCATTGAGGATCACAACACGATTCCAGGTCAGGATACGGTGTTAGATCGCGAGGACGATGTTCGTGAGGTCATCAATGTTTTACACGAGATTCGTAACCAGGTCAAAACGCCCAATGAACTCACGTGCATCAATAGCATCATCACCATTTTTGAGAACATTGACGATCTTGATCTATTAAACAAGAGTGCCATCTTGCTCTACCTGCGAGAACTATCAGGATTGAGCCCAAAACAACTCACCACTACGTTACAAACGATCAAACGATCATATAGAACGTTCAAGATCGATCCTGAGCTGTTTTTCTCCGGTGCGGAGTAGGTAACTCCATGATGGACGAACACGACGTTATCGATCACCTCGAAGGAATAGTCGGTGCTGCAAGCGATAGCTACGATTCTCGCGTTGCGAATTTTAGTGGATTGCTCAAAGACATTGAATCGTTAGATGACAAGAAACGACAGCTTTGGAAGGAAATATACGAAAACGCTATCATAGACAGGCAGAACGCCTACGTCATGTTTGCAAAGCTCGTTCGAATCACGAAGGATCTTAGCACCGAACACGCAGTACACGCTCGATCCATGACATCGTACATCGAACGCATGTCTCGAGCCAACGAACAGTTGATTAAGCTCGCTGAATTAATTGCTCAAGCAGAACGTGCAAGCAATGAAATTGATACTGATTCATTGTTTGATCAAATTGGTAAATCGAAGTTTTGATTTGGTGATCAATCGTGTCAGGTAGTCCATTCGATCAACACGATATGCACAAGCACGTAGCTGAGGGACGTGCAGATCAGGTCCTTGATCGACGTTCAAAGTATGGAATACACGATTCACCCGTTCCAACGTTTTTGAGGTTCGTCGTTCTCGATGTGATCAGCGATCCTCAAATCATTGACAGCGTTAAACTGTCTCATTGGGAACACGATTTGGGCGTTTGCAACACAAAGTACGCTTCGATCGCTCCACCAAACAGCATCATCGCCCGTAGAGCGATGGGACAGGATTCAACGGCAAGCGAAAAGGTGATGGTGCTGTACCCATTCTTTCCACCACACCTAGGTTTTCCAGCAAAACCTGGCGAGCACGTTTGGGTGATGTTTGAACATCCTGATGCTAAGGTCAATGAATTAGGTTATTGGTTCTGCAGGATAGTTCAACCATCGTTCGTTGAGGATGTTAACTACACGCATGCTGATCGACAGTTTGATGCTTCGTTCCTGCCTGGTTTGAGCGATCTGTTCAATGGCACGGCCGATCCGAAGTACGAATTTCATAACGGTGCTGTTGACACTGATTCTGAATCCGGAGAAAGGTTCGTTGCAGGAACTACAAATTCGTTGCCTGGCGATGATAAATCATACACAGATTTATTAACAAATTCAGATGCAGCAAAGATTGAACAGTTTGAATCCATCCCAAGGTTCAGAAAAAGACCTTCAGACATTGCCTTTGAGGGAAGCAACAACACGTTGTTTGTTATGGGAACCGATAGAACGGGCCCGCTAACGAATTATACGACCGATCAAACGTTGGGTCAGGTACCGCAACTCGTTCAGGAGGATATGTTGCCTCCCGGCGCTGGAATGATTGATTTCGTCGTTGGAAGAGGTCAGACAGATTCAACAGGAGGTACACCCGTCACCAACTCGCTTGGAAACAAGGAGATTGGCAAGTCAAAGGGCGACACCGTACCAAAAGAAGGAGACCCTGATCTCATCAATGATCGTTCAAGAATATTAATTTCGCAGAAGACAAAATCTGATACTAACTTCAATATCACAAACGTTGTTTCAGCACATACGTCAACGTCACCCGTTACTGATGGAAGCGGCGGGGGCGCGATTGTCATCAAAACTGACAAGGTTCGCATCATTGCAAGACAAGACGTTGTAATAATGGTTTCAGGTCCAGCAGGAACAGATTCTAACGGCAATGCTAAAGATCCGAGCGCTAACATAGATCCATCACAGTGTGCATCAATCACGCTTAGAACGAATGGAGACATCATCTTTACTCCCAGTTCATCGGGCATCGTTAAGTTGGGCGGTGATGACGCAGACAAGGCATTGTTGGCCGCGGATATAAGCCTTGTGGCAACAAACAACAATGGCACGGTCAGCGCAACACCTATTATGAGCACGATGGGTGGCTTTGTAGGCGCTGGTGGTGCACAAGGAGTTTACTGCACGAAGGTGATGGCACGTTGAAAGCAACCTAATGCCATTCGGTACAGATATGTCACTTGGTCCCAAGGGCGCTGGAATGCTTGATTCGTCAGGTAACCTCACACCTGCATGCAGGTTAAAGTTCGCAGCTGATTGTTTGGCAATCGTTGGCAACGGTAATGCAAACGGCACCGGTTTGACGGCTACTGGTTTCCTACCCATTCCTGTGTATCCCATTCCTGGGCCCACGGTGATCTTGAACCCACTCGAGAACCCGCAGGGTGAAAGCCTTCTATGGTTCAATCCTGAACCATTGGCGCCTCTCTTGGTGCCCATGTTGTCAGATCCCTCGAAGCAGTTTCAAACGTTGATCGTTGATGGATTGTTCGCACCGCTCGTGTCGATGTTGAACATGGCCGGAAATACGCCGTTGTTTCCAATCTTTGATCCAACGAGCATCATTGATCTGAGCAAGTTCCCAAATCTAGCACTGCCAGACATTCCTAAAATACTCGCTGAATTGACGGTTCAATTCGCTCTCATGGCAGTTCAAACAACGTTGCCCGCCGCAAAAATCAGCCTCGCGCAGAACTTTGGAATCAGCGATTTGAACATCGCTGCGTTGTTATCGTTGCTTGTTCCGCCCGTTCCTCCGTCGATTCCCATTCCGCCGATTCCTACGATTCCCGTGCCAAAGATTCCCATTCCTCTGGCGGGAATTTCAGTGCCCAATTTTCCAGACCTCGCACTTGGTTTCTTTAAGATGCCATTGACGTTGTTCCCGCAGCTCATTCTCAAGGTCACTAGCCCATCAATAAGCCCACCTGACCTATTCAAGGAGATCATAGGATTGATTGCTGAATTGTTGATGGATGTTCTCAAGGCACTTGGATTGCTCGTTGGTGTTCCGAAGTTGCTTTTATCTGTTCTCATGGTCATCGTCAAGGACCTATGTGTGATGCTTCTATGCGATGTTGTATCTCAAGTTCTTGGAACAGGTGCATTGGTAAAAATTGTTGCAACGTTGGGTGGTGTGGTGTAATTTACGCTTGTCCTATTTAACGCTGGTCTAACACATGCTGATTTTTACGCAGAATCTTCAACCTCATGCGTCACCTCCTACGCCACCTCCCGTTGTCGTTCCACCAACACCAACCTTAACGATTAACGATTATGCATCAAAACGAACAACGTACAGTTTCAAGTCATCCGGCACGACGCAGGCAGCGACTAAGGCAAATGCGTTAGCGACAACGCCGATTGCGATCGGAATAATCACGCCGTTACAATTGGGCACGAGTGACCTGCTTGCCACCACGACAGACCTTGGAACTGCGATGGCCGATAACCTTCGAAACCTCGTGCAGACGAACTGGGGCGAACGCCTGGGTCTCTACGCCTATGGTGCAAACCTCAAACCATTGTTGTCGGACATCGTTTCGCAGGATGACTTCGATTCACAAGCGATCATTCGAATCAAGAACGCCGTGCAACGTTGGATGTCATACGTTGACCTTGAGGATTTCACGTCGACCATAGATCATACGGGAAAGCTCACGAGTGGCATTGCACAGGTCAGCATTGTCATCACGTACAACATTCCCAGCCTCAACGTCAAACAGAAGAAACTCAAAGTAACGCTATACGCTATCTGATGCATTGTTGGCACCGATCGTTACGTAATCATACTTAGAACGTAGGAAATGCATGACACTTCAACGTGATGACCTAAAGAACGTAAGGCAAAGGAAATATCTTGCAAAAGATTTTCCTGCCCTACGAACGATGTTATTGGAGTACGCTCGTCAATATTATCCAAACAACTTAAAGGATTTTTCAGAGTCTTCTTTGGGTGGATTGTTGATCGACCTTGCCGCATTCATTGGTGATAATTCTTCGTTCTATTTAGATCATCAATTTGGTGAATTAGATGTAACAACTGCAGTTGAACCAATAAACATTCAACACATTTTGAATGCAGCCGGTGTTTCCATCGTTGGTGCCGCGCCTTCGCTAGTTTTAGTTACATTTTACGTAGAAGTTCCAGCTGCAAATGTCAACAACCAAATAGGGTTTGATCAAACCGCGATTCCAATCATCAAAGCGAACTCTAGCTTCTTAGCAAACAACGGCACGGTGTTTAACCTCATCAATGACGTTGACTTCACATCGTTGACAAGCTCCGGTACGTTTTCAGCCAGCGTTAAAATCAATCAAAAGAACGCCAACGGCATACCTCTTACATACATCATGTCGCTGTCGGGATTGTGCATCTCTGGCCAAGAAACAACGGAAAACATCGTTGTTGGTCAAAACTTCGTTCCGTTCAACAAGATCGTTCTACAGAACGCAAACGTATCTCAAATTGTATCAGTCAGTGATCTGTTAGGTAACATTTACTATCAAGTTTCAGCGTTATCGGACGACGTCGTTTACCAGAACGTTCTCAATACCTCATCCGACAATGACATCGTACCCAACACGATCAAAATCATTCCAGCGCCCTATAGATACATTGCGAACACAGATCTTGTTTCTAGACGAACAACGTTGACGTTCGGCGGAGGGAACGCAGATTCGTTTGATGATGATATCATTCCTGATCCCTCAAGCTTTGCAATATCGTTACCATACACGACAACGTTTTCTCGTGTATCAGTCAATCCTCAGCAATTACTGCAAACGTCAACGCTTGGCGTTGCATCAGCTAACACAACGTATGCGATCACGTATCGTTATGGTGGTGGATTGAGTCATAACGTTGATCCTGGTTCTATACAAAGCATCAAACACATCAACGTTGTCTTTCCAAATAATCCTACGCCCGCCGTTGCAGCTAACGTTAGATCTAGCCTACAATTGACGAACGTGGGACGCGCAGCAGGTGGAGATGATGCTCCTACGTCTGATGAACTCAAGTACCTCGTGCCTGCCGTCAAGAACAGTCAAGAAAGAATCGTCACTCGTGAGGACCTCTTAGCACGAGTTTACACGATTCCGTCGAATTTCGGTCGAGTGTTTAGGGCAGCCTGTAGATCTAATCCACACAATCCATTAGCAACTCAGTTATTCATAGTTTCACGTAATGCTCAAGGTCAATTGATCACATCGCCTGATACGTTGAAGCAGAACCTCGTAAAATACTTGAATCCCTACAGGATGATCAGCGATGCAATAGACGTGTTAGACGCAAGGATAGTTGATTTTACGTTTGATTTTGATATTTTAATTGATCCATCGTTGAATAGAACGATCGTTATTCAAAACGTTCTAACGAAGCTACAATCGACGTTTGCAATCACTAACTTTCAGATAGATCAACCAATAGTCATCGATGTCATTAGAAACGTGATTTTTAACATCGCTGGTGTCATTTCAATCAATAACATGCAATTCACAAACGTTGCAGGATTGGTCAACAATCAACAATATAGCACGGTAACGTATGATTTTTCATCGAACACAAAGAATGGTCTTATATTTCCTCCAAGCGGTGGAATATTCGAAGTGAGGTATTCAACGACTGACATTCAAGGTACGTCTAGCACGTGAAGTCAACGATGCTTTTAACGTTACGTTGTGAACTTCACGCCATCCTATTTATGACACATGTTCAAGGCACTTTTAGCTGATAATGATGCGTATATTTCTAATCGTATCATCAATGCTCAACCTCAGTTAAATGCAAACGTAGGTGGCGCTGGATCGCTTGATTTGTATAAACTTTACGGTTACACGTCAACGACCATTGGAACTAGTTCAATTCAAAACGTTGAATTAACACGTTTGCTCATTCACTTCGATCTGAATCCGTTACGTGATCTTGTAACACAAGGATTAATAGACCCAAACAACTCAACGTTTACGTGTAAGCTTCACTTGTTCGATGTGTATGGTGGACAACCAACGCCTAACAATTTCACGGTGTCTGTGTTTCCTCTATCGTCATCATTCACTGAAGGATTGGGTAGAGACGTTGTTTACTACTCCGATTACGATGCGTGTAATTGGTTGACATCATCGTATGCTAGCGGTAGTTGGTTAGCATCTGGTTGTGGTTTTGGCGGCGGGTTAACAGGACCATGTGATTACATTACATCATCGCAATTTGCTACAACGCAGTACTTTCAAACCGGAATTGAGGATCTTAACGTTGACGTAACGCAAGTAGTTTCCGCGACGTTGGCTAACATAATACCTGATTCTGGATTCAGGATTAGCTTCAATCAAACGTTAGAATCTGACACACACAGTTACTTCGTGAAACGATTCGCATCGAGGTCTGCATTCAACGATGAACTTCATCCAAGGTTGATTGTTAGGTTTGATGATTCAATTCAAGATGACACAAATAACGTTTACCTTGATTCACAATGTACGTTGTTCATGTACAATTACTCACGTTCAAGCCTAACGAACCTGCTGTCTGGCACGAACGTTGTGTCTGGTTCTAATTGTCTTTCATTGACATTGACGACGCCAGTTTCTGGAAGCACACAAACGTTAACGTTCAATGCATCGCAGTTCAAGCTTGGATCAAATTACCAGACGGGAATTTACTCTGCGTCGATCTTCGTTCCATCAACTTATCCGTTGCTTCAAGAACAATGGCAAGCGTCTGGATCTATTACATTTACGCCAATTTGGAAATCACTTGATGGTACTATGGCGTACGTTACAGGTAGCACGTTCAAAGCGTATCCCGCTCAACGTGGACCCGCAACTCTTGCAACGCACAAGTATTCGTTGTCAATTCTTGGTCTCAGGGACGAAGTCTACCATCACGAATGCACAACGCTACGTGTTAACATCTTCGATTACACTCAACCGTACCTTCTCAACGCCATTAAATTGCCCGTTGAATTACCAGGAATCACGATCAGGGACGTGCATTACCAGGTTCGTGACAACGATTCTTGTTTCGTAGCGATACCATTTGATACAATAACGAATTCGACCAGGTTATCAAACGATTCATCGAGCATGTTTTTTAATCTTGATGCATCAAATCTCACTCGTGGAAGATCATACGTGATTGATGTGTTGATTGTTACGAATAACAACAAACAACTCTACAAATCAGTTTCAGCGCCGTTTAGGGTTGTCTGATATGCTGCTCGTAGTGATACGTAGCTACCAGAGCCCTTCAATAACATGACCATTGTTACAAACAATCCATACATTCCGTCGTTTTTGAGGGCGGCTATGATTGGTAGCGGGCCATTGGTTGCTACGTGGCAGACGTTGGCCGATACGAACGTGTTATCAAGTTCATCGTTTCAATATGATTCAGCATATAAGGGTCTTAAATCATCGCAGCAATTGAACGTTGATTGGTCACAATTTCAATCACACACGTTTTTTATGTCAGCCGAAGCGAAGGTTAACCTTGCGTTTGATCAGATCATAAATGGATTTCCGTTTGATGGAACTCGACAAGAGACTGAAGTGTTCTTTGATAATCTGACGGGGTTTGATAAGTGGGTGTTTGATCAATTTCCCACGTTCCACGGCGAACTACAATTTAGTGGATCTCAAATCGATGGCATCGTTCCAGCAACTGGACCAACGTCCGTTCTTGGTCAAAGCGGCGGCACGTACATTGTTACGCAAAATAAGGTTGGAGCGTTGTTTCCAGAACTCGTGAATGGTGATGGTAACACGGGCGCGCAGGTTCTCAACCCAACCGGTAGCCAATCGTTAACGATAGAAATGCAGTTATATCTGCCTCCAATCGCCAACGGTTTTCAAACGGTCTGTCAGATGCTTGATAACACGAACGTTGGTAGTTTAGGTGGATCAATTCAGGGATTTTCATTGTTTTTGACGCAAACACCATCAACCGGTTCTGTCGGTGCAACGTTCGTTGTTGTGTCAGGTAGCAATTACATGACAGTGCCACTTACGTTGCAAAAAGGCACGTTCAATCACATTGCGCTTGAACTCAATCGCGATAGCGGGTTACCTTACCTCGAATCTTACATAAATTCAAATCTTGCAGGCGAATCTGATTACCAGGTTGAAATTGGTGATCTAACAATCAATAATGCGAACTTTTTGATCGGTAATGGCACGCCTGTTCAATATGGATCAACATTATTCGTACCAAACCAAACGTTATCAGGTACGATCGATGAATTCAGAGTGTTTCACAGTGCAAGGTCTCCTCAACAACAGGCAGCATACGCATCGAAAGCCTTGTATGCGACGTCTGACCTTGTGTTATACTACAGGTTCAACGAACCAACCGGCAGCCTAGACACAACGCAAAGCACCACAAGCATAAACAGCGTTGCATTGGATTCTAGCGGTAACTCACTTCATGCATTGATTAGCAATTTTTCGTTCAATCTACGAATGGACGCAACGATTGATCCATTGAATCCCGTGTCGAACGAACGGACTGACATGTGTCCGGTGTTGTTTCCAGCGTATCCTCAAGTCGTATCATTAAATCAATCATTGTTGACAAGCGGAAGCTTTTACGATCAAGAGAATCCAAACCTAATCACTAGGTTGGTTCCTCAACACTACCTTTTAGAAGGTGCTCAACAGGACGGTTATACCGATCCCGTTGAAGGAAACGACGATCAACCGTATTCTGGCACTGGAATTCCAGGTCAGGGTAAAATCGGTAGCGTACAGATCATGGTATCGTTGTTATACGTTTATGCTCGTTTCTTTGATGAGATGAAAATGTTCATCGATGCATTTAGCACGCTTCGAACGGTTGATTACGATACGAACAACGTTATTGCACCTGACACCGTACCCGATTCATTCTTGATAAACTTTGTTAATAGCTATGGATTTTATTTGCCACCGTTGTTTTCAGACGCTGATATAGAACAATACGTTCGTGGTGAGAACATTGAAATTGATCAGTACTCAACCAACAACAACACGTTGAGGTACGTACAGAACACGTTGATGAGACGCGTGTTGAAGAGTTTACCCTCGGTGTTGAAGTCAAAGGGTACGCAGTTTAGCATCGGTGCGTTTCTTCGATCGGTTGGTATCGATCCAAACAACATCATGAGGTTGCGTGAGGTCGGTGGTCCAACAACGCAGCAGTTATCATTCGCTAGAGAAAACAAAATAGATCACAATGCAATGATTACGTTTTCAGGTGATGAACTCGTTGTGTCACCGTTCTTATCAGCATCTCGAACAGAGCCTGGATTTCCATTGCCTGCTGGCACACCAGTGTACAACAAATTAGGAAACATGGTTGGCACAACGAACAAAAGCGATGGATTGCTAACGTCAGGTTCATGGACGTGGGAAGGAATCGTGAGGTTCACGCCAGTATCAGTTGAAGAAATGAATGGCTCTGTTCAATCGCTTGCTAGATTGTGTGTTACAGGATCGACTGCTGGATCATCGTTGGGTAGTTCTGGCATCGTTGCGAACCTAATTGCAGTATCATCGTCCATTCAACCTAGGCTTGGATTGTACGTGCGTCCTGGAGCATCGGCAACGTCACCGTTGTTGTACATGGAAGTGGACACACCGTCTCCAAACGTTTACACGGGTCCATTACCGTTAGGAATGTTCAACTACGATAGGTGGAACGTTTCTTTTGGTTGTCAACGAGCTGACGATGGACTGTGCAGTTCAGTGTCATCATCGTACTTCCTTCGTTTGGCATATCAGAATAACGGTAAAATAGAGTGGATGCAAACGACGAGCTCGTATTTTCAAGAGTGTCCAAACGGTGAGCAAAACGTTTTCACAACGTTGGGCAGCGTTGCAAATGCAAATGGCACGTTCATCGCGATGGGCGCAGATCAACCTGTTTCAACTGGTATAGGATCAGGTTACTTGCACCTAAACAACGTTCTCGTGGCACCCGAAGAGGCTCAAACGACGGCTTTCAACGGTCGATTGAGCAACGTTAGGTTTTGGTCTAAGGCTCTCACAGAAACGGAATGGGAAGAACACGTAAGGAACTATAATTCAGTCGGCGTCGAAAATCCAAGTTCGAATTGGAATTACGTAACCAACGTGACTGGTTCATGGGGCAGGTTACGATTGAATTCAATGACAAAACAGGACGTGCGTAATGCCGACGTCAACGGAAAGATCACGTTCATCGACTACAGCGAAAATTGTTTTCACCTAACCGGCAGCAATTTTCCGCAGCTACAAGAAGCTGTTTCTGGCGAGGTGTTCGATCTCAGCTTCTTTAGTCCGTACTTTGATGAGGCAACGTCAAACCAGAAGGTTAGGATTAGATCGTTCTTGGATCTTGATCTGGTTGAACAGACGCCTTGGGCATCGATGGCACCCGTGTACGAGATAACTCCAAGCGAACGTCCAACGGACGACGTTCGTTTCATCATGGAATTTTCGCTTGTTGAAGCGCTCAATAGAGACATCATTTCCATATTTGGAACGTTGGACGCATTGGATAATGCATTGGGTGATGGAAACCTCGTGTTTTCACCTGATTATCCAGAGCTTGAGGTGCTTCGAGATGTTTACTTCAACAGGATCAAGGATAAACTCAATTTTGAGGCATTTTTTGAATTCTTTAGATGGTTCGATTCATCTGTCGGTGGGTTCATTCAACAGTTGATACCACGAAAAACGATATTCAAGGGTGTGAACTTTACGATAGAGTCTCACATGCTCGAACGTCACAAGATGAACTACGATGCGCAATCTCAGATCTACCTTGGAGACTCGAATAGAACGAACTTGAACGCTCAAATACTTCTACAATTCATCGAAGGAGATATACGTAAGTTCTAATTTACGTATGTAAATCACATGCCTCGTTTCATAAATGATTTAGACGTTTTTTACGATCCAAGCCTTCAAAAAGCCTTCAGCCCGGCATTCGATGAAGGAACTGTTCCTGCAATTCCACCTACGAATCCAAGCATCGTTCTATCAACGACAACATCGTTGATACCATTTCCTGCTCCCAAATCAACCATTAGTTATTACGATGCGTCAAAAGGCGTGACGTTGAACGGTACATACGTTGCTGGTTGGGCAGATCAATTAGGAACGAA